GAATCCACTATTATCTATAAATCTATCGTGCTGACACATCAATATAGATGTAGTTGGCATGTCTCTGGTTGAACTTGTTTGATAATCTGATGTATACCATGATAACGGTCTTAATGGTTCACCAGATGGTATAAAAGTTTTACTAAAATTGTTTCTTACTGAAGAATAATACAGTGGCTCAACTGCATAAGACACAACTCTTAAATTTGATACCAACACATTATTTAAATTTCTACCAACAACAAATTTGTCTGCTGTAAAATATGCAATTATTCCAACTATCGCACTGCTATCTATTAACGTCCCGCCTTGATAGAGCCATATATTAGTACCATTGGTTGAAAATGCAACATGTGTCCAAACATCTGGGGCACATTTAATTTTTGATGCCGATAAAGTTATAGTCGTGGTTGTGGTTTTAACTTTTGCTTGTATATATCCGTCGATCAAATACACCTGATATTGAAAGTCACTTTGACTTGATTGTTCTTGACCAAATAATATCTGACTAAATCCAGTAGTCGAAACTGAGCCAGCACTTGGTCTTATCCAACATTCAGCCGTCAAAATAGGACTATTATCGCTTGAGATATTTGTATGAAAAGTAGTGACATTTAATTCCGAAGACGTTCCCATAACATCGTCGATAAAAAATCGTATGCTATTGGTTGTTTGTGGAATAATTAAATTGCCGCTTTCAGTGAATACATCCACGCCAGCAGTAGCGGCAGTCGTTTGACTGCCTACTCCGGATGCCATTAAAATTCCAGTCATTCAAAATGTCCTTTTAACTATTTATGGCTCGTTTAAGTTATACTTCCTGTTAAAATTGCTTCTGTAGCACTGTTAAACCATAATAGTGCAGTTCCTCTTGCAGCAAGAACTAAATTGCCAGTGGTTGTTGTGCCGTCTTTTCTTAAAGTAAGTCCGGAACCCTGAGTTAGTGTTATTGGCGACGCACTATCGTTATAGAAACTAAATGCATCTCCTGCTGCATACACATTTGCTGGAATTGTTATTCCCGCAGTCAATGCAACTCTCTTGCCTTTTGCGTTTGCATCAAATGTAGTAGTTCTTGGTAAAACAAGATATCCAATATCTAATGCAGAAGCACCTGACCCTATCTGTGGAACATTAGTGAAAGAAACTTTATTTGTAGAAGTATTAAATGTAAAGGTATTGCTTGCTGCAAGTGTTCCAGTAGACGATCTATATTGTATTTCTCCGGCAGCACTGCCTCCGGCACTAACAGTTGGAGTTGACCAAGCAGGAATTCCATTTACTAAAGTCAATACTTGATTTGCACTACCGACAGGCAATCTAGATAGTGTATTGCTACTATTTCCTACTAATAAATCTCCATTACTATAACTGGATATTCCAGTTCCGCCCTTTCCAGTAGTTAGTGTTCCAGTTATATTATCTGGAGTAATAGAAATTGTCTGCCAACTTGCGGTCGAACCGTTGGTAGACAAATATCTTCCGTTGTTAGAAGTTTGTGTCGGCAATAATGCGTTTATCGCTGCACTGACAGTTGTCGCTCCGGTTCCTCCCTTGTCTACTGGCAATACTCCAGTAAAAGAACTCGCTCCAGTGGAAGGATTTCCCCAAGAGACATTTGTTCCGTCAGTGACTAATACTTTTCCGCTGTCACCAGATTGTGGAGCAAGTATTGCTCTTGCTGCCGCTGGCTGCGTTGACGCCCCAGTTCCGCCCTTGTCTATACCTAGTGTGCCAGAAATATCAGCACTTGTAATTCCAGCAACACTGGTAAATGCATTTGATCCGTTACTCTTTACGAATCCGGCGGTCAAGAAATTAGCACCAGTTCCGCCGTTTGATACTTTTAGAACTCCACTTAATTCAAATGTTCCAGTGGTCGTTATTGGCCCTCCACTGAATATCAGACCAGTTTGAAGTCCTGATACATTCACACTTGTAACCGCTGTTTTCCAAGAAGAGTTTGTTCCATCACTCATTAAGAAATTATTGACTGTGGCGCCACTTTGAGGTGGCAATATTGCTCTTGCCGCTGCTGCTTGTGTTGAGGCCCCAGTTCCACCGTTGGCTATAGGTAGTGTTCCGCTTATATCAGTTGAGACATTTAATTTATCAAGAAGAACATTTGATCCGTCAAATCTCAGAACAGTATTAGCAAGCGCGCCTATCACTCCAGCAAGACTATTAAGACCCGCTTGTCTGCTTCCGCCTCCTGTTCCGCCGTTTTGATGTGGAATTATACCAGTTATTTGTGTAGTATCTACGATAACTTTATCCCACATAACGACATTTGAATTTGCGTCCCATTTGAGATATTTTCCGTTATCAGTTGATCCCGGAGTAAGTAGTGCTCTTGCGGCGGCTGCTGGGGTAGTTGCCCCAGTTCCACCCTTGTTTATTGCTAATGTTTGCGATAATGTTTCTGCCAGGCCCGCCGTTATTTTTTGCCATGTCCCCCAATTGCTAGTACTAGCCCCGCCCTCTTTGAATCTAATCGACATTACTGGATTAGTAGCGTTTCTTGGTATTGCTATTTGAGCGGCATATATCTGATTAGAATTCCAACTATAATCACTACCCAAACTTAACATTAGTTGATAACTTTGATCATATGGGCTTGGAACTCCAGTTGGGCCGTTAGAATTTCCCGCAACGTATGTTGCGCCCCATTCTCTTACCATATTAAAGTCAGTGACTGTAGTATGTGATCTCAAATTACCAAAGTTTGCTACATTTTGACTTGCTTGAATTGCAGTAGTTGCTTCTGTTCCTCCATTGGATACATTTAGAGTTCCAGCAACTGTTATCTCCGTGTCATTCTTTGTAAACGTTAAACCAGTTGTTCCGCCGTTTATGGTCTGTATTCCTGCTTCCCACGCAGGAGGGAAATTAGGTCCTTTATTCGTCAATACATAACCCGCGGGCCCTGCTAATCCGTTAAGTTCCCAAGAACCAGTAGAGGTTATCTTTAATCTATCAGTTAGATTCACACCACTAATAGTTCTAAGAGTTAAAGTTGAGCCTCCAACTTCAATAGGACTAAATGTGTCAGATGCACGATTTATCGCTCTTATGCTTGAAGAGGTTACACTTGGAACAAATTCTATTCCCTCTGCCGAATTTCCTAAAGAAACGCTTAGTGGGGCCTTTGGAGTTGTTGTTCCTATTCCAACTGAACCCGCAACATTAAGATTAGTTAGTGTTCCTACTTTTGTTAGTGAACTGTTCACAACATTACTTGCAAGAGTTGTCCCAATAATATATTGAGCATCAACAGTGGCGTTTCTCCATTCTGGAGATGCGGATGATCCGGAAGATATTAGAACTTGTCCAAGTATTCCAGTGCTTCCATTGATATTCCACGCGCCGTTTGGAACTATAGCGAGTCTATTTACGAGAGAGGTTCCTGGTCCACTCGTAGTTCTTATAATTACGCTTCCGCCTTGAGAGAAAGTTGAATTTCCACCGTCTAAGTATACCGAACCGCCTTGCGAACCAACCCCAGTGGCAGAAGAACCTCCGATAAACACATTTCCTGGAGCGCCGTTAGCCTCTACTTGAGTTCCTGGCTTGAACGAAATTCCCATTGGAGCCAATACCGAATTGCCATTTCGTTGCCCATTTGGAGTCTTGAAATAGAATAAATCTTGTTTGTTTAGTCCGGAAATAGTTCCCAAAGATAGAGTGTCAATATTATTGAAAACCATATTTGTTGCCGGAGTCACTGCACCATTCCAGTTATACAACATTTCTCCGTTGTTTCCATTTATTGGTATGGTGTTCATCGACTGCCAAGTTACATTAGTGCCATCTGACTGTAGGAATCTTCCCTCTCTACCAGTCTGAGAAGGTAATACTTCATTGATTGAAGGCAAGTTGGACCAAGTAGGAGCACTATTGATACCATTGGATTTTAGAAATTGCCCGGTATTACCCGTGCTCATAGTTTCTCCGATAGTAAACGCACCTTGTCTGTTTATTCCGAATCTGTGTGTATGAGATACACTCGAATCGAGAACGCTGCCACTAATTAATTTGTGTCTTATTGCAAAACTACCACCGTTCGGAGAAGAAGAAATAACAGGCATATCAATATAAACACTTTGACCCGCTGCGCTCGAATTGAAGCCAGGCGTTCCTGATTCCAACATTAAATTTCCACCCGACTGCCCAAAAGTTCCCGCGCCCGCTTTTATAAGCAAATCTGTTTGCCCGTAATTACCAGAGGGACTGACGATTTCTTTTATTCCAAGCATAGTGACAATATCAGTGTTAGTTCCACTCTTTGCAGCGCCCAAATTAGTTCTTGCCTGTTCTGGGGTTGACGCTCCTGTTCCTCCATTGTCAACTAAAACTGTCCCATTTAAACTTGCTACTGAAATAGTAGAAGAATAACTTAGTGCTGTTCCGTTGCTAAACAAGTATCCAGGAGATGTCGTTGACAATCCAGTTCCGCCCTTTGTTATTGGCAATACTCCGTTAAAAGATACCGTTATATCTCCGGTTTGTCCAGTTACCGAGATATTGTCTCCCGCTAACAACTTCGTTACTCCACTATTAGTAATGGTGTTTCCATCTACAATTATTCCAGATTCTCCAATAAATATTCCAGGGCCAGTAAACTGCGTGAATTTTATTGGTTCTATTCCGACATTTACAATATCGGCAGTCATCACCCATTGAGTGCCAGTGAGATTTCCCTCGGTAACATACATGGCGGCGCCGCGAATGACTGTTGAATTTGAATTAAAATCTGTTGCTCGTGTTAATATCCAAGGAGTAGAGACAGAAGTTAATATATAAATTCCGTTCTCTATAGTATTTGTCTGACTTCTTACTAAGACTCGATCATTTAGATTTAATAATATCCCGTTAACTTCTCCCGGAGATGACGGAAAAGACAATGTTGCTCCGACACCATTTGTTCCATTATTGTATGTAGCAGATAAATTAGTTTGTGTCGCGGTCTTCACGGAATCGCGAACTACTAAACCACTTACGTAACTATCAACATAAGATTTGTTTACTGCCTCAAGTGCTTGTGTTGGATTATAATTCAGTATCAGTGGTCCACTAATAGTGTCTCCTGATTTAGAAACTGCATTTAAGTTTGCACGTGCAGTAGCAGCATTATTTGCATTAGTTCCACCCTTTTCTACGGTCACTAAGCCATTAATGTTTTCTGAGTTTATTGTTATAGTTCCCTGAATGTCACTCAATGGTATTTTACTAACTGCGGTAATGGGGTTTTCTCCAGAACCAACCAAGTATCCAGTAAGTGATGTCGCTCCAGTTCCTCCTTTATTCACTGGAACAGTATTACTTAGTTTATCGCTCGTTATACTTGGTATGTCTTCTTCTGACAAGAAGGTGCTTGTTATTTCTGAACCGTCTGATTTTAAAAATCCAGGACCAAAACTTGTTTTCCCAGTTCCTCCGCCACTTATACCAAGTGTTCCCCATGTTGGTGCTTGCGAACTTGCATTACTAATTAAAGTTTGTCCCTGCGTTCCGATATTAGTGGTTGGCCCAAAACTAACTGCTCCAGTTCTAAGTATTTCAAAATTTTTAGTATATAATATTGAAGGATCAAAATCTACCCAAGTTATGTTTGATTCGTTTATCGTGCCCTGTAATTTGCTTCCGCTTAGTGAACCCTCAGTAATTTCAACTACTGGAATTTTATCGTTAGTTATTGCATCTTCAAAATCGGAAACAATTGTAAACATCCAAACCACAGGATGATTCTTAAGTGTCATGACATATACGCGATTTTGTGACTGATTATCTTGATTTTTAAATAGAATTCTATCACCAACATTGATATCGATATTATCGAATAATGCTAAATCAGAGCCTGCTGATATTTGACGTGTGGTCGCATTTCCTCCAACAAATGTTATATTTGCAGTAGTAACAGTTCTGCAAGACTCCAACATTGCATATTGAGAATCGTTATATGTGTATATCTTTAATTCTTTTGTTTTTATACTGACATTTTTTTCATCTGCCGCAATTAGATTTAAATCAGTTGCAGAAATAATATCAAATTTGGCATCAGTTGCAGCACCAACATTCAATTCAGTGTTGTTATATAATAATTTTCCAGCAGTAGAACTAACACCATTATCATTAAATAGTATTTGTTTGTTTTGTTGTGAATTTAATGACAGTTTGGTCGTTTTATAGAATCCGGCTTCGTCTATCTCTGAAACAGCAGAGTCTATTTTAATTCCGCCAAGTTCAGTGGAAGTTGCGGCTGATACATCAAGTGAGTCCCAACTTAGAGTTCCAGCCCCGTTTGTTGTCAAGAACTTACCAGATTGAGAATCTTGAGTTGGTAATAGTGCATTTATTTTAGAACTAATTACACCGTTAGCAATTGTTATGGTAGTGTTGTCAACCTTCACTCCGCCCAATACTATATCTGACGCTGTTGGAAGAGTATACTCGCTACCTCCTCCACCCGAACCACCCCCAGAATATTGAGGAATATTAAGAACACCGTCTACAAGAGTTGCTGGCCCGCTTGTGCCAGTAGTTGTTACCGAAATTGGCGCTTGATAATCTATCCCAGCAACTGCTGAAATAACTTCCCCAGTAGTTGAATTTCCTTTTAGTAATCCAGACGTAGTAGTGGATATAGTTATATCTACAACTCCATTGGAATTATTTACATCACCTTTGAATCCTTTTTGCTGATTTACTGCAATACTGCTAATTACAGGAGAATTCCAAGTTGGAATATCACCTACTACCGTAAGTATTTGTCCGGCGGCGCCAACTGGAATTTTACTTAATGTAGTTTCGTCACTGGCATATAGTAAATCTCCTGTTGCGTATTCCGAATGACCTGTGCCTCCTTTTTCGGTAGATAACACTCCGTCAAAGCCAATCGTTACATTACCAAATTCATCCTTAGCAGAAACAGTTATGTCGGAACCGCCTGTTATGTTTACTATACCAGTGTTTATGATGTTTCTGTCATTAATGTTTATTCCTGCACCAGACTGATAAGGAAGTGCGTAGTCGATATCGGCAACTGCTGAAATAACTTCCCCAGTAGTTGAATTTCCTTTTAGTAATCCAGACGTAGTAGTGGATATAGTTATATCTACAACTCCATTGGAATTATTTACTTCTCCCTTAAAGCCTTTTTGCTGATTTACTGCAATACTGCTAATTACAGGAGAATTCCATGTTGGAGTATTACCGACTACGGTTAATATTTGTCCGGCGGCGCCAACTGGAATTTTACTTAATGTAGTTTCGTCACTGGCATATAGTAAATCTCCCGTTGCGTATTCCGAATGACCTGTGCCTCCTTTATTTGCTTGCAATACTCCGTCAAAGCCAATCGTTACATTACCAAATTCATCCTTAGCAGAAACAGTTATGTCGGAACCGCCAGAAATACTTAGTATTCCCGTGTTTATGATGTTTCTGTCATTAATGTTTATTCCTGCACCAGACTGATAAGGAAGTGCGTAGTCGATATCGACAACAGCAGAAATTACTTCCCCAGTAGTTGAATTTCCTTTTAGTAATCCACCAACAGTTGTGGATATAGTTATATCTACAACTCCATTGGAATTATTTACTTCTCCCTTAAAGCCTTTTTGCTGATTTACTGCAATGCTGCTAATTACAGGAGAATTCCATGTTGGAATATCACCTACTACCGTAAGTATTTGTCCGGCGGCGCCAACTGGAATTTTACTTAATGTAGTTTCGTCACTGGCATATAGTAAATCTCCCGTTGCGTATTCCGAATGACCTGTGCCTCCTTTATTTGCTTGCAATACTCCGTCAAAGCCAATCGTTACATTACCAAATTCATCCTTAGCAGATGCTGTTATGTTAGAGCCACCATTTATGTTTACGACACCTTTATTATTGATTGAGCCGGACAATATTTCTATACCAAGACCCGCTGATAATTGTGAAGGTCCTCCGAACTGTAAATAGACTATTTCTGTAGTTCCAACAGTAATAGTTCCAGATGTGGCCATTACCCACTGTGTGCTATTCTGAGTTCCATTTTTTACAAAATACGCATCCCCAGCCCGCATAGTATTATTTCCAGCATCTGCGGCTCTTCTTAATACGAATGGGTTAATAGTTTCGAGAACATATACTCCATTTTGAATACTATTCGTTTGATTTTTTACAAGAACTCTTTCATTTTGCTGTAGACTAACTCCGTCTATTAGTGGAAGAGCACCCAACCCAGTCAATGTTGCTCCGCCTACTTCCGCATTATTATATGTTGCACTTATGTTTCCAGTTGTCGCAACAATAACTTCTGGCTTTACATTAAAACCAGACAATACATTATCAACATATTTCTTAGTTACGGCATGCAATTCACTTGTCGGCGCTCCGACGAGTGTTAGCGGACCAGTCATAGTGTCACCTGCTTTATTGAGCGGAGTAAATCCAAGTAGATTTTGAACTGCCCCCTGCGGAGTAGTAGCACCAGTTCCGCCGCGCTCGACTGGCAGAATTCCTTCCACATGATTATTGAGACTTACTTTTCCATAAACAGGTCTGACGCCGACTCCATTAGACAACAAAACATTAAATGTCGCTGCTGGTGCTATAGTTTCGTATGTATTTCCAGCTGATCCAACCAGTAATTCGCCAACACCTATGCCTTGTAATCCAGTTCCGCCTCTTACTACGGGAACAGTATTAAGACCAAGACCTATCGCTATCTTTCCAGAAGAAGTTATAGGAGAAGTAGTTACTGATAAATCAGTGCTTGATATTTCTACTTGGTTTACTTTTCCGGTATTAGTATCAAAATATTGCTTAGTGACAGCGTGAAAAGGTTCTGTTGGATTTACACTAAGCGTTAAAGAACCAGTCATAGTGTCACCTGCTTTATTGAGCGGAGTAAATCCAAGTAGATTTTCAACTGCCCCCTGCGGAGTAGTAGCACCAGTTCCGCCGCGCTCGACTGGCAGAATTCCTTCCACATGATTATTGAGACTTACTTTTCCATAAACAGGTCTGACGCCGACTCCTTTAGACAACAACACGTTAAATTCTGCGACAGGTGCTATAGTTCCATATGTAACAATTGCCGCCGGCGGCCCCCCAACCAGTAATTCGCCAGGAAAAATGCCTTGTAATCCAGTTCCGCCTCTTACTACGGGAACAGTATTAAGATCAAGACTTATCGCTATCTTTCCAGAAGAAGTTATAGGAGAAGTAGTTACTGATAAATCAGTGCTTGATATTTCTACTTCGTTTACTTTTCCGCTATTTTGCTCAAAATATTGCTCAACATATTTCTTAGTTGCGGCATGCAATTCACTTGTCGGCGCTCCGACGAGTGTTAGCGGACCAGTCATCGTATCGCCAGATTTATTTACCGGAGTAAATCCAAATAGATTTTCAACTGCCCCCTGCGGAGTAGTAGCACCAGTTCCGCCGCGTTCTACTGGCAGAACACCTGCCACATGATTATTGAGATTGACTTTTCCGTAAACAGGTCTTGCATCGACTCCATTAGACAACAACACGTTAAATGTCGCTGCTGGTGCTATAGTTCCGTATGTATTTCCCGCTGATCCAACCAGTAATTCGCCAACACCTATCTGTTGAACCCCAGTTCCGCCCTTGTTTACGGGAACAGTATTAAGACCAAGACCTATCGCTATCTTTCCAGAAGAAGTTATAGGAGAAGTAGTTACTGATAAATCAGTGCTTGATATTTCTACTTCAGTTACTGTTCCAGAACCTCCGCCTCCGAAACCGCCATCTCCAGTGGCACTAAGAACTCCATCAGAATTTATACTTAGACCACTTCCTACTTTTATCATTCCGAGCCCTTGAGAAGACGCAATTTGAACATTAAGTCCAAATGTTCCGTCTTCATATAAAATGGTCATCGGCCCCGGTTTTATTCCTCCTAAAGTCTGCGCTGTTGCTGGACTCAAATTGATAGTTCCAGTTGGGGAAATCGTCACACCAATACCAGGCATTACTCCGCCGAGCGTGTCATTTGAGGAAACGGGCAAAACATACTCTTCTGGAGCAGCAACCCAAGATACACTTGTTCCGTCAGTAGTCAGTAATTTATTTTCATTTCCAGTTTGATCCGGTAAAATGCTATTTACATTCGCACTTACAGTTCCGTCTTCAGTAATAGTAATAGTTGAACCGTCTGGTTTAACTGCTCCTATACCCTCAGTGGTCGCTATAGTGCTTGGGTTCGGACTCCAACTTACTGTAGTCCCATCAGTGACTAAAAATTGTCCAGCCTTATCAGTTTGATCTGGATATGTGCTTGCCCAATTCGCAGTGTTTCCATTTGTTACTAAAACCAGTCCATCTTTACCAGTTTGATCTGGAAGAACATCGTTTAATTCGACTGATGCCCACTCCACTGTAAAAATTGGTGTAGATGTGGATGTTGCTTTTAAGAATTTACTTGTATTAACTGGTAGTTCTGGTAACACTTTATATAAATCGACCGATATTTGTCCGTCTACATTTTTTATAGTAGAACCATCTGCTCTCTTTATATTTGCAGAAATAAATCCAGTACTATCAATAGTCAATCCGCTATTTGCGGCTACCTTTACGCCGCCCAGCACTGTTGATGTTGCTATAGGCGAAGAAACCCAAATTGGAGGACCATCTGATCCTTGAGAAACTAAAATATTACCAGCAGAACCGACTAATGACTGGTCTCCTCCAAGTGCCCACGCTCCTGTGTTAGTAATACGAAACGTTTCTGCTTGAATTCGTCCTACTTTGAATATGATGTTACCAGCGGCTCCTTGACCGAAGCCGCCGCCACCCATAATAATAACATCGCCGGCGGGCGGGGTCGCGGTAGGAAGAGGATTAGCAAATGAATCTCCACCCTTTATCAAAATGGTAGTTCCAGTATAGGTGTTATCAAACGCATCGACACCCTCTATCTTAAAAGTATCAGATGTTCCACCCCCGACAAACAACACGTCCAAGTTGTTGTATGACATTTTTGGAGTAGCAGTCAATACATTGTTACTATTAAATTGCAGTTGGCCATCAACGCCACCAGCCTGAATTCCAGCGGCTATAACTGGACTCCAGTATGCAGTTGTTCCGTCAGTGGTTAAAAAGTTTCCGCTCGCACCAGTTTGTTCTGGTAGTCCGACACCACTCCCGCTGCCCCCGCCTCCAGTGTTTACGATCCATGATACAGTAGAGCCATCAGTAGACAGTATTTGTCCACTTTTGCCAGATTGAGACGGTAACAATGCATTTATCGCAGCGCCGGGCGTAATTTGACCCGTTCCGCCCTGTGCAATCGGGACAACTCCGTTAGTGTTTATAACACCATTACCAGAAAAAATGATAGCCATTTAAAACTCCAAACTAATAATAGTATTTATCTCAATATGCACTAAGGCATATTGAGATATTTTATACTAATTATGTTGGTGTAAAGTTGGTGGTATACTTGGCGTAACCTTTGTGTATTCTAAAGTCGTCAACGTATCCACGATACAAGTAAGGGATGCTATAGTATCCACCAATTGCTATGTTTGTTCCTGTTATGTTTCCGTTAGCAGTTCTACTGTCAACTGAAGTGCCGTTGACGTACAAAGTTACTACACCTGAACTACGAACTACGGCAATGTGTGTCCACGTATTTACAGATACTACTGAAGTTGTAGATCCAACCCATTCACCTGCAATACTTACACATAATGCACCTGTTAGTGCAGTCGAGGTTGTTGTTCCAGTTCTGGCAGTTCCCATTACGAGTGAAATGCCAGTGTTATAACTGGGAGCTAAACCTCCAGCAGTAGTAGACGTTTGGAATGTTCCACGCTGCGCGGCTCCACTTACATCCTCACTATACTGCCAACATTCGATTGTAAAGTCGCCAGTTCCAAACGCAAGATCAGGATTATTAGCGGCCATATAGTCACCAGTTCCATCAAAGTATATTGATGAGCCGCCACTTCTACTTTGTGTTGTACTGATGGCCGCATCACCTACTGTCTCGAAGTTGAAATCACTAACAGCATCGTATACTGCTCCGTTGCGGAAGTTTAGTAATGCACTGGCGCTTGCTGATACTACAGGCGGGACAGCAGATGGCACAAAGTTAGACACATACTGACAACTACCGCGTAGCACACGAACTCCAGCAATACTACAATTTGTATATAGCGTCGATGCAGTGCGAGAACCAACAACTAACGGATTTAGTGTTGCGCGATTTACCGCCGCACTGCTTGTTGCAGTAGAGGTTAACACTCCATTTGCAAAAGATCGTATAGTAGAATTTTGTCTTGTAACTGCAAGATGATACCAAACATTTGCTCTTGGTGACTGCAACACATTCATATCACTGACCAAGTCATATGTTGCTCCTCCAGAAGAACCTGCATAGAATTCAATTCTGGAGTTTGTGCTATTCCAAAAAAATAGCCATCCTCTGGTCCCAGCGTTGTCAGTGCCTAAGAATCCAGTACCTGATCCAGGAATAGTATTAAACTTTATCCAGCACTCAATAGTAAAATCTTCACTAGTTTGCGGAGCGTATAAATCATTTCCTGGCAAAGTAATGTTGTCTCCGTTGCCGTCAAAATATCCTGCACCACCTAATAACAATCCAGCTGTATTAGTTGTAGTGACAGTTCTGTTAGTGGCAAATGGATGTATGGGCTCCATTCGCGTGCCGCTGCTATTGAATACATATAGATTGTTTCCACTGTTGTCTAACATATTCATGCACTGACATCCCAAGAAGCCAGTATTAGCACTTGCAACTAATGGGTATGTACTTGGTGTAAAGTTTGAAGTATAAACAGCAAGACCCTTAGTGATGCGAGCGTTACTGATGTATCCCTTGTAATAACTTACCCCGGAGGCTGGAATTGATCCTCCAGTTCCATAGTAATTTCCAAGTGTGTGGTTAATGTTGATATACCCACCAGTTGTTGAGTTAGTTACCGTTGATATGCTTGTGCCGTTTAGATACATAGTAAATGTATTTCCGTTACGAGTAACCGCAACGTGATTCCAAGTACCCATACTAACGACAGTACTTGGAGACATTATTGCAGCATTGGATGGACCCCAGAAGAATTCTATTAAATTGGACGAAGTTAGGCGAATTATATATCCAATAACATTGTTATCTACCTGCGACCACTGTGCCATAACTGTTCTGTTAGTAGCACCTGGGCTCTCAGCATTAAACCAACATTCAATGGTAAAGTCTCCGCTTCTAATGTTAATAGCATTACTATGATTTATAGTCATAACACCGGTTGTTCCATCAAAGTATGTAGAGTATATTCTATTGAATGGCACAAACTGATTAGTAGTAGTTACACTGGTATTAGTAATAGCGTAATTATTTGCTACATCTACGATTGATTTATCGTTGCAAGTTAGCAAGCTTGTTCTGGCAACAACAGGCAAATTATCTACGCTATTAGTGTATGGCGTTGGAGGAGATTGTAAAGTATACAAACAATCTTTTACGATTCTAAGATTATTGATGTAACCATTGAATCCGTAACCAGCTGTTCTATTAGATCCGATTAAACAAGAATATGCTGATCCTAAGTTGGAACTGATAGTAACGCGATCTACTAATGTGCCATTTACCCATATGTTAGCAGTGGTTGCTCCGGCTGGGCGTGTAATTGCTAAATGATGCCATTCATTCAAATTGAACACATATGACGTTGTGGTTCTTTCTACGTTTACTGGGCCGTCGTAAAATAGTAGATTTAGAGAATTATTAATTCTAACCGTGATTGATTCTGCGAACGGCCCGGAACGTAAATCAAGTATTGTTCCTACTCCATTAGCGGGATTAGATGAAGGATATACCCAGCACTCAATAGTAAATGCTCCTGTGCCTAATCCAAACGCAGCATTAGATGCTATTGCCAAACTTGCTGAGCCGTTGAAGAAATAACTATGATAGTTGTCGTATGGATTCTGTGGCTGTCCAGTATTACTAGTATTGATAGACACATTAGATGAAGTAACTGTCAAACGATTTGAACTTATGTCATTGAAATTATTGATGCCTGGTATTAGTAATGTTGTTCCAGATTCTGCTGTTAGATTAGTAGTTGGCGGAATAAAAGGCCCGTTGTAGCGAACGACATTTGAAATTCTAAAGTCGCGTAAATTTCCGTTTGTAAACCACACACTGGTGTCACGATTTCTTCCAATGTCAAGTGGGGTAGAATTAGGATTTGGTACGGTAGCATTAGTGAATGACCCAGCCGCCATTCCATTGAGATAATATCTCCAACTACTTCCGTCTCTGCAAATAGCAACATGTGTCCAACTATTTAATGGAACACCGAGAGTTGATGTGCCTACCGTAACGTTAGTATTCATCGTGATTCCAAATTGACCAGCAGTGTTTATTCCAGAAATATAAGAGTATCCAGTACTGGCGTCCCACTTAGAAAAAATTATCCCATTTGGACTTGTGTATGATCTTAGATAAACCCAGTATTCAATCGTGAACACTGAACCCAATCTAACAGCACTATTATCGGCGATTGATAGAAATGAAGTACTGCCATTGAAGTTCATTGATCCTTTATTCAAGAACGGATCAAACATTGTTGTCTTGGCATCTCCAGATACAGTAATAGCAAAATTATTCGTGCTATTATCTATAAATCTTGGACCTTGACATGTTAATAAACTGGTACCACTTACTGCTGTAAGTTGACTTGTAGATGGAGTAAACGCAGATGTATATAGTGCTGTTCCGTTTACTACACGCACATTAGATATGTAACCAACAAAGGGATACAAACTACCAGAATCCATACCAATTCTAAAATTGCTTGTCGGGTAACTTGCACTCTGTGTAATAGTACTACCTACTTGTACTCCATTAACAAAAAATCTTAGCGAAGAGCCTGATCTGGTAGCTGCCAGGTGATACCACTGATTCATTACTATAGTGTTTGAATTTATAAAACTACCAGCATTTCCAGTGTACCAGAACTGAAAGTTAGTTCCATATTGATATAATCTAAATGGAGCGGAGGCACCATAATTATCTATACCAAAAATAAGTCTGTAACTTACAGCACTACTTGTTGGATATACCCAGCACTCGTATGTAAAATCTCCAGTGCCTGGCCCAGTTAAATTGGTAACTGTCAGCATATCGCCGGTACCGTCAAAGTATCCACTCCAATTTGTTGTATTGCTTGTTGAGTTAGTGAATGGGTTATTAATTACTGGTCGTGCATCACCGTTAGCAGTAATACTAAATGCGTTAGTGCTATTGTCAATCAAAGTTGGACTTTGACATGTTAGTAAGCTAGTGTTAGCAACAGCCGTTAGCGGAGATGTTGATGGGGTAAAGTTAGCGGTGTAAACGGCAGTGCCTTTTACTACGCGAAGATTTGAAATACAACCAGCATAGTGATCAGTTAAGTTTTTAGCTATAGTGATTACTTTTGAACCTCCTCCGTCAAGTGACGCCGCATTGGTTGCTGTACCATCAGAAACCCCGTTTAAATATAAAGTAAATGTGTTACTGTTACGAACTAAAGCTACATGATACCAAGTATTAGGAATTATGGTAGTAGACCCTGTAATTACTGAAGCAGAGGAATTTATGTTAAAAACCCAGAAATTAATCTTATTTACAATAGACGGAGTGGTATTGTTTAGTTGAATGCTCCAAAAGTTAGCCGCATACGCTACGTCACTTCCTATCAATATAGTTCTTGTTGTAGGCTGAGATGTACTGGCGTTAAACCAAAATTCTATAGTAAACGAGCTATTATCTAAGCTTAGAGCAACATTTGATGGCGTATTTAAAAAATCACCAGTACCATCAAAATACACACCGTAGCTAGAGGGAGTTGCAATTTGCGTTACTGGAGTATTAACGATAGTGTTAGTGAATGGGTTATTAATTACTGGTCGTGCATCACCGTTAGCAGTAATACTAAATGCGTTAGTACTGTTGTCAATCAAAGTTGGACTTTGACAAGTCAATAAACTGGTATTAGCAACAGCAGTTAATGCGGTTGTGAGTGGAGTAAAAGCAGCGGTATATAGTGCGGTTCCTTTTACTAATCTAAAATTGCTTATATATCCTGCTGGGAATACACTTGTTCCATTGGCAGCATTAGCCCCAATTGTCAAGTTAGCACCGGAATCAACTACAGTTCCCGCGACTGTAGCAGTAGCTCCCTGTTGGCCATTTACGAATAGTCTCCATGTATTTCCACTGCGAGTAACTGCTATGTGGGTCCAAGTTTGCTGAATAACAGAAATACTGCTATTTATGTTGACATTCCAATTGGTATTATCAACTGAAACTAATAAACGAGGAACACTTGCTCCTTCAAAACCAACTATTATTCCAAGAGAGCTTGCAATTGCTCGTTTACCAAAAATGTATCCAGTCCAAGGGGCGGGCGCTGCCAAATAAACCCATGCCTCAATAGTAAAATCAGAGCTTCCAACGACTATGGCTGCATTACTTGCTACACTCAAATAATCTCCGGCACCATCAAAATAAACACTATGGCTAGCTGGTGTTACAGATTGCGTTGTGATTGCGGTTGGTGTAATTGTAGTAGTGCTGTTAGCAAACGGACTATTTGCTGTTACTCTTGAATCGCCGACAACAGTAATTGTAAAGTTATTTGAGCTATTGTCAGCAATTACACCACCTTGACATGTTAGTAAGCTAGTGTTAGCAACAGCAGTTAATGCGGTTGTTGAAGGAGTAAAAGCAGCGGTATATAGTGCGGTGTCTTTTACTATTCTGAAATTACTAATATAGGATGCGGCTATAGGAAAACTTCCGTCTGCTGCTGATGCACCAATGGAAAAAGAAGCAGTATTACTGGGTACCGTTCCACTTAATGTTGCTGTTATTCCAACTACCCCATTAACAAATACTCTCCAAGTGCTTCCGCTTCTTGTAACTGCTACGTGATTCCAATTATTAATTATTGCATTTATTGAACTAGTTGAATTTATTCCCCAACTGCTTCCGTCTACTGTCGCCAGTAAAGTTACAGTTCCAGAAGTTGTCAGTGCTAAGCTAATTCCTCCGTATATCGAGAAGTTGGCTCTTTTAGTGAAAATCGCACCCGCAGCACTGAATGACACCGGGTATACCCAGCATTCTATTGTAAAGTCACTGGCATTCATGTTTAGTGCCGCATTATTCGCAATATTTAAATAATCACCAGTACCGTCAAAATAAACACTGCCAGTTGGTATGCTAGTAACTTCACTGCTACCAAACGGTTCAAATGAACTTGTGCGTGTATCTCCTACTTGAGTTATGGTATGAGCAAATGGACTGTTATCAATAAAATAAGAATTTTGACATGTTAGTAAACTGGTATTGGTGACGGCAGTTAATGCAGTTGTAGATGAAGTAAAGTTAGCGGTGTAAACGGCAGTTCCTTTTACAACGCGAAGATTGCTAATATATCCTGTCCAATACAATGGTGTACTAGCAGCACCAATACTAACTCCGTTTTGCGACAAATTATATCCGTTAGGATTTCCTCCAGTAGTAAATGCAGTGTTGACTCCATTTATGAACATATACATAGTTCCAGAACTTCTGGAAACAGCTACATGATACCACACACCCGTGTTAAAAGTTGTTGTAGTTTGAACATTAAAGCCACCCGAAGCATGCGTTCCGAAAAATAAACCAGTTCCGTTAACCGCAAGAAACCATTTATTATTTGTTGAACTTCCTACTGCATCACTTTGACAGATTGGTTGAATTCCACTACCACCAGTTCTCATTATCCAAGCTTCAACTGTAAAATCTCCAGTATCGAATGCAAAAGCAGTATTAGCAGGAACGGTTAAGTAATCTCCAGTGCCATCAAAGAAACAACTCCAGTTTGTGCCGTATGGTCCAGCACTACCTTGTGTGCTATTACCATTAACAGTAATCGGACCATTGAATAATCTGGACTCATCAACAAATATGTTGTTTTTGCCCTTGTTATACCCGTTGCCGGACATCTTCATTATCAAATACTGCACAGCATCAGTTATTGCTGAAATTCCTGAACTAATTTTTCTCGCAGATACACTCCAAAATCCAAACATAATAATTCCTAAATGCTAATAGTAATATTTATCAGGGCTGTTTACAGCCCTGATGTTATTAGAAGTTCAAGCCTGCTGTGAACCCATACCAGTTAGTTCCACCATCGTGTGTTACCAAAGTAAGAATGTCGGTCTTGCTTCCAGTGGTAGTTAGTGTCGGAGCAGTTCCTCCAGACCATTTAACAGAACCTGGCCAAGCAATAGTTTTTGAACCCGCCGCGTCTTGATTGACAAACAATGTCATACTATAAACACGACCACTAGCGGGCACATTGCTTAGTGTTAAAGTAGTAATGCTGGCATTCATAGTAATGTTAAACACGTTGCTCAAACTACAATCAAGTGTAGTGCTTGCAGAAGCAGTCACATTAGTACGAGTTTCTGTGTAGTTAGTACCGAATGTCAATCCACCACTTAGTGTCAGCGAACTTAATGTGCCCACGCTGGTTAGTGAACTACTTACAACATTGCTTGCCAATGTAGTTCCAGTTAGTGAGTTGGCGTCGGCGTTAGAAGCAGCAGCAGCCCAAGTTGGAACTCCACCGCTGACTGTTAGAACTTGATTGGAACTACCAATTGCTAACTTGTTTAGAGTATTTGAACCACTTGCATATAACAAATCACCAGTTGTCCAACTACTTTGTGCAGTACCACCATATGTAGCATCAACAACAGTACCTTGCCAAATACCAGTACCGATTGTACCAACGCTGGTTAAACTAGAGCCAGTAACGCCAGAACCTAATGTTGTCGCATTTAGTACACTGGTACCGTTAATGTAAAATGCTTTGCCACTGGCTAGGTCTAAGTGTTCACTGCTTGTCCACGCATCAGTTGAATCGACCCAATTAAATGTCTTGTCTGTTGCACCCTTTAATGTAATACCACCGCCGTCTGCTGTTATATCTGTAGGAGTAGCCACATCGCCCAATACAATGTTTTTATCATCAACCACTAACGTGGTGCTGTTAATTGTAGTAGTAGTACCATTGACCGTTAAGTTTCCAGTTACAGTTAAGTTAGTACCAACTGTGGCGCTTCCACTTGTGCTGATGTCTGCAAAATTAGCAGTTCCAGTGAACGTTGGACTGGCAGAACGAACAGTGCTTCCAGTTCCAGTTGATGTAGTGGTTCCAGTTCCACCGTTTGCTACTGCTAATGTTCCAGTTATGTCACTTGCAGAGACTGAAGTTGGCATATTCAACGCGGTTAGCGTTGGACCTGTAGTGCTGTTTGTACCAAATACAGAATAGTTTCCACCACGAACATATACAGAACCTGCCGGACCGTAAACTGTATAGCCGGAACCAAGAGAAACGTTAAACGCACATCCAGTGGCGACAAACGTTGATGTTGATGAAACAGAAACTCCATTACCGTTTGCTTTAGTAGAATTAAACGCTGAATAGCCGACATTTATTGTGCTTGTTCCTGCCAATGTTAATACATTTGTAGATGTGGCTGTTGTTAATTGAATTACTCCAAGTGTACAAGTTGTGTTTGTAAACTTCCAAGCATCACCGGTACTTGCAGAATTGGAGTTAATGTTTGAAATAACTCCGTTGTTTACGTTAGTGATGTCTACGGCAGGTGCATTTCCGGCAGCCACTATTTCGCAGTATGGAACACGAAGTTTATTACCGCTGGCAGCAGTATTGTTTACTAATAGTGGTGATCCTGTTCCTGCTGTATACAATGAACAGTTGTTAACTTCTAAAGTAGTTGCGATTGTTCCAGATAGTACAACGGCGCTGTTATTGCTGCCTCCTGCAATGAATAAATTATTCAGCGTGACAGAGTTTTGAAATACTCCGCTATGATCAACTGCTCCATTAATTGTTACTGTTCCAGAAATTCTGGTTGCTTTTGATTTGCCTTCATATCCCCAAATATTTGTTAAAAATCTTGTAATCGTGATGTCTTCAACGTAATTTCCTGGAGCCAACATAATCATAATTTGTTCACCAGAATTTGATCCTTGTGGGAAATTAGTGTTGATGTAACTTAATGCGGCGCCGATTGTTAAGAATGGTCTGGTAATACTGCCGTCTCCGGTGGTGTCATTCCCACCCTTTGACACATTAATAACTTGAGTTACTCCTAATGAAGACCAACTGGTTGTTGTTCCGTTTGTAGTCAGTACTTTTCCAGAATTGTTTGTTTGACTTGGAAAAGCATCTACTGAACCCCAACTTACTACAGACCCATCTGTTGTAAGAAACTTACCACTGTTAGTGATCTGAGTAGGAACAAGTGCATTGATTGCATCGCTGACAGTTGTGGACCCAGTACCGCCATTTGCTATGGCTAATGTTCCAGCAAGAGTAATTGTTCCGCTGGCAGTAACTGGACCTCCACTTGTAGTAAGTCCTGTAGTTCCTCCGCTTACTTCTACACTGGTAACAGTTCCGCTTGTTTGACCACCAACTACGATACCACCAGCGGTTGTTCCATCGCCAACATATAGTCGTTGCGTGTCAGTAGTAAAAATTAACTCACCCGTCGCCGGAGTGATGTTTGTTCTATTTGTGCTTAAGCCTCTTCTTAGCTGTAATGATGGCATCTTTTTCTCCTAATTAAAATGAGCCCATATCTAATGTGAACCCTGCTGGTTGATCGAAGGTTCCAAAATCTAATCCGCCAGCGGAAGAAATAGTAGCCCAACTTAACACTCCCGCGCCGTCCGTGGTTAAATATTTACTATTATTACCAGTCTGACTTGGCAATAAATTGTTAGCAGCGTCTGCTGCCGTTGTTGCACCGGTTCCGCCTTGTGCAATACTAAGTGCTGTTGTCAGTCCACTTATACTTGTAATGTCGCTATTGGCACCACTTGCCGCCGCACTTAGATTATTACGTGCAGTCGAGGCATCAGTTGCTCCAGTACCGCCGTTTGCTACTGGCAATGTTCCAGATACTTGTGTAGTCAAACTTACATCACTTAGTGTACCGCCTAATGTTAGATTTCCACTGGTAGTAACGGAACCAGTTAAAGTAATACCGTTTATGCTTCCTGTTCCTCCAACACTGGTAACAGTTCCATTGCTCGCTACATCCCAACTTAGTGTTCCACTACCGTCAGTCTTCAAGAACTTTCCAGTGTGTGTTGCTTGATTTGGAAGTAAGTTAGTTATGGTGTTGACAGTTAAATCTACTGTTACAGAACCAGTACTGGCACTTACACTAACACTGTTGCTGCCGGCAGCGATTGAAGTAACGCCAGTGTTACTTATAGCGTTATTGATTATACTAATTCCAGTACCAGCACTATAAGTTCCAGGCCCACCAAACTGAGTGAATACTATGTTGCTGGTACCGATAGTAATGGTGCCAGTAGTGTTCATTACCCACTGTGTTCCACTCTGCGTACCCTCTTGAATATAGGTTGCATCTCCGGCTATTACTTCACCAGTGGCATCAAAATCACCCGCACGACTTAAAGTCCAAGGATTACTTGTTTGAGTTACGATATAGATGCCGTTTTGTTTGGCGTCAGTTTGATTTTTAACAAGAACGCGGTCGTTTACATTTAACGTTACGCCATCAATTGTTGAAAGTTCTTCAGAACCAATCAAAGTGGCTCCTACTCCATTGCTACCATTGCCATAAGTCGCAGACAAATTAGATGTAGTAGTCACACGACATGCCAGATGTACATTTAATCCACTTGCAATATTGTCAACATACTGTTTTGTCGCAGCACCAAGTCCTGTACTTGGATCGGCATTCAATATTAGTGCGCCAGTCATTGTGTCGCCGGCAATATTTACTGCACCTAAATTACTACGTGCTCCAGCAGCATCAGTTGCTCCAGTTCCGCCGTTTGCTACTGCTAATGTTCCTGCAAGTGTAATTGTTCCACTACTGGTAATTGGTCCACCGCTTGTTGTTAGTCCCGTGGTTCCACCACTTAGTGCTACGCTTGTAACCGTGCCAGCGCCAGCAGAAATTGTGGTCCAGGTAGGAGCACTACTACTTCCATTACTCGTTAATACTTGTCCGCTTGTTCCGTAATTTGCGCCACTTAAACCCCATGCTCCAGATGGTATTATTCGTAGTCGTTCAGTATTTACAATATTAAAATACAAACTACCATTTCCACTTACGCCAGATCCACTTTTTAGTGTTACATCACCGCCAGTAGACGGAAGACCAACATCCGCAAGCGCCCCGGCCCCGCCTGTTATAGTTACACTACCACCCTGTCTGTAGACACTGGCTCCGCCAGTTATATTGATTGATCCACCCTGCCCGGCTGCGGAGCCGGCGCCATTAGGGAAACTTCCTGCTGTTATACTAATACTTGAGTTTGAAGTTCCCGCTATTGTAAATGGACTTCCGGCTATTGTTAGTTGATTTGTTCCATTATACGTGAGACTGCTGCTACCAGTTAGTGATCCGGCGCTGTTATAAATTAGTTGCGTATTAGAACCTGCTGTTGTGGTTGGAGTCGCCCAAGTGGGAACACCACCGCTAACGGTTAATACTTGTCCAGTTGTTCCTATAGTGCGCTTAGTCAATGTGTTAGTAGCACTGGCATATAAAATATCTCCAGTAGCGTATGTAGTTTGACTGGTTCCGCCGTTTGCTACTGCTAATGTTCCTGCAAGTGTAATTGTGCCGTTTGTGGTAATTGGTCCTCCACTTGTTGTTAGACCTGTAGTTCCTCCGCTAACTGCAATACTCGTTACGGTCCCAACTCCGCCAGCGGCCGCCCATTTGACTCCTTCTGTTGTAGTAGAATCGGCAGCAAGAACTTGTCCATCGGAACCAGCGGTCAATCTTACATTATTAGTTCCGTTAAAGACGATAATGTCGCCTTTTGTTGTTAGCGGAGATAACCCATCAAAGGCTCCAGTTTTAGATGTAGCACCAGTTCCACCCTGTGCAATACTTAGTGCAGTGGTCAGACCACTTATACTTGTAATGTCGCTGTTAGCGCCGCTCTTTGCAGCACTTAGATTGCTACGTGCAGTGGCAGCATCAGTAGCACCAGTTCCACCGTTTGCTACTGCTAATGTTCCAGCAAGAGTAATTGTTCCACTACTTGTGATTGGGCCGCCACTTGTAGTTAGTCCAGTTGTACCTCCACTTAATGCTACACTGGTTACTGTTCCAAGTCCACTCAGTGTTTGCCAAGTAGGAGCACTACTGCTTCCACCACTCATCAACACTTGACCGTTTGTTCCATAGTTGGCGCCGCCAAGTCCCCACGCTCCAGCCGAAGTAATACGCAATCTTTCTGTTAGCGTTTCTCCAGTTGAGATAAAAACAGAACCTGATCTAAATGACCCCGAACCGGCTTGTAGATATACATCGCCGCCGGCGCCATAATATGGTGCCCCTGGACCGCCCTTGATATAAACATTTCCTGGGTCTCCTCCTACTACCGAGGTATTTCCCGATTGTCCGGCAACTACGATAATATCAGAGCCTCCACTAGCAGTGTTGGCTCCGGGTGCACCAGCAATAGTAAATGTCCCTTCGCTTAATCCAACTGTGAGAGTTGAACTGCTGTAACTCATTAATGATGTTGCATCAAATGCACCGCTGTTGTTAAACAGTAGTTGTCCCGATGATCCAGCAAGAGAAGAACGCCCAGTTCCACCCTGTGCTACACTTAATGCTGTTGTTAGACCAGTTAAACTTGTAATATCACTGTTTGCACCACTCTTTGCAGCACTTAGATTACTACGTGCAGTCTCGGCATCACCTGCTCCAGTTCCACCGTTTGCAAGAGCCAGTGTTCCCTGAGTGATATTACTTGCGTTAGACGCAAAATTTTTAGTCGCAGCGTCTTGTGCGTTAGTTGGGTCAGCCAAGTCAGTAATTGGAGCATCAGATACACTAATACCCGTCGTAGTTGTAAATGGAACCTTAATACTACTCATATTTTCTTTCCTTATCCAATATAGTATTTATTCCATTCTCGTCAAACATTTATACAGGTTCTAATGGCACGAATTGTGGTAACTGCATTTGTTGGAGTTACTCTTAATTGAATTGTTCCATTAGTGTAATTTGCATTAAATGTTGCGAGTGCGGTGCCAGTGTTTATGTTAGCAAATTCAGTGTAATATGCCACGGAATCATCATGTGTAATCAACATTTCACTTGTTTGATGAGAACTTCCACTACTTACTTGTATAACATACTTTACAGTTCTATAGGTCGTTCCACTAACACTATCTATTACTTGATTGGCAGCATTTGTAGTAGTAATTAGAGTGATCGTTCCAATATTTCCTTGATTTACACTCAATACCGGAGCATAAAGTGTTCCTGTGTTTGGATTATATTTTAGATTAGCGGTTGTGTTGAGTGCCTGTGCTGTAGTTGTATTGTTTTCAATAAACGGCAAATAAAAATTAGCATCAGTAGTTACTGCTCCGGTATTTTGAACCGTGTTTGCTGATCCAACTGATCCAGTGATATCGCCAGCACTAATTGTGCTGCTACTGATTAGTGCAGTTCCATTACTTTTTATGTATCCAGCACTGAAACTTGTTTGTCCAGTTCCGCCCTGTGCAATACTGAGTGCAGTTGTTAAACCGCTTAGACTTGTAATATCGCTATTGGCTCCACTCTTTGCTACACTTAAATTAGTTCTTGCATCGCTGGCAGTTGTTGCACCAGTGCCTCCACTCGCTATTGGTAGAGTTCCACTAAATGATACAGTAATACCTCCAGTTGAGGCAGAAACTCCTATATTTGTTCCACCAGTCAAACTCGTAACGCCAGTGTTATTTACAGTTGTTCCGTCGATTGAAATCGCGGTTCCTGCTACAAATGTTCCTGGACCTCCAAACTGTGACCAAACAATTGCAGAACTGCCAATTGTTATTGTTCCAGAAGTGGACATTACCCAGTGAGTTCCAGCAAGAGTTCCTTCTTGAATATAAACAGCATCACCTGCTACTATCTCGCCAGTTGGACTACCATCGAAGTCTGATGCACGGGTTAGAACCCAATTATCCACCGTAGTGGTAACTACATATATACCATTTTGTGATGTAGTTGATTGTGATTTTACAAGAACTCTGTCATTGGTTGTTAAGGTAACACCGCTGATTTGTGGCAAACTTCCAGTTCCGGTTAGTGTTGCTCCAACACCGCTGGTTCCATTATCGTAAGTTGCAGTTAGACTTGAAGAAGTCGCAGTTCTACAAGCCAAATGTATGTTAAGTCCAGTTGCAACATTATCAACATATTGTTTTGTTGCTGCATGCAGTGAAGAACTTGGATTTGCACTAAGAGTAAGTGCTCCAGTCATAGTATCGCCTGCTTTATTTACTGGGGTATAACCAACTATGTTTTGTAGAGCTTCTGCTTGTGTAGTTGCTCCAGTTCCGCCCTTGCTTATAGATACCGTGTTTAGTGATAAACTAATGCTTCCACTTGTGGTTACGGGACTACCAGATACAGTCAAGTCGCTACTGCTGATACCAACACTGGTAACAGTTCCGCTGCCTCCGCCACCCCCGCCAGCGGCATTTAACTGTTGTATTGAGTTGTCTGAACGCTTGTAAAACAATTTACCATCAGCGTAATTTATGGCTAACTCGCCATAATCCAAATCTTGTGCGGTTGGAACTTTGCCTTGCACAGACGATTTTTTAATCGTTATTTTATTTGCCATTGTGTCACCTAATAAGGATGTCAAAGAAATAATAATTTCTTTAGTATTTGTATTTAGCAGAAATAAAAAAAAGAGAGAAATTAATTTCTCTCTTTAAATATTGTTTGATATTTTAAAATCCAGGGTTTGTTGGCAAGGATCTAATAGAAGGAATTGTTCCTATATTTGTACTGGTAGTATAAGCAAGAGACGCAGTGGTAGGACTCTTAGTTACAATCCACTCATTATTATTAGAAAATGGATTCATTGACGCCGCATTAAATCCTGAAATAGGAGAACCACTGTTTAGTCTAGTATTGGGTCCGTATCTTAACGGAGCATTTCCAAAAGAACTAGACGCACTTCTAACTGCCGCAATTAATCCCTTGCCTTGAATATTAGTAATAGTATTACCTTGAACAGTAAAACGAACTTTATTTGTGTTCCAAGAAGAATTCATTGTAACAAAAGAATCTGTTTCATTTGAGATATTATTGATAACAATCAAATCATAAAATGCCGTGTTTCCAGCAGGATTAGAAAAGTTTTCATTAAATATAAAGTGACGAGATTGTCCCTGTTGTAACTGATTGTATGCTATCATCAAAACTCCAGCAGTAGGACTGACATTCACTACATTAAAATTAGTTGCATTTAAATTATTTCTAAAATAATTTTGATAGACAAAAGATGTTCTTAGCATACTCGTGTCGATTAATGATTGTATTTTAACACCGTGATACCCTCCACTATTATTAGTAGAACCGTGCATTTTATAAAAATAACAGTTGTATATTGTAAATCCTACACTGTTAGTAGTTATTCCAGCGTGATCAAATTCAATATTACAATCTCGCACAACTACGTCTGGTCTAGTAATACTAATAGCACCCACTGACCCGCCGGCAGAAGTTTGACGTATAGTCAATGACCCAAGCACAATATTGGGCGCGTCACAACGAAATAAAGTTCCGGAGCCTTGAATAATAACAGAACTACTTTCTCCCCAAATTTGTACTGACTTAGTTATTGGTACACTCATAAAAATATTCGTGTATGTGCCATTTTTGATAACGAGTTTATGTCCGTCTTTTACTCTACTATCTGATAGCGCCGCAGTTAAAGTTGTAAAATCAGATCCAGAACCCGATGGTCCAACTCTCCAATTTGTTTTTGGAGGTGGAGGTGGTGCTGGAGGAGGCGCAGCCATTTTGACGGTTCCAGTAGTTTTAACGTTTTGAACTGTGATACGTTTAGTTGCCATAATTTTATTCCTTTTAGTATTTATGTAAAAAAAGAGAGAAGATATTTCTCTCTTTTTATTCAGATAATCAAATATTAATACTCTCCGCCATCTATATCAGAGACGGCGGCAGTAATTGTTTGATCAACATAATACTTGTTTGTCAAATCATTATTAGCTAATCCAGTTGCATAGTCTGCGGCAACAGGACCAGCAATACTCATCTTGTTTGTTGTTTCTGAACCCTCTGGCGCTGCTAATGTCACTACAATGTCACCAGCCCCTGATTGTAAAGTAAGACCAGCAGTACCAATAATACTTAGTGTATCACCGGGACCAGATTCTATCTGACTGGAACTACTGTTAGGTGCGTCAAATACAACATTATCAGTTTGAATTACCACACTTCCAGTTCCATTTGGAAGTAGTTTCAAGTCTGAATTTTCGCCTATGGTAGATATTGTTACGTCACCGTTAGCAGCAGTAGCAATCGTTGCTCCGCCAACAGTTAATGTATCAGTTGTTCCATTCCAAGCAAGTCCATCGACAGTAGAAACAGGATCAGTTCCATTTCCAAGTAGTATACTACCAGCAGTTAATGTTGATGCTCCAGTACCGCCTTTACTAACAGGTAGTGTTCCAGTTACTTTATCTGTTGTTAGATCAACAGCACCAGTAGCTAATTTAGCCGAAGTAATTGCTGCATCTTTAACTTGCAGTGCATCGCTACCATTAACTTCAATAGTAGAATCATCTACTAAAACGTTAATTGTGTTGCCAGTATCCGATAATCCAGCACCCCATACATATGTTCCAGCACCACTAAATTGTACCCACGTAACACTGTCAGTTCCAACACTAGATATAGTGGCCGTTTGTGTCCAACCCGTTGACTGCCAAGTTGATCCTTCTTTGACGTAAACTGCGGCACCGTCAAATTCTGCTGGATCACTCATATCTTCTGCACGAACTGCTCCAGTTAATGAAACAATATAAATGCCATTTTGAGACGCGGTAGGTTGATTCTTAACAAGAACACGATCACCAGATGCTAATGTTACACCGTCAACTGTATCTCCAGCCTTTAAGTCTGCCACTACCGTTATTGCCGCTGTAGTTGCGACTCTGACTGCATTTTTCCAAGACAGACCAGTTGTTAGTGCATCAACATATCCCTTAGTAACAGCGTGTGTAGAAGAAGACGGAGCACCAGTTATTGATACGCTATTGAATGTGACATCAGCATCAGTTGCAACTGATTGTCCGATTGCAATTGCGCCGTCAGTAATCGTAACACCGGTTCCTTCTGTAAAAGCACCGCGAATATCAGCATCTGTTACTTTAGTAAAGGTAAATATTCCAGTTGATGAACTGTAAGATATTGCTCCATAACCAGTTCCGCTATTAGCAGCACTTACGGCAGCCTGAGCGAGAGCGTTACTAAACCACTTGTTAGTTGCTCCTACTTCTTGAGAAATGTCATCTGTGTTTAGTGTTACACTGGAACCCAAATCAACTGACTTACCGTTAATTGTAATACTCTTGTATGCCAACATAGTATTGGTAACAGTTCCAGTGTCGCCATTTCCAATTAAAGTTCCAGATGTTGATGGCAACGTGAAACTAGTTGTCCCGGCTGCTACTGGAGCTATTAAAGTAGCGGTTCCGCTTGTTGATCCAGAAAAAATGGCTGATGATAACCCGACGGCGCCAAGACCAGAAACATTCTTAGATGCGTCTATAATAACTGCTTTGCTCGCAGCAGCAGTACCAGCAGTTACATTGCTTAGTAGACCGGTGTAGTAGGCCCCGCCAGCTTCTACAATCTCTACACTTGTTCCATTGGTGCTGCTACCAAAATATAACTTACCAGAACCAGATGAGTATGCTAACTCACCGAATGCTAAGCTTGTTGGTGCTGCTAAACCAGTAGAACGCTTGATTTTAATAGTTGATGATGACACTTTTTTCTCCTAAGTTAGGTATGGTATATATCCTAAAGTATTTATCCAAAATAAAAAAAAGAGAGTGATAACTCTCTTTTTTATTAAATCAAACTAAGTTGATTAGATTTGATTAGTATGTGCCGCCGTCAAGGTCAACATCTACAACACCGTCAGTGACAGTGAAGTGATTTGGATTGAATGCAGCAACACCCTTTGTTCCAGTTGTTGTAGCAACAGCAACACTTACGGTTACTGTGTTAGCAGTAACAGCAGTAGAGATTGCTCCACTTCCAGAAATTGCTAGAGATTCGCCTAGAGCAACAGCGTCAGAACCAGAACCACCAGTTAGAGTGATTGAGCTATTAGCCAACTTAGCGTTGGTAACAGCACCGTCAGCGATCTTTGCTGTTGTTACAGCGTCACTAGCGATCTTGACTTCTGTTACAGCAGCAGAATCTAGTTCTGGTGTTCCAACACCACCTGCCTTGATTGCTACATGGCCACCAGCAACAGAGAAGTTAGTTGAATAGAAACTTGCAATACCCTTGTTAGTATCACTTGCGTCTTCGCCGCTTACTGTGATTGTTACGTCGCCGTTAGAGATTGTAACAGCGGTATCAATGCCTTCTCCGCCAGCTACTGTTAGTGTCTTGCCGTTAGCAAATGTTTCGCTTCCTGTGTCACCGGCAGCAGTGAAACTTGTAGAGATGCTTGCAGTGCTTACTGCGGTTACTAGACCCTTAGCGTTAACAGTTACAACTGGAACTGCTGAAGATGAACCATATGTTCCAACGTTTGTGTTGACTGTAGCTAGCTCTAGAGCTAGATCAACTGCCGCTGAACCGTCAAAACTTACAGCGGAAGCAGAAGCATCACCACTAGCACTGAAGTTACGTGCTGTCTGTAGTGCGGTTGCGGTGTCAGCGTTACCTGTTAGAGCACCAGTAACATTGCCATAAACTCTACCGACGGTTAGATCCTTGTTTAGGTTCCAACGATCATCTGCACTTGAGTATGTTAATGTCGCTGGAGTTTCTGGACCTTCAACTGTTAGACCAGCACCATTAGCAGCAGCAGCAGTAGTAGCGCCCTTGGAAACAACGATGTTCTTGTCGGCAACTTCTAGAGTTGTAGAGTTAACTGTTGTTGTAGTACCATTTACAGTTAAATTGCCAGTTACAGTCAATGCGCCTGTAACAGTAGCTGCACCAGAAATGCTAATACTTTCAGCAGTAATGTCATTAGAGTTTAGTGTGCCATCAACGGTAACGTTGTTGAACGTTACGTTAGAAGTTGTACCAACTGCTTGACCAATAGCAACTTGACCGTCGGTGATAGTAACACCAGTTCCAGCACTGAAGTGTGCGCGAACTTCGCTTGCGCTTGGGCCAGTATAAGTAATTACACCAGTAGCAGCGTTGTATGACATGCTGCCATCGCCGCCTGCGTCAGTTACACTGATTGAGTCGCGAGCACGAGTTTGAGTGAAATATAGATTAGTAGTACCTTCAGCAATGTCGTCTGTGTCTAGATTGTTCAACAATTGTGAATCACTAAATGAGAACTTACCAGTAGCACTATCGTATGTTAGTGCATCACTGCTTCCAGCAGCAACTCCTACTGAATCACGAGCACGAGTCTGTGTGAAGTATAGATTTGCATTTAGTCCAGTTCCCTCAGCTAGAGAGTTGGTGTTATGATTACTGATATCAGAAACTGTACCAGTTACATTACCAGTTAATGCACCAACGAAACTTGATGCGGTAACTGTTCCCAGGTTACCAATATTTCTGCTTGCATCAACGATAAGAGCCTTGCTTGCGCTTGCTGTACCAGCAGTTACATCTAGCAAGTCTGCTAAATATGCGCCACCGATTAATGTGACGGAAGAAGTTGTTCCATCTGTGCTGCTACCAAAATATAGCTTACCAGAACCAGATGAGTATGCTAACTCACCGAATGCTAAGCTTGCTGGCACTGAAGAGCCAGTAGAACGCTTGATTTTAATTGTATTTGCCACTTTGTTTTTCTCCTAGGTTAAAGTGTTTTGTGATAAAAAATTTCTATTAGAAATTCTATTTTTATTTATCACGATATATACTTTTTGAGTATTTTTATGTGTAATTTCCAGCATCTAAAGTAATACCAGTCAATGCTGTTCTTGCCACCCATTTTTGCGTGGCAACATCATATTGCAATACTGATCCGTCTGTAATTGGTGCAGCGGCATCAACATTTCCAATATCCTCTAATTTATTTACAGTAGAATTCACTGTAAATAAAGTCCAGTTGTCTTCCGAATTAGGCATAGATCCAGTAGTCGTGTTTCGACTCTGACCATTTAACAAACTGTATTTGTAGTAACTGTCAGGATCGCGAGTCACGCTTCCAACGGTGTATCCATTTTTAAGATACACCAACATACCCTCGGTCAGTCGCTGACCAGTTATGTTTGTTAATCTGTCACCTGCATCACCGCTGATACTTTGTAAAGTACCACGAACTTCAGTGTCCAATACTATTGGATGATCGCCAGTTGAACTCCAAGTTCCAGTCCACGTATTTCTTGTTAAGCCGTCGTAATTTGTGCTCATGATATACTCACATATGTTGTTCCAGGCTGCAAGGTTATGCCATACAGCGTGTATTGTTCAGCAACATATCCTGCTGGAGGGGTCGTTGGCTGCAAACTAACAGTGTTTCCAGATGTCACGCTTACATCCGATAACAACGATGAGGTTGGACCAGTTTTGAACGATGTTGGCTGACTTGCACTTGAGCGAATGGCGAACCAAAATGCTCTTGGTGTGCTCTCAGAATTGGTTACGTTACCAGCAAATACTTTTACCGCATTTCCAAGTGCAGTAACTCCAGCAACAAAACTTGTTACAGTAACAATGTTTTCGACAGTCGGAGGACTACTTGTAGCAGCCGTAAATAACCACAAGCTTGGGTATGTAAATGTAGCACTGGCACTTGCAGTAGTTGAACTGAGGTTTGCAGTATATGAAGTTCCAGTTACACTTGCTGGGCGAGTAAATGTAGTAGAAACACTTACCGTTCTTGTAGTTGCTGTGTTATTTTTATGTATAGGATCAGTAAATGTAAATGTTCCGCTTGCGGTAGCACTACTTGTAGTTCCGCCAACTGCGGTCACGCTATTAGCATAATTTGATGTGCTTGACATTCCAGTTACAGTAACTGTATATGCTACAGAGTTATAACTTTGTAGGAATGTGTTGCCAGTTAGACTTCCAAGTGTTGCGCTCAGTGTTGGCGTCGCCCAAGTAACTGATATATTAGCAGTTGACGTAGTATATTCAGCGGTGGTAGTTCCATTGTAGAAATTGAATGCTATGGTTCCTGCTGCACTTCCGCCTGCTATAGTAGTGCTTGTTGATCTGATAAATGAATCGGCATCAGTTGTAAATGTCTGTGTCCAATCTACAGTTCCCGCTGGAGTAGCAGATTGACTTCCTGCGCTAAATGTATTCAATGCACTTATTGAACCATTTGTAGCAGTTATACTTCTAACGCTTGAGATATATTGATCGGTAATGTCATCTGGGTTTACTGCATTTACAGCAAACGATGTAATTGGTTGATCCCAACTTGGAGATGCTGGTGAAATCGTAGCACTGAGAGTTGGGGTAAAGGTAGCAAGCGTTAAACGAAGTTTGTTGTTAAAGAATTCTGCTACGCGAACTGGAGAAGTAGTCCCATTCTCTTTGTATCCAGTAAGAGTTCTGTATGTTCCACTTGTAGTCCAAATAAGAGGACTATTATCAGTTTGTGTGGCAACATCTACCCAACTTAGTGTTCCTGCGCCATCTGTTCCTAGAACTTGACCGCTGGTTCCACCGCCAATACTTATGTTATTGACTCCCCCGAACGATACTTTGTTGCTTGTTGCCGTTACATTAGTTACGCCGCCCGGAGTTCCATTATTGTTGTATTGTAGTTGTCCGTTTGTGCCACCAACTAATGATAGTGACACGGGCCCCCACTTCTGCGTGGCAGAATCATATGCAAGAATCTGTTTATCTTCTGGTGTGCCAACTACATCCAATAGAGCACTAAGTAAACCAGATGTTGCTACCGTAGCAAATGTTGGTTTATTTTGTATATTGTTCCAAGTCAAATCTTCGCTAATTACGTAATTAGCATCGTTAGTGAATGTGCTTAGTCCAGGTGCTGTTCCAGTTATATTTTCCCAAGTTACACTTGATACTGTTATGTAATTCGAATCATTGGTAAATGTGCTTAGTCCAGGTGCTGTTCCAGTTATATTTTCCCAAGTTACATCTGTTAGTTTTATGTATCCAGTGATTGTGTTGTCGAATATTCCAACAGATGGCGCAGTGCCGGTAAGATTTTCCCAAGTAACTGCATCTGATTTAATGTATCCAGCGGTGTTAGTAAAATCACTTAAATCAGTTGGTTTGTTTGTTAAATCATTATAATTACGACTTACACTAATTACGCCTTCTGTCGTGACATCTATATTAGCGCCTATCTTTACACCACCACGAACGGTAGAAGAGGCAACGGGAACAGGAATACTACTGGTCCAAGAAACATTCAATCCATCAGTAATTAAGAACTTGTTCGACTGTCCCTCTTGTGCTGGCAATAAGTTATTGATTGCGGCAGTTGCATTAGTTGCTCCGGTTCCGCCGCTTTCTACTGGTAGTGTTCCAGTGAATGATACTGTTATACCTCCAGTTTGTCCGCTAATTGCAATATTACTTCCAGCAGTAAGCGAGGTTACACCAGTGTTGTTTATCGTGTTGTCAACGATGCTTATTCCGGTGCCAGCAGTATATACTCCAGCAGCACCAAACTGCGACCACTCGATATCACTCGTTCCAATTTCTATAGTTCCAGAAGTAACCATTATCCACTGAGTGCTCTTTTGTGTCACTCCGTTTTGTATGAATGTGAAATCGCCAGCACTTACTTCGTTTGCAAAACTGTTGTCAAAATCACTTGCTCTAATTAGAGTCCATCCGGATGTGATTGATGCGAGTGTGTATATGCCATTTTGTTTTTCGTCTGTTTGATTTTTTACTAAAATTCTCTGATTTAGTTGTATTGTGACACCATCTATTTGTGGGAATGCACCAGAGCCAGTAAGGGTTGCACCTATTCCAGAACTACCGTTGTTATAAGTTGCACTTAAATTAGTAGTAGTGGCAGCAACGCAAGCCAAATGAACATTTAATCCAGTGGCTACATTGTCAACATATTCTTTTGTTGCGGCTTCGTATGCGTTGATTGGGTTTGCATATAGAACCAATGGGCCAGTCATTGTATCGCCGCCGATATTTACTGGAGTAAACCCAAGTCCGCCAGTAATTTGACTTGTATTGATGTCAACCCATACCGGACTTCCATCTAATGATGCCAATACTTTTCCGTTCGCTGATCCTTGTGATGGCAGCAAATTATTGATTGCTGACGCTGCGCTGGTTGCGCCGGTGCCTCCGTTAAATATGCCAAGTGTTCCGCCTACTGTAAATGTTCCAGTGGTCGTTATTGGACCGCCACTAAATGTTAGTCCAGTTGCTCCCGGGTCGATACTTACTGATTTTACTGTTCCGTAATCTGGTTTTGCATTAAAGAAGTCAATTGCACCCAAATCAGTTTTGTAAAATAACTTCCCATCAGCGTAGTTGATAGCAACTTCACCAAATGACAAATCGGTTGTTAAAGGCTGTTTACCACTAACACCCGAACTTTTTAATACAATCGTTGTTGTCATTTATTTTTCCTTTTAACCAAATGTTCCGCCATTTATCGAACTTACCAAGTTGTCAACATAATATTTATTGACCAAATCTGCATCTGCTAACCCATTAGAATACTGCACTGGTGTTGGACCGACAACCGTAACTTTATTGATCGCATCGCTTGCTAATATCATAGCAGTATCTCCTGACTGTGATATTAGATTTAATCTCGAATTTGTTGCTTGTATGTTTAATTCTTCGCCTGCATTTGTTTGAAGCGTTGAACTGCCGGTGCCGCTAACTACTATTTTTCCAGTTCCATTAGGTAACAACACCAAATCAGAATCTTCTGCCCCGGCAGATATCGTGGCATTATTTCCGTTTATTACTACTGGTCTTGTTCCGCCGGCAGTTAGTGTATTTTGTGCTGGATCAAAAGTAAGATTTGAAGATTGTCCTACAAATTCTGCTCCAGTTCCATACATTAGTTGATTCTGAACTAATGAAGTTACGCCAGTTCCACCCCGACTGACCTGAACTGTTTCGAGATTGATAGTTACTTCTTGATCTGTAACTGTAATTGATAGACCGCCAGTTGCTGTAAAAGTAAGTGCTTGTCCTATTTTTTCCCAAGCACTACCATTGTAAAATTCTGCAAAGGGTGGAGTAGTCTGATTGTTTATGCGAACCATTCCAACCTGAGCATCTTCTGGTCTGTGTGCGTTGTTTCCAACAGGAATACTAAGTGCTTTGTTTCCGTTAAACTTTAATACACCCGATTGAAGCAAACTTATTTCAGTTCCATCGATGTCAAAAACGCCATCTGCGCGACTTATAGAAATGTTTCCAGTTTCAGCAGTTATTGAACTGCCTACGATATTCGCATATTCTGTATCAGTTACTTGTCTTGCACTGAACGTAGAAGTAACGGAATCATAAAATATGAATCCGCCCTCTTTTCCAAATTGAATCTCATCCGATATGCCAGATAAGCCATAATTTTTTGTATAAGTGGTCATGTCTTATTCCTACCTAATAATATTTATATCAAAGATTTTTCAAACATATGTGATGATTATTTTTGCCGCGCCTTGAGTAACGCCGGCCATCGCTAAGTTTCCAGTAATTAGAATGTCTCCATTTACATTTGCTCCAGTAGTGCCACCAATTCCAAACTTAGTAGTCCCGTCAATTATATATTTTCCTACCATTTTTAAATCAAACAAATTGTTTGTTGCCAGACCGTCTGCGGAAACTACTTCAGGAGTTGAAGCAATTTCATATCCTAAACTCATTATTGGAGTTCCGTTAAATGCGGCTGTAACATCTATCAGTATAGACACAATACGAGTTCCAGTTGTCAATTGTCCGATACTAAACGTTTGAGGTGTGATGTTACTAATACTGTAAGAAAGTGTCTTACTGTCAACAGTCGCAGAACTTTCTCTTCCTATGATTGACCAAGCAGAGCCGTTCCACAACCACATACTCCATTGATCTACATAGTTTCCACTTCCGTCGGCGCTGTCAATCACATACGCTTGATCGCCAACGAGTGGTCTTAGAGCATCGCGAGCCGTAATATTTGCTACGACTGACGTGTTTCCATTTCTTAGACCCTGTTCGATAAACAAGCCAAGAGCATAGTGTCCGTTTTGTCCGCTTACTACACCGCAAGTTGTCAAGAATGAACCCTGCTTGTCAATGATAGTCATAGGACCACCATCGTCTCTGCTTAGTTTCAATACTTCGTTAGCCGTATTAGCAGCAACACTTAGCGCCAAACTTGATGTGCTATTTGGACCCGCAAATGGGTTGTTATCAGCGTCATTTATGCCATTTTGTATAGTTATTGATCCGCCAACTTCATTTTTGACAACCAGATTTCCACTATCGTCAGCATATGCTATTATGTTTGGAATATTTGCTTCATTGATGTCTATCGCCATATCTCCGGCGGCACAGTATGTTAAATCTGCAAAATTGAGTGAGGCATATATATTTGTCTTGAATGACACTGTTACTCCGTTTATCACGGCGGTTGGATTTGGGCCTGACTGTGGAAGTTTTAGTGCCACGAATTCATATGCACTTCCTAATCCACCAATATTACTTGTAATAATAGTAGCAGCGTTTACTTTTGATGCGGTTAGTTTATGTTGAGAAGACCCCGCGTTGATTGCATTGATTGCAAAAGTTAAATCATACGTAGCAGATGACGTATTGTTTAATGTTACTTCAACGCCATTCAATTGAATAACATCACCAGAATTACCAGTTGGATTTGACCCAGTTCCTATAGAATAGGTTGGGTTAGCGGCGGCAATTTTCATTAGAATTGGTCTTCTACTTTCATCGCTTGTAGTTAGACCTCCCAAACCATCAGTAGTAGGATAAATGTAATCTCCGACGTTGCCTGGAAGCCCTGGAATAAAATCTACTATTCCGTTTCCTGGTCTTAGTATGAATTGATTTGGTCCAGGACCTGCACTGACAACTGTTCCAATAAACTTAGACACATTGTCAGCGTCACTCTTTACAAATTGCCCGTCTTCTATACAAATAGCATCGCCCTGTTTGAAATTATTATCCTTTTTCTCCAATATATAGTTTGTAAGTGGATTCATATAGTTAAATCTGGCCATAACATTAGAGCCAAATGTAACGCTAATAGTCGGAGGAGAAGGATCAATCATTGGCACTCCTAATTCATTTATTTGAAAGAATACCACATCCCCAACAACGCCAAATAATCCGTTTCCTGATGTACTTAAAAAGGTATTGTACCTTAATCTATCTTCAACGATTGCAACTACTTCAGAGTCATTTTTACTGACTATACTAACAACTTGAAGTACCTTTGCATCCTGTGCTCCTGCAACAAAATCTCCGACTTCTACATCATTACCATTATATTGAAACGGTATTCTTGTTAGATTACTACCGTGTTGCATTGGTATTGGAACACTAAAAGTAACCTTCCATCTGTATGGCTTTGGATTTGTACCGAACGCATAGTATGGGTCGCCACTTGAATTTGAATATGGCCAATACGCATCTGGAATAGATGCAGTGGCCAAGGCAGAAATTACTTTTGGAGGTTTATTAAGACCTATAAAACTGGTTTTCCAGACATTTATTCCACTCATTTTTATTCCTTAAGTAAACATAACAAACTCAATAACTGCACTTGTCGCCCCAGTTCCGTTTGTCCCTGTTGCCGATTTTGTAAGACTAAGCTTCATAGTATGTATTCCAGGATTAAACGCCGAGAATGCAGTTCCGGATCCGTTTGTTCCTATAGTTCCCGAAACCAATAGTTTCGTACTAGTGCCTTCAGAAAATGATCTAATGTTATATGCGCCCCCCGATTTTTGTATTCCATAATACAGTATTGATAATGGGGGCGAGCTATATCCAGTAAAGGTAAATGTTACTTCGCAGGCGGTCGAGGCTACAGTGGTATAGACCGCAGTTCCTGTTCCAGCAAGAATAGTTGGTGTCCCAGCCAAATTACCACTTCCATCGTAATAAATTTCTACAGCAAATCTTGAGAGATTTCCAGCACCTCCGCCACTCCCTCCGCCACCGCTATACTGAGGAATGTTCAGTGTTCCGTTTGAGAATGTTGCAGGGCCGCTACTTCCAGTTGTTGTCAGTGTTATAGGAGCTTGATAGTCAGTTCCAGCCGAAGCAGCAGAAACTCCAGTTCCATTACCCTTTAATAGTCCATTTACAGAAGTTGTAAGTGTTATTGCTGGAGTAGTTGTGCTATTGGAAACTGTTCCGCCAAATCCATTAGCAGATGTAACGCTTACAGCAGTAACTGTTCCACTGCCACCACCTCCAGTAGCATCGGTGCTGTTGACCCAAGCAGTTCCGTTGTATTTTAGAACTTGTCCGTTTGATGGAGAAGTAATGGTTACTGTTCCCAAATCAGCCAGATTTATTGTCGCGGAACCTCCAAGTGAGGCAGAGCGACCGTTAAATGTAACGCTGCTATTTGTCAGGGCGCTGTTAGATATGCCAGATAATGTTCCGCCAAGCGTTAGACTTCCACTTGATGTCACGGTTCCAGTTAGTGTTAGTCCATTTACCGTTCCAGTTCCACCGACACTTGTAACGGTTCCGCTTCCACCATCACCAGTTGCATCCGTGCTATTTACCCAATTACTTCCATTGTATTTTAGAACTTGTCCGTTTGTTGGAGAAGTGATGGTGACTTGATTCAGATTATTAAGACCAAAAGTCGTAGAACTTCCAAGAGCAATAGTAGTGCTGTTTATGGTAATGCTATTGTTCGTTAGTGCAGTGTTTGGTATGTTACTTAATGAACCACCCAATGTAATATTTCCGCTGCCAGTGACCGTTCCAGTTAGTGTTAGTCCATTTACCGTTCCAGTTCCACCGACACTTGTTACCGTGCCGCTTCCACCACCGCCAGTAGCACTCAGTGTGCCATTACTGTAAGAAAGTCCAGAACCAACAGTAACAGTTGTGAATCCGGAACCATTTCCTGCAACTATACCGTTTAAGGTGGTTGATACTGCAATATTTCCACTCGAAGTTACGGGTGAATTAGATACTGTGAAACCAGTTGGCATAGATAAACCAACACTGGTCACTGTTCCGCTACCGCCACCAGTTACTGTTCCCCACTCTAAAGCAGTTCCGGCAGAATTTACACGCAATACCTGATTCGCAGTTCCAATATTTGTTAAACCAGTTCCGCCGGAGGTTGTTGGAACGGTAGACTGTGTGAACCCAAGTGTTACCGCTCCGTTAACGGTGGTTGCACTTACTGCGCCGCTTCCAGTTACACTTAAAACTCCCTTATTACTAATAGTAGTTCCATTGACCTCTATTCCAGTCCCTCCAGTATAGGTTCCTGGGCCGCCAAACTGCGTGAACTCTACATCAGTAGTTCCAGTGTTTATTGCTCCAGTAGTCGTCATTATCCATTGTGTGGTGGCAAGAGTTCCTTCTCCAACGAAGAAGGCATCGCCGGCGTTCATGTTTAAAGAATTATTAAAATCAATTGCTCTGGTCAACTCAAAAGGATTTGATGCAGTCATCAAATATATTCCATTTTGTGATTTAGTTGTTTGATTTTTAACTAAAACGCGATCACCGACATTTACTGTCAATCCACTAATAGTGTCCAGCGGGCCGGATCCAGTTAGTTTTGCTCCGACTCCATTTGTTCCATTAGTGTAGGTGCCACTAATATTTGATTGAGTTGCTACACGAGCGGCTTCTTTTATAAACAAGCCAGATACTAAATTATCTACATACTGTTTTGTTGCTGCTTGTAATGATGCGGTAGGATTTGCATTTAATGTTAGTGGGCCAGACATAGTATCGCCCGTTTTAGCAACGCCGCCCAGATCAGCAAGAGTTATTGTTCTTGATCCACCAAGCGCAACAGCAGTTCCGTTTATAGTAATGCTGCTGTTTGCTAATGCACTGTTTAGTATGTTACTTAATGAACCACCGAGTGTCAAGTTACCACTTGTGGTAATCGTTCCCGTTAGAGTTAGTCCATTTACTGTTCCAGTTCCACCGACACTTGTAACTGTGCCGCTTCCACCACCGCCACCACCGCCAGTAGCACTCAGTGTGCCATTACTGTAAGAAAGTCCAGAACCAACAGTAACAGTTGTGAATCCAGTTCCATTTCCAGCAACTATGCCGTTTAATGAAGTTGATACTGCTAAAGTGCCGGCCGCAGTTATTGGTGATCCTGTCACGGTAAACCCAGTTGGCATACTTAGACCAACGCTGGTAACTGTTCCGCCTGTTGATCCTCCACCTCCTCCAGTGCTTGATATTTCTATTGTCTGAGTGTCAAGACGATTGATGACCATATTGGCGCCGGCTTTCAACTTGACACTACTAATATGTGTTCCATCAGTGTCGCTACCAGTCAAACGAATTATTGCTCCGTCTGCTGTGCTTTGAGCTGTTGCAGTATAAACTACGCTCGCGTATGAACTTATTACACCCATTGGGTTTATAAGTATGCTGGTTCCGTCTACTCTTACTCCGCCGAGTGCAGAGTTTTGACCTGTGCCGGCTGTTGGCAGCGTATAAACAGTTGACGCAAATTCAAGTGCTGTTCCAGCAGAATTTACTTTTAGATATGAATTTGGTGAGCCAACTATAGTTAAACCAGTTCCGCCGTGCTCTATGTTTAATACACCATCAAGAGTGAAGTTTCCAGAACTTGTTATTGGATTAGTGGTGCTTGAACTAACAGTTAAACCAGTTACGCCAGTGTCAAATCCAACACTTGTTACCGTTCCAGTTCCAGATGTGTTGCCCCAATATACTTGCCCACCGCCTTTAGTAAGTAATACTTGTCCTGCTGTTCCGCCAGCAATTGACAATTTGGTTATATCTGGCATAGATATAGTTTCACTTACTGTCAAGTTAGCAACAGTTAGCGTATTAGTGTTCTTGTTATACGCAAAGGTATCATCGCCGCCAAGATCGCCATTGTCATTGAACTGAATTTGTCCGTTAGAACCTCCTGGTTCATCTACATTCAATACTTGTTGAAAAGAACGCTGATCAACGCCAGTAATGTATATGTCTTTGTCTGTATTATAGATGCTAACAGTATCGACTGTGACATAATTAGTTTCAGTCGCGGTTAATCCAGCAATAATTACAGATTTATCTGCTGCTCCGCTCAGTGCGAGTGAACCGGTGTTTAGTCCGCCAAGAGACGATGCATTAATTACAGTTGGATTCGCAGTAGAGGTCGTAACAGTAGAAAACGGATCGTCAACTGATACTATTGTTTGGGTTGGGGTAATAATTGCCATTATATTTTTCCTTATTCAAGTCGCAATGCGACGAATTACTCATACATATATTTAGCAAAATCCCATATTTTTAATTATACCAATATGAAAAAAACAAAACCGTCACGAGGACGGTTTTGTAGTAGAAGTGCAGAATTTTTATTGCGTTGCTTCTGCGGAATCCTCAATCAACTTGATTTTCCCAGCATTCTTCATTGCTTCGAGATATGCCTGACCAAGACTGCTAATTAGAGCGTCTTGAACGCTTGCTGAGTAGGAGAAGTTTCCACGCTGAGATAGCATTACACGCTTGTCAACATAAATCTTCCCGCCCATTGAGCGCCAGTTATCGCAGAAATTCCAGTCGTCATTTACATACAACTCATTTTTGACACCAGACTCAAAGTAGGTTCTTAGAACTGGTTGTTCGGTGCCGACTTCGCCTTCGTTCTTGTATTGAACGACAGATGGATGCTTAGAAAGCGTATCAAATACTTCACGCTTTACTAACATAAATCCGCTACCAACACGAGAAACTTCGTGAAGACCGTCTTCACCCTCTTCTGCACCTTCAAAGGTGTTTACTACCCATCTGATTGGAATAGTTTTAGTAGGATACAAACCACCGATAACATCAACTTTTCTGTTGAGAAGAACCATTAAGTGCCAAGGCTCCCAAGCAATTTCACCGTCGATAAACATCAAGTGAGTGCTATCTGGTTGCTCAAGAAACTTAGATACCAAGGTGTTCTTTGCACGAGGCAATAGAATATCATTGGTTGAAGTTCCAATAGACCACTCTAAACCGAATTGACGAGCCGCATTAGAGAATTTGATAAAACTAATGAACGCTGCTTCGGAGATAGTTCCATTGTTGCAAGGAACAACAATATGAATCTTAGTGGTTCGTAGATAGTCCATATCTACTTTTACAGCATCTTCGGATTCTGATGCTACTTCTGGTGTAGCGGTTTCTGCCGCCGGGGTTTGTGCTACTTCCTGTGTGATTTCTACAGGTGCTTTTGACTTTTTGGTCTTTTTAGTTGCCATATTTACCTTTCTGTGAGTGTAATAAAGTTATGATAACAATATTTAACAGCAAAGTCAATGGCTAATTTATTTTTCATCTAAATAATCAGCGTTTTTGGATACACTGGTCTTTTCTTGTTTGTTCTCTTTAAGAACACGAAGAGATTCCTTGATTGTCTTCATCAATTTTAGTTTTTGCTCCATGCTGGCAGATGCAAGCAAGCCTCTGCTTTCCTGTATTAGTGTAAGAACTTGTTTTCTCTCCATTTTAATAACTCACAGTAACAAAATTGATGTTTCCTTCGGCCCAGTCAGTGACTTTGGCTCTAAACAAAACAAAATTACCAGTAAAATTCAAGAATCCATTTTTTGAAGCGGATAAATCAAGTTGCTCTACATCAAACCAATCCGTTTCTGTTGGTTCTGAATATAGAGTTGCCTGTAAAAATACATTACCAACAAAAGAGTTAGAGAATGACCAAGCAAAAGTTTGCAGCGATCTTCCAGCCACATAGTAACTTGCTGCTTCTTGTGAATCACCAGTAAGTTGCATAAACTCTCCAGCTGGAGAAGTATGACTACTTGCCGATAACAAATTGATAGCAGTTGTTTGTGCCATTATCCTCTCTCTACTTCGACTATTACATCATTGCCAAGCAATTCTTGAGCAACTTGCTCAATCGCTGCAATAGTTTCTTCGCTTACTAATTCAATATCGCCCTGATCATTGGTTTTAGCTAACTTGCTCACTATGATCACTATCGATTGTTCGTAGATTTTCGCCACAATTTACCTCATCTGTTTCTGTAGTATTTATTCTTTTTTCAATTTTACAAAGTTTCAATACTATTCCTGGATACAACATATTTAGATATGTGGCGTGATAATCATTATTCATATCTATCGTCATACCATACCAAATTCCGTAAGTATTTCTATGTCTCATCCATCGAATAGCAGATAGATTGAGTTTTATATCATTATTTTTGTCAATCAAATATTCTCTCACACAAGTGAGATCGTTATTTTGTATACGTCGAGTCGCTGATCCAAAATACATTCTGTATTTGTATTTTGGATTTACTTGATAGATGACTCCCTTTTCGAAGTTATCTAATTTTGTAGAATACAGCAATTTTATACCGAGTTTTGGAGTTTTTATTTCGTCGTATAATGACACGAGTTTAGAAATCAACTCTTGAATCTTGTTTTTTGTTTCTTCGTGATGATATATCACGATGCTATTTGCCCCGCAAAACACAACTTTTATATCAATCTTAGCGGAAACAAGATCAAGAATGAATTTTTTGATTTCTACATTTATATCAGAATAATTACTCATTACTTCCAATACTGATTTCTTAGTATAAGATGAGTAACTTACGTAACAATCTTCATTCAGATATTCATTTAAATTCTCGATGTTCTTTAGCCGGCGCAACAAGAATAAATTCTCGGTGCGAATATATATTTTGTATTTGTATTTGTCAAAGTAATAATTTGTTTTACTTTTTTCAAGTGCGTATTCAGTGTAGTGTGATAATTCCATCTTGTCCTACCATACCAGTTAGTTCTACGATCTTATTGATAACAACAAACTCGATTTTGTCGTTGATTAGATTTGCAACAATATTTGCGTTCTTCAACTTTTCGAAGATAATCTTTTTACTCAACGGAACTCTAATCAGTTCATCAATTTTACGAGCAAGAGGTCTTGCACCCATCTTATCGTCATAACCGACCTTTGCAAGATGCTCAATTACATCTTCGCTTAGTGTCAATGTAATAGCATGCTGATTAGTCAATTGCTTTTTAAGATCATTTGCAAACTTGACAACGATCTTTTTGATTGCCAGTGTGTTCAACTTGTTGAACTTGCAAACCAAATCAATACGATTACGCAATTCAGGCTTAAAGAATTCCTTTAATGCTTTTTCATCAGAATCAGTTTTGCGTTGATCGCCGAAGCCAATATTGTTTCGCTCACTATCGGCTGCGCCCATATTGCTGGTCATGATAACAATAGTATTTTTTGCATTTACTCTCTTACCATTTGTTCCAGTGATAGTTCCCTCGTCGAGTAACTGCAAAAACAAGTTATAAACATCCGGGTGTGCCTTTTCGACCTCATCGAACAACAAAATAGCATATGGGTTCTTACTCAAGTCGTTGATGATCTTGCCGCCGCCAAGATTGCTGTCTTCATATCCTACATATCCAGGAGGTGCGCCGATCAAGCCTGCAACGCTATGCTTTTCTTGATACTCACTCATATCATACTTGAGTAGTTTCATATCCAGATGTTCGCTTAACAGACGAGCCAGTTCTGTTTTACCTGTTCCAGTGGGTCCAAGAAACAAGAAACTTGCCATGGGCTTCTTTTCATTTGCGATTCCAGCATAACTGACATAAATTCTATCAAGAACAGAGTCCACCACATGTTCCTGACCGTATAGTTTTTCCTTGATGTTGATATCGATGACTGTAATACGCTCGTTCTTGTCGTGATCCAACTTGTCTTCCGGAATGTTGGCCATCTTGCTAATTTGTTCTCTGATATCATCGGCCGTAATAAACGCACCAACATTATTTTCGACTCGTTGCTTTGCACACGCAGCATCAAGCAAATCTATGCTCTTGTCTGGATTCTTTTTGTCGTGAATGTATCTGCTGCCGTATTCGATTGCACTTTCGATTGCATCATCTTGAATGGTAACGCTATGGAAAGTGTTCAACTTATCGCTCAAGCCATGCAGAATTTTCTTTGTAGTTTCAAGTGATGGCTCATCCACACTTACACGATAGAATCGACGCATAAGAGCACGATCCTTTTCAAAACTATCGTAGTATTCTTCCCAAGTGGTGCTGGCTATGATTTTTAGAGTGCCCTTGGTGATCGCAGGCTTGATCATATTTGAGAAGTCAATGCTACTGGTAGAACTTCCGCCGGCGCCTCGCATAGTGTGTGCTTCGTCAATAAACAGAATGACATTCTTTTTAGTGTTTAGCGCATCAAGAACATTCTTGACCTTTTCTTCAAAGTCACCTCGATACTTACTCCCAGCAAGCAAACTGGCAATCTCAAGAGAGAACAACTCGTGTTCCTTTAAGAAATCAGATACATCATCATTCACGATTTTGTGTGCAAGACCCTCTGCGATTGCGGTTTTACCAACACCGGGTTCTCCAACCATCAATACATTACTCTTGTATTTCTTGGCAAGAATATTTACGATGTCATAAATCTCGGTGTCGCGACCAATAACTGGATCAATCTTTCCGTCTCGTGCCAACTGAGTTAGATTCACGGTATGTTCAGCGAGAACTTCATCTGCTTGTTCTTCTGTCATTTTTGCAGACAACTTTGCATTCTTTGCACTCTTTTGCCAGTGAGCAATAAATTCGTTTCTGGTCACACCCCACTTTAGCAAGAAGTAGTGAGCATGAGTATTGGTTTCAGCCATGATACTCAAATACAAGTCAACGATCTCGATCTGACGACGACCAGTGAATAACACTTGCGTTACCGCACGATTGAACATTCGTTCCAAAGCAGTAGTTCTTTTTGGATGATAATCGTCAGTTACATTTTTTGCGGCCAAGTGTGTTTGTTGCTCAAGAAATGCAGTTAGATCAATAATCATTGCGTCTACATCAACGCCAAATGATTCAAGAGTTTTCTTAAAAGAGTTCTGCGATACCAAACTCAGCAAAGTATGCTCTAAGGTAACATATTTGTGTTTTAGTTTTTTGGAAAAAATTACTGCGTTTTCGATTATTTGCTCAATTTCTGGATTATTGATCATTATGATCCTTTCGTGTTTGATTTCGTTCGTTGTTTATTGCCAAAAGCAGTTCATCGCTTATATTATCAGGAATTTCTGCTTTAATCAAGATATATTGGTCACCTACTCGTGAATTATTTTTTAGTCCTCTGCCGGGAATTCTCAATTGATACTCTGGCTTAGTATTAGGTCTAATAGTAATTTCCAAATTGGTTCCATCCAAAGCAGTAAATTGTATTTTTGTTCCAATTATCAAATCGAATACATTGATAGGAACTACTGAGTGCAAATCCAGTCCGTGTCTGCGAAATTTTAGATGCTCGGTAATTAGAAATGTGATTTGTAAACTGGCATTAGGAATAACATTCTCATATCTGATTGCCTGCCCATGATCTATCCCTTTTGGAACATTTATTTCCACATACTTCATTCCTTGTGGAGTGTTGATTTGTAGCGTTTTTACGCTATCGACCAATATATCTTCAAGCGACAAGTGAATTGCAAAATTATACATTTGCACATTCGTAAAATTACGCATATTGAACATACTATTAAATATGTCATTTATGGAATCAAAACCTCCACCGAAGTGCTCGTGATGTGGGTTATCATAAGCAGATCGCTTTTCAGGATCGCTCAATGCGTCATATGCTGCTTGAATTTGTTGGAAAGTTTTTGTGTCGCCGCCACGATCAGGGTGATGTTTTGCCGCTAACTTTCTATATGCTTGTTTTATTTCCTCTTGAGAGGAGTTCTTGGATACTCCAAGAGTTGCGTAGTGATCCATTATTTTATTTTTGTGTTGAGTATTACTCAACAAAATATATCACAATGTTGAGCAAAAATCAATCTTTTCCGGCAATTTTTTCTTTTGTGCGGCCGTATGCAGTAATTCCTATACAAGCACCCATAGATATATGAAACAGCCCTGCGCCCTGCAAAGTCACGGGTTGCCATTGGCTGACTACACTTCCATTGCTTATTGCTTGTAGTATGGACCATAATACAGGAAATAACATAAAGTCGGTAATACATGCTGCTATATAGACCCAGCCCAGCATGGGTCTCCATCTTTTGTTTACCCAATCTTTGTTATCGTTGTCTACCAATACTTCTGCATTTTGAGCAGCGTTGTCGCCGGCAGTAGTGAGATTCAATTGAGGTTGAGCGGCTCGGTGAGTGCTATCATAACTACTTGATTGAAATTGTGGCATTTCTGGATCAGCGACAAGCATTTCATATGCTACATCATTTGTGGCCACTGATGCATTACAGTTTCTTTTTGCTAATAGTGTAGTCATATCAATTTATCCCCGCTTGTCGTTGTAAATTCAAGATGTCCTCATCGGTTTCGTAAACCTTTGATGTTTTTATTCCAGCGATTTCTCTCCACTCGTTCAAATCTTTGTCATTTTCTTTTTTGTAATCTTGTGAAGTAAGAGAAATATTATTCGCTATGTTTTCTCTTGTTGCCGGAAATTTGTCGCTCTTAATTTTTAGAGTCCAGTCTTCGCCCTTTACGCCAGTTAAAGTATCAATATCGTCAAGTATTTCCATTATTTTTCTTGGTGAACTTGGTCTGCGATTTAATTCGGCAAAAACATAGTATTTACCACGCTCCACTTCACCTGGACTAATATCTGCGTCTATGATAAACTCATAGCCACGTTCAAGCCAAGTAACCAAATCTTCACCTGCTTCTTTTGCAGTGACCATAAAACTCAGCGTGATGATTTCGCTGTCATCGCCAATTCTTGACTTGAACTCATCTATTCCGAGCGTTGTGATCAGAATGTCTTTTAAGTCAAGATGTTTTAGGCTTTCATTTAATTGAATCATATCGGTGGTAATCCAGCCAAATCAGGCGGTAATCCGCCCATAGGTCCTCCCATTGGACCGCCCATAGGGCCTCCCATTGGACCGCTCATACCCTGTTGCCCCAGTTCTTGATCCTTTAATGACTCAGTATCATAATCCTTTTGATATGCGTCATCCAAGTCTCCAAGATCAATGGTTTGATCTGCGATATCTACACTACCTTCTCTTATATCTGACATCAACTGCTTTGGAACGCATATGTTGATGAGCCACACCGTTATAGAGATCATTTTTGGATAGTGTGATCCTGGTTTGAAATCGCTTGCGCTTTTTATTTCAATGGGTATTTTTATTTTTGTTTTCTTGAATGCCACTTTGCATCCAAGTGGTAGTAATCTTTTTGCTCCTCGTGGATCAGGCATCAGTGATTTTGGCCACATAAAAGTACAAGATACATCGTATCTGTTTACTACTGGACCATCCACTAATTCTCCGAGTTGCCAATTCTTAAACGCATAGATGTCTGCTTCATCCAGAACTCTTTCGAAGTCAAGTAAAGTAGACATTGTTCCATCACTGGTGTATATGCCTTTGATATTATTGACAATTTCGCTCCAATCTGGAGAATCTAAAAAGGTATACTTCTTTGTCATGATAGAGTATTTATCAAACCTCTGATAAATACTATTAAACAATAGTGAGACAAATCATGAAGGTCACCGAATTACTAAAACAATTATCTCAGATGATGTCTGATGTTGATACCACCGAAGTAGTTGAGCCAGAAGAGCCACAACCAGAAGTTGGCGTCTTTATGCCTCCATTACAAGCAGAATTGGAATTATTCAAAAAATCAAATAATTTGGATAATGTTTATGACAACGAATCTTGTGATGAGCCAGTTGATTACAAAGAAGAATCAGATGCGGCTCCAGAAGATGAACTTGATCGAATGAAAAAAATGGCTGGTATAGAACCAACCATTATAGTGAAAACTTCTAACACTCCAACTTTCTAAAATGGGCACACTCCAAAGAATATTCAGTAGCAGAAGTGCTGCCGATGCTAATTCTTATATAGGGCGCGCTGGTCATATTTTTTACGAAGAAAGCGATACGCCCGGAGTTGCTCCAATTATAAAATATAGCGACGGTATCACACCTGGTGGTATTCCTATTTCTGGAAATTCAGGTGGCAGTGGTAGCGTGAACAGCATAGAAGTGAGCGGAGGAACTACAGGACTAACAACAGACGGCGGTCCAATAACCTCATCGGGAACGATAACATTAAATGGAGTCTTGAATGTCGCTGCCGGCGGGACTGGCGCAAACAATCCAGTAACCGCAAGAACTAACTTGGACGCAGCAAGAAGAGGCAATAACAACGACATAACAAGTTTGAGTGGGTTGACAACTCCACTATCCGTCGAACAGGGCGGAACTGGAGCGAATTCATTGGCTGGATATCTCAGAGGAAACAATGCAGATTCATTTACTGCAACTACTACCATTCCATTCAGCGACATTACTGGAGTTGTTCCAGTTAGTCAGGGCGGAACTGGGCAAAGCACGCTTTCTGCTGGTGTTTTAGTAAGTGATGGAACTACAATCAGCACCACTAATTTTATATCTGGGTCCGTCATTGACGGAAACATAAGCGGAAACTCTCTAAATGTCACCGGCGTAGTAGAAATAAATCACGGGGGAACTGGTGGCAATACTCCAAGCAGTGCAAGAATCGCGCTTGGAGTAGCAAAGAGTGGAGCCAACGGGGACATAACAAGTTTAAGTGGACTTACTACTCCTCTTAGTATTGATCAGGGCGGAACCGGCGCATCAACTTCCTCAGATGCACTATCGGCTTTACTACCAAGTCAGACCGGAAATACAAATAAAGTTTTGATAACAGACGGAACCAGTGCAAGTTGGGGTAGTTTTTCTCAGAGTAGAGCCGCAAGAGTGTTAGTAGTAGGAATAGACGCGGCAACCATACAAGAATGCATTGATCTTGCAAGTAATGTAAGCGCCGCTAATGCATATATAGTTCAAATTCCACCAGGAAGATATATAGAGAACTTGACTTTGCGCGGTGGTGTAATGATTCAAGGTATGGGTAATCAAGCAGACCCAACCAGTGTTGTTATTACTGGGTATCATACATTAAATGGGGCGGCACTGAATGCACTCAGCAACACAGTATCAGTTGCCAATATAGTATTTGCGGCTGATACATCACTAAATCCTGTATTCAGTATTAGCGGAACAACGGCAACACAGTTTAATGTTCAAGGATGCTACATTCAGAATACTAATATCAATACCTCTGCACACGCATTTCAGATTGGCACTAATGTATCACTTTATCTTGACAATTGCAACATTCAAATGGTGGCTGGATCAGGAACTCAATTCAATATGAGTGGTGGATCAATATATCTAAGAAATGTTAGATCAAATAGCGGTAGCAAAATCATCAACATGTCGGCGCCTGCATATGCAGAACTTACATACTCTACTTTAAGTTGTGCAGGAACATCCGAGGCAATTACCGTATATGGAAACGGGGCTGCTGAACCATTTCCACTAAGTGGATTAGTCAGTGCTGGGTGGACCTCAATACAAAATACAGCGTCAAATGGTAACGGAGTAAATCTTGCTGCAAGTGGAGCAAGCATGCTTGCGTATTCTTGTTCGTTTGATGTGTTGGCTGACGCTTCTAATTATGTAGTGACTGGGGTTGCGGGAACCAGTTTTGTTCAACTAAACAACAATTACGCTAATATTCCCGGTATATTGTCCAGAAACATAAAGATTAAAAATACCGTCGCATTGCTAACCCACAGCAGTTCACTGAGTAGCAGTGCTTAATCAGCAATTCTACGCACAGAATAATATTTATCAAAATACTTGACGAAATAAGTGCATCAGTGTCACATATCACCTGAACTTAAATACATTGTCATCGTCACAATGACATTTAACAAAACAGGAGATATACCTTGGGAAGAAGACGAAACAACGCGATGCGTAAGGAACAAGAGCAATTCAGCATGATCAGCAATAAGCAGACAAAAGCATTTTATCAAAAGCATCAAACAAAACAGGAGTCAAATACTATTCCATTTAATGCAACAAAGATAAAGCGTCAAATTGATTTAATTCCAAAAACACGAAATCAAGAAGCATATATATTGGCCCTTACTAATCCCTCAACAGATGTAGTAGTGGTTAGTGGGCCTGCCGGAACAGGTAAAACTTATCTGGCCATGTTGGCTGCAATCAAAGCACTAAAAAACAAAGAGTGTGAGCGTATAATTCTTAGCAGACCTGCGGTTGGGGTCGATGATGAAAAACACGGATTCTTACCTGGTGACTTAAATCAAAAAATGGAGCCTTGGACTCGTCCACTTCTTGATGTGTTGCGTGAGTATTACTCAGTGAAAGAAATCGAGTATATGCTTGATGAACAAATCGTAGAAATCGCTCCACTTGCTTTTATGAGAGGTAGAACTTTTAAGAATAGTTGGATCATTTTAGATGAAAGTCAAAATGCCACACCAAGTCAAATGAAGATGATACTTACAAGAATTGGCGAAAACAGCAAGATAATAGTGACAGGCGATATTGAGCAAACAGATCGCAAACGCTTGGACAACGGTCTTCTTGATCTTGAAGATCGTCTTAAAAAGCACAATGTCCCTGGATTAGAGATTTGCAAATTCGATCTAAAGGATGTTCAGCGACACTCTATCATAGAACATGTGATAAAAATGTATAATTAAATTGTGACAAAAAAGCCTGCTTAAGCAGGCTTTTTAGTTTCTTTGGTTTCGTTCAGTAGCAACAATTGTTCTATCAATTCTGGATATACTTTCTGATAGTAATCATTCATTTTCTCGAAACTGGTTGGCATAACAGAGCCTCCTATTACACACTTGACCACTTTGCGCTCTTTGTAATCAAGAATTACATTACAAGTTGTCTCGTCATTTTTCTTTAGTCTCTTGCTAAACCCAATCTGTTCGTCGATCTGATTGTTGGGTTTTTTATAGTATGTTACAAGTAAGTATCTCATTGCGTCAACTCAATAATCGTAGCACTTACGCTTATCTCTGGAATTCCAACTAAACTTAAATTGGCCAATCCATTTCTAATCGTAATGATGGCGGCATCTTTTTTCTCTTGTGTTTTGCCCCACAAGTTCAAATTGGAATACATCCATCGATATAGGTCTTCTACTCGCGTTGGATTCAAACTCAAAAATTGAAGTAGTTGTTCACGACCTTCTAAAACTTTACCAGCCTTGAATGAATTAGTTATCTCTACCAACAGTGCGTCTTGATCGTTTACGGTATTCTGCGCGGCAAGCAATACTCCAGTGCTGCTATTTACTTGAAGTAAATTCAAACACTTTCTTAAGTCTGGGTAAGTTGCTGCGACATAATTGTCAAGAGTATCTAACTCAAACTCGATATTTTCTGTCATTAGAACCGTTGCTGCTCTGGCAGTGAATTCGATTCTATCCGCTTTTGTAATGGTAAAAACAGGACAACGAGATTTTAACGCTGGAATAATTTTGTGTTCGTAATTACAAGTCAGAATAAATCTGACACTACTGCTGTATACCTCAATATCTCCACGCAACATTGCTTGCCCGTTTGGAGTAAGATAGTCTGCCTCGTCAAGCAATACAATCTTGAACTTACCAAATGGTAATGTTTGAACAAAACTCAACACCTTGTCTCTGATAACTTCTACGCCGTTTTCTCTACTGGCGTTTATTTCGAGAACATCATAATCGTTCACACCCAATTCAGCAATTAGAACTTTTGACAAGGTCGTCTTGCCAGTGCCAGGCTCTCCACTGAGTGTTATGTTTGGAATAGTGCCGTTTTTTATCCAATCTTTTACTTGCTGTTGAAGTCGTTCATCAACAAATACATAATCATTGATGTTGTTCGGGCGATACTTTTCCACCCACAATTTGTTTTTCATGTTCATCATGAACGAAGCGCCTGTATAGTAAGAATGTGTGCTATTTTTTGTCCAATATCTTCTTTGTCAGTGATTATATACAATTTCGTGACAGATTCGTCGGTCGTTCTGTTATAAGTGCTGAAGTGCAATACATAACCACCTTCTGCGTGATGTAGACAGAAGTTAAACGGGTTAGATGAACTAATTACATTCGGTTGTTCGCCTTCATATTCCAAAATTGGTCTTATTTTATGTTTCTTTGATTTTGTATTCCAATGAAATGAAGAGAATACATTTTTTATTGTGTTAAACATTATATTACCTTGTCACTGAGTGTGTCATCAATTACGGGCGTGTCACTAACTAACATGATGTCTTTTACATCAACACGACGAACGGTGTGAATACCAGTGTCGTCCTGAATTTGTATTCCTCTTGTCCAGCGACCGTGCTCTATCAAAATCCATTGTCCAATTTTTACGTCCCGCTGATCTGGGCCGATAGCATACACTTCTGCCCAACGAGGTCTGATGCCGCTGTTTTTGGCATCGTCGCTAACCAATACGATTCCAGAACTGGTGGTTCGTTCTTGAAAGTTCATATCTTTTACGATAACTGCATCACGCAGTGGTTTGAGACTTTTTATTTTGTTTGGTTCGTAACTGTGTTTCATATTATTTTTTCACTGGTTGTTCATCAAATTCATTAAACTGATTCATTTCTTCGTGAGACAAGTCTGGTTGCGGAGTCTTTGTCTTTTTTGTCTTAGTTATCTTTGTTGTTTCAGCAACCACTGTCGGCTGAACTACTTTTTCAGCGGGAACTGGTACGCTTCCTGGTGCAGGCGCAGTTCCATTGCCACTGGCTCCTGGGTTAGCAGTAGTATTTGCGTAAATACGATTTACTCGTTTGGTAACATCACTGATTATTTGATCGTTGCTGTCAATAACATCTCCTCTGGCATTTACATTCATATTACCAATAGCACGAGTTTTTTCATTCTTTAGAATCAAACTTGCCATATCAAGTGATTTGCCCATTGCTGTTTTGTAATGTCTACTCATTATTATTTCTCCTATTTTGTTGTGAATATATTTGCGGCTTATTTAAGAAAGTCGGAAATAGCCAGGTCAAAGTAGATACTATTTATACGATGTATTCCGATCAAGTATAAAACATAACTGGCAACACTACTTCCACGGCCTACTCCCCATACGATGTTGTTTTTTCTCATTACATCTACCAGATATTTTAGATATTGAAGTAATGGAAATGCGTTTCTGTCGAGATATAGAAGTAGTTCCTTGCCGACTCTGTCACGCTCAACATCAGTAGTGCATTGATTTAGCAACCATTCTGCGATATCTAAGTTTTTATATTCTTCTGGCATATGCCAATTAGATTGACATCTTTCATCAAATTCTGACTCAGATAATTGCTCTGAGTGATATCGTATCAGTTCGGGAATATTGTCAATATTTAATTCTTTAGATATGTTTGGAACGAAATCCATCAAGCACTTTTTTAGTTTAGAGTCGGAATTGACCATCAATTGGTTGATGATATCAGATTCACTAAGTATAATTTGTCCGTATGCGTCTATCTTCATAGAGATAGTATATAGAACAGATAACAAATATTCAATTGATTTTGGTCAATTGATATCTATTTTAGACTTTAAGTTGTCCTGTTTTTTGTTGAACAGTTCGGCTTGTCTCTTGCTGTATTCCTGTTTGTAAGAATTCAATACCATAATCAATTGATTCATCATGGCTTGATTGTGCATGCGACTTGCAAATGAAACTTTATTGCCTAAATTGGTGATCGTGGTTTGTAATTCTTCCAAACTTTTTTCTGAAAGATCGCCTACTAATGGATGTGTAATCATAATTAAAACGATATGCTACTAATTTCTATTGTTTGCGGTGATGGCAATAAAGACGGTCTGGTAGGCCAGACAACCGACTCTGGAAATGTAGATTGATCAGTAATGTCCAATAATTGCTGTCTGTAATTTTGCAGTTCATTTTTTTGTTCATCAGTAAAAGATGCCCAACGCATTGGATTCATAACGAGATTATCTAATTCTACCAAATATCCATTTCTTATATTTCTAATGCGAGAGGCTTTTTCTTCGTTCGTCGGGTCAACAATAGGAATAGGTTCAAATGCCTCTATTTCTCCAAACTCGTTATTTACTATTCTATTGAATATTTCTTTTCCGTGTTCCTCGTTGTCATATTTATAAGCAACAAAAGGAACTTCTCCAAGTTGATCAAAGTTTACCAAGCAACTAATATATTCACCAGATGCGTCTAAGTATTTGGGATTTTTTATCGTTGTATATTTCATGTCTTATTCTCTATTTAAGCTACTCTAATCGCCAAATATACAATGTATGGCATAATTACAACGCCGGAACTTGCTCCAGCAGAAACAACAGTATTATTTACAAAATCAACCACTATGTCGGTGGTTCCTACCGCACCACTCATTATTTTCCATGTTCCGGATAGTTGATGTGTTGACTTTATAAATGGTGAAGTAGTATTTTTTGGGTATACCGCAAACTGATTCTCACCAAGGGTAAGATTTAGCGTTGGGGATTCAAATAACACGCCGAAAGAAGTTATCGTGCCTCCGCGTGTCCATCCATTGGCAGCAGTAACGAGAGTATTAGTGGCTACTTGTTGTGATCCAACTATCATTGAGTAAGCACCTACTGACGTCGATTCAATCTGAGATACTGGGGTGTATCCTCCGCTAACTGAACCGACATCATTATCAGTTAAAATTCTTGTCCAAGGTGACCAAGTAGTCTTGTCTTCTGTATCGTCATTAGTTCTAAAATACACACCAGTTGGAGTTCCACCATTGTCATCCCAATTGAATGCCAATTGCGAAGAGTATACTCGATTTAGACCATCAGACTGACCACTTATTGTGATTCCAGAGAAATAATTTCCCGGGAAGTCAGAAGAAGAATAAGCAACAAATCCTCTTATATTGTATTCTGGGAAAAAACTCGGCGTTGGACTCGGAGATGCCAATTGAAACAAATCAAATCCAGTAGTCGGACGCGCTGATATCCAATTTACTCCATTCCAAGCAATAATATGTCCTGGTTGTTTGTTTGTAGTGCTTACATTTAGTAATTCATCCAACGTGTCTCTTTGTCTGATAATATAATCGGTCTGACTTAATATGCTTGTCTGATTAGTTACCATTTTAGATGCCAACACTCTTTCAAACGAGTTAGGCAACGCGATGTCACTTACTCTTATACCAACTGAATTTCTTGATTCTGGATTCTTAACCAGATAAATGTAATTTGTAGCATTTGGATTTAACTGAACTGTTTGTGTTGGAACACTGGTGTAATATCCACCTATAAACAGCGGATAATCAACGGTGTATGCAACTAAACCGGTTGTGCTTTCTGTGCTCAAATAAATCTGATGTCTGGGCGCGGTAGCATTGAACCATTGATCCTCGGTCAATTCTGCGCCCACACCTCTTATATCTTTAGACGAAATAAAAACCATTCCAACATAGGCTATTATAGAAGATGCACGATAGTATCCAAGCGTAGTGCTATAACCGAAAGTGCTTCCTGGCCATTGGAACACCGATTTGTAACCACCTTCTCCCGTTGATTGCGAAGAGAATCGTGTTACGTCGCCAGTGACTACCGCAGCAGAATTTACGTCATAAGATGCCCAGTAGAAAGTTCTTCCGCCAATAGTAGAAATTGAGAAATTAAATAGTATTCGTCCGTTATTACTCCATACTGGATGTCCAGAATCTAACGCAAGAAATATTTGATTTTCCTGATCGTTTCTGTTTTGTTTTCCAGCATCTATTTCTGTTTGTAATATATTTGCAGTAGTCAGTGACCAAGCAGAGTTTTGATATCTTGCCATATACACCAGACCACTTGAATCTCTTACCGTTGCATATAGTATTGGAGTTGATGTATTTCCATTCCACAAAGTAATACCTACTACGGTTACTCCAGTTTTTCCATCAAGCGTTGCAGAAACCGCAGGAAACTGAACACCGGTGTCAGTATAAGTTCTTACGTTATTACTTGATGCAGTTATCGTGTATATGTTAAATCCAGGTCTTGACCAGTAATATATTGGCGTTGTCCCAGACACAGTAATACCAAATGCGCCCGGAGTCTGATTATCTTTAATAAATTGTGGTGCACCATTAAATGAGTCTACTGTAGAGGTGGTCGGATCAAGTTTAAAGGTATCATTTGTTTGACCCAGCGCAACTGAACTAAATTCTGTGGTGCTGAATGACGCTTGAATCACTTTCTGACCATATCTTGTTGATTCACCAGCAAAAAGAATATTGTTGTCGATTATATGTGCAAACTGACTATATACACCCTTAGACCACATTGATCCGTCGGGAATGTATTCTACGGCCTTTGTATATTTAGATTCGTTGTTGTTACCAAATGTCTTATATACATATGCATTGCTATAAGACAATCTGTAGATCGTTGCTGCAACAATTGTTGTCCCGGTGCTGCGAACAGAGTAGTATATATTGCCTTCGTATTCGTCAGTGACTAATGTTGAAACAATACCAGCGCCACCTATAGTGTCACTCATTCCACCAGTATCAGTGTTCCAAGTGCTGTCTTTTAGTAAGTTGTAGCGGAATGTTCCAGATTTTTGCGGTATCAAAGAAGAAACTGTTCCTGTGCCATTTTCTATCCATGTTTTTGGAATAGCCCATGACAAATCCAATGCAACCGAGGCCCCGACATTGTTTCCGCTGTTGTTTTGATAAACATACCATATAGGGAATTGCTGGTGAAATGTTTGCGTAAATGGATTCCAAGTAAATGAAATATATCCATATGGAGCATAACTTAGTAAAGGGACACTCGATGGCGCTACTCTTCCCTGTCCTGTGGTATCGGAAGTGTTGAGCATTGCTGCACTATCATACAACACTTGCGTTCTTTGTTGAACTAATAGATTATTGTAGACCGTCAACACGACTTGAGAACTGTCCGATGCCACCGTAGAGGCTATTATTCTGTCGCCGCTTGAGGTTGGAACTAACGCAAAGTTTGTTCTTCCATTTGCATATTGAGTAACATCGTTTGCAAAAGTCCAGTCTGCTGGATTAGAAGAACCGTATGTTTTTGCAATTACAATTCGAGTTTGATTCTGTGGATAAGCAATAGTTGCAACTCTTAATGTGACAAAATATGTTCCAAGATTAAGTATGTCGCTGACTTTTTCGGTGGAAGACAAAAAGTTCGGTCTGACCAAGTTATTATCGTATACGAATGGTTTTGTAATGTCATATCTATACGCTCTGGCGACTGATCTGTTTCCTGTAGGTGTATCTACTGAAAAATACAATACCTGTTTTGATTCGCGATCAATAAAGGTAAATGCCATAGAAGACCACGCGCCCTGAGAGAACGGGAAACTTCCATATATAGGAACAATATTGTCTTTTAGATATCCGGCATACGGAGAGAAGTTCAAATAGTCGCTTGTATCTACATACTCTTTAGTTGCGCCGTCTGTTATTCCGTATCCTGCTATTGTTGTTGGCTTGCTTGATATGTCAGCGAAAGGAATAGTAGCAGATGCGGTAAAGGGCGCGGTTCCGGCACCTTTAACATATCCAGTAAGTGTTGATGCTCCAGTTCCGCCGTTTGTTACCGCTAATGTTCCACCAACAGTAAAAGTTCCGGATGCTATTATTGGACCTCCGCTAAATGTCAGTCCGGTTGTACCCGGGTTTATTTGAATATAGGTAACGGTTCCGTTGTTTATCGTGCTTAGATTTGAATTTCCATCTATTTGTAGTCCATTACCAACTTTTATTCCACCCAATACTGTAGCAGATGCAACAGGGAACTCTCCATATTCCAAGTCAGTTCCTGCAACATTTACTCTAAGATATGTTCCGGATGGACCAACTGAACTCTTTCCAGTTCCTCCATTGGCAATTGGCAATACTCCACTTACATCAGTTTCTAACGCAACTTTAGCAAGCGTGATGTTTGCTCCGTCACTACGAAGAACGGTATTTGGAGTTAGCGTGTTTGCTGCTAACGCATTTATTGCATCTTGTCTTGTTGATTTTCCAGTTCCACCCTTAGATATTGATAGAGGCGCAGATGATTCTCCAACAGAAAGAGTTCCAAACTCGTCAATTTCAAGTCCTGAACCGACTCTTATTACTCCAACGGCTGTCGTTGTCGCTATTGGAACTAATTCCCCAGAAATACTCTCGCTTGTAATAATTTCTGTGTTTCCGGGGGTTAGATTATTCTCAGTAGGTTCATTTCCTATGTATAATTTTTTCTCGTCATACGCCCAACCCAATTCTCCAGAATCAAGTTGAGGGACTCCATCTGATGCGCTTCCTTTTCTGTTGATAATTTTACTTATCTGAACTACTGCCATAAATTGCTCCAAATCTATTTAGATTGAACTGTTATCGCATCTACTATTTTAGATAGTAGATGAACTATTATGTATTTATTCAGGCAGGAATAATTATCTCTATGCGTGTTTTAGATAGTATTGCTCTACTCTGCGCCACCACATATCACGATACTTAGAATATTCTGACCCTTCGAGAATAAATTCTTGATACTCTGGGTCTTTGACAATTATTCCTCTATCATTTACCTCAGGCTTCACGCACATCATTACAACACCGCGATTTATGTTTGTATTATGTATCTCATTGTGAGCCTCGGCATAAGCACACAATTGAATAAAGTAGTCATCAATCCATTCTCGCTTTTTTGGCTTGTTTGTCTGCTTAAAGTCAATGATGCTTTCTTGATTTGTGTGAATACCTGCACAATCAGTTGTTCCAGCATATATCTTAGGGAAATATAAAGGAACTTCTATGCCCCAAAACTCATTGCAGTTTATCAATCCGCTATTGATAACTACTCCTGCCATGTGCCAACTCGGTTGATGAAATGGATTTTTAGGCTTTTCATCAATCTGGCCGTTGCGTATGTAGGTTTCTAAGAAAGTGTGCATTTTGGTTCCACGATTAGCCGCTTCGGTTGTAATCTGCTGTGCCTTTTCTACCCCAACTCTCTTTTTCCATTCGTTTAGAACTTTAACTTTTTCTGGAGGTTTAGTAGCATCAAGTATGGTAGTGACGCTTGGAAGATATTCACCGTTGGGATCAACATATCTTCTTTTGCCATCTATCTCTTTTTTGTTTAGTGGTTTGTAATTGAATTTTGGATTATACATATAAAAACAGCATAACAAATTGTTATGCTGCGTGTCAAGTAATATGGTATTATTTTTTTAGAGTGCTCTTTGCCATCTTATCAACTAAGTCGGCTTGTTTCTCACCATCTGGTTCTGATTCGACATCATCTGCGCCCTTAAAAACTATATTGTCTCCATCTACATTCGCAACAATATTGCTTAGTGGGGGATTCTTTATCATTTTAAGAAACAATTCTTTGTCTACATTTAGACCGCGCTCATTTAGAGCGTTGAGAACAACATCCAAGTTGATTCTGTTTTTGTAACCTGTATCTTCGGAACGATTTTGATATTGACCTACAACTCCCGTGAGAATGGTAGCGTCAACTGATTCAGGCTCAAATTCGTATAACTTCATTATCTGCGCTCGCGTCCGAGTCCGCTCATACGCTGCTTTGGTTCTTCTTCTGGTTCTTCTGGCAACTCTGGCATTTCTCCGCCCATTTCTGGTTCTTCCATGCCACCCATGTCGTCCATGCCTTCTGGGCCACCGATGTCACCCATGTCGCCCATTTCTCCAGTAGGCATTCCGCCATCACCAGTTACCGTATCCAACGCACCATTTAGTCCGTCTTTAGCGGTTTTTAGAGCCTCTTGCAAAGAAGACAATGCTTCTCCCGCAGCACTATTAAATTGCTCGGCTTCGTTTGCTCCAAATTCGCCAGAATTTTTCATACTTTCTACTACAGCATTCAATTCTTCTACATTCATCTTACTGACTTGTTCTATCATTTTTTGAATGTCGTCGATCATACTCTTTGCAGCAAGTATTACTTGTGATTTTTGAACTTCTTCGTTTTCTACAACGATTCGAGTTTGTGAGCGTAATTCTTGCAGATGCCCAGAAAGTGCTTGTTCCATCATTAGTAATTTCATATACGCAGGATTTTTGTGACTGCGATAATTACCAGTTGATGTTTTTGATTCTATAATCAAACCTCTAACTTTTGTTAGCATGCTTGAAGTTTTTTTGATGTTCATGTTGCTCAAAGATAAGTCGTAATCAAAAGATTCTTTTAGCACTTTAGATGCCAACTTGCTCTTTTTGTTTTCTTGAAGATCGGTTAAGTTCATTTTGAAATCCTCGTTCTTGGCATATTTTTGCCATTGTAATGTATTTATCTAATTCTCTCTGAAATGTATTTTGTCTTAAAATGTCTTGATCATGCTTGGTTGTATATATCATATACTCTTCAAGAGTGCCCTTTCTCATTTTGCTGTGAATCATTCTGTCTACGTTTATACTTTCCAATTTATGATCCAACTCTAATATTCTTCCGGCTTCATAAAACTTGTTATGTTTGTCCAGTATTGCCCATGCCGTGGCGTTTTTTACTCGATTGAACAAAAAAGTTTTTTCATCTCCATATCTGAATACTACCACATTATCTTTTTGCTTTGTCAAAACATACTTTTCAAACAACACATATGTGTTATTATTTTCTGGATAAATCACACAATTTATCAAAGACGAATTTAGTAGCGTCTTAAAACTGGAAATAAGATTGTCATTCATTGTTGTCAACTTCAAAGTGTATATTTTTATATTCTGCTGTGGTATTTAGACGAGATATTAAACTCTTACATTCTTCCAAGTTTGTTATCATTGGAACATCATTGCAGTCTAAAATCAAGTTTCCGAGTTCATTTACTCCATCGTCAAATACTCCAGACTGATAAACCGTAAACGAAAAACTCCACATACTTTGATTGTCATAAATGTCTTTGTATTCTGACCCCCATTTCGTGTCATTCGCTGATATCTTTTGTTTTTTAGAATCAGTAATATTTTCTGGCTGACTTCTCAAACTTATTATTTGTATAACTGTTTCGTAATTGACTTGTTGATTTCTTTGCTTGACATACTCTGCCGTGCTTTCCATAGTGTTTGGCTTTCTTCTGCCAATATTGGTTTTTGTTATGTCAAAAAGAGTGTAGCATCTTATTTTAATCATAGAGTATTTACTGGATAATAAAAAACCCAGGAATAAATCCTGGGTTTTTGTTTTCTTCAAACAGTAATTATGCTAAGCCGCCCAATGTGACTGTTGCACCAGACAAGTCATATGTGTTGACTGTTCCAAGTGCGCGAACTGCTGTTTGCAATGCAGCGGCAGCATCGCCACCTGTTGGATACATAGCAACACGATATGTGCCATCGTTGTTGAACTGATACATATGTAGTGTGCTCATTTGTGTCATTACACGCAATACAGCCTCGACTGCGCCGCCAGGACCGAATTGTGACTGAACGCCAGTACCACCCAAATCGCCAACATAGAAGTCCAACTTTGGACCCTGTGGTTGAATTGGAATACCAGCGGAACCAGTTGTTGTTCCGTTTACATATGCGCCTACATCATATACGGCTACGCCACTTGCATCACCGTTAGTTCTTGTAAAACCTGCCATTTTTAAATCTCCTTAATGTTGTGAGGTTAGTTTCCTCTACAATTATTTATCACTTTGTCAAAAAAACAAGCAATTAGGATTATATTTGGTGTTCTATTCCGTAATACTTATAGTATCCCGCGTTCAGATATTTGATAGTATCAATATCAGAAACTTGAAGTGGCTTAGTGGCGTCGGTAACATCAATCCACTTATCCTCAGTGAAGTTGAACTCGAATGTTCTATTTTGAGTTATCAGTGTCGGTTTGTCTGGAATCGGTTTGCCTACTCCAGAACCAGTTGTTGGAATAATGCTTCCGTTGGTTGTCTTGTATGCATTCCAGGATGCCTCTGTTGGCTCAGAGTTAAGTGCCTTTGCAGATGGAGGGGCCGGCGCTGGCTCAGGACTAGTTGCTCGTTCTTCATTGTATATTGCCCAATATTGATTAGCCAACATGTCAGATAATTGACGAGTTAGTCTTTTAGTTGTTCTGTATTGACTACCAAATCGTGTTATAACAGAGTCTAATTCAGTTTCTTGTTCTGGACTGAGTGTTGCAACTACATTTGCTTCCTTTTTTAGCATATTCAGAATAAATGATTTTACTGCAAACTCTACCGTTCCAGCAGTAAACGCTTCTTTAAGAATTTTTGCTTCTAATATTGACTCAAAGTGATGATAGTCGGTGAATTCTGTTAGATTTGGTTTTGATCTTAAATATCTATCCAACTCAGCGAAGAACTTGTCATAAAACATTTTCTCTGCCATTTCAGAATCTCTTCTTTGAAATGCCAATCGTTGCTGCATGCCACCTAATACGCCGCTGCGTTTAATGGCATCAACAAAACTGCCTTCATTGAGAAATTCTTTGCTCTTCATTTACTTCTCGTTTCGTTTTAGACTTCTTGTGAATTTTCCTTGATCGCGATTTTTTATAGCAATCAATAGTTTCTTTTCTAAGATGGCAGCCTGCTCCGAACCAAAGTTTCTTTCAATTACTTCCATTAAATGAATGGCACTTGAAATAACATTGATCGCACGATTTTCAATAATGTGCTTGGTGTCAACATTTCTGCTAATGGATTCTAATTCTTCCAGTAGACTGCGCGTTTTGTTCTTCATAATAATATTTATCGATTTCAGGCTAAATCAGATTATTGCTTTTTTAGATTGTTCAACATTGCTTTTAATTTTGAACCCTGAGCACTGGCAACGACAGTCTTTTCTGATTCTGTCTGCGTTATTTCTCCTGTGTTTGAATCAACTTTTACGGTCGGACTTACTGTGCTACTTGCCTTTATCTTATTCAATAATGTGCTTGCACTATTACTTGTTGCAGTATAGCCAGTGCTGTCCCCATCATCAAAAATTCTAAGAGTTTCAACATTGAATGATAAGTCTACCTTTTGTCCAACACCACTACTACTACGAGTTTTCATTAGTTGTATCTGATATTGTCCTCGTTCTCGCATGTGTCTACTTGTAAAAATACCAAACACATTATCTGCGGTGTTGATCTTACTGATACCGCCAGAAATATGACTATGATCGAATTCTATTTCTTCAACTGCACTACGATTCAACTGACTGGCAGTAACCAATAACACATTTAGTTCCTTGGCAAGATTTCGTATTTCTTCACTTACATATTTGTCTTTAATAAACAAGTCACTTGGACTTACTTTTGCACTAACTGGCATCAAAAGATCCAAATAATCAATACATACAAAGTCAATTTTAACTCCTGTTTCTATACTAAGCGTCTTGATATAGGCTCTAATGTCATTCACATTGCTCTGAGCCGGCATATACTTGATGAAGAACTTGCCGGATTTTTTGGCAATCATCTTGACTTTTAGTTCAACATCATCGATGTTTTTGAACACCTCTTTAGTAGCGATGTCGGTGGTCATACTATCAATACGCCAAGCACATAATTCTTCGCTAAGTTCAAGCGTGATGTATACGCCGTTTAATCCAGCGGTTGCCCAATTCACGCTTAGATTTTGCATGAACAAACTTTTGCCGCTACCACTACCGCCAGCAAATATCTGTAGTTCGCCACGATTGAATCCACCGTATAACTTATTATCGATACACGGCCATCCAGTGCTGATTTGCCCGTTGTTATTTCTAATTTTGTTTAATCTACCTCGTGGATCACTAAAATAGTCAGTGCCCATATCTTTAGTCAGTGATATCTGAACTGCATCTTTGATTAGTTTTTCAACTGGATCATAATTTCCCTTTTCGAGCAAGTCTGCACTCTTTAGAATTGCTCGTTCTAATTCCTGTCTTCTGATGAATTTTTCAATCTCATCCAGAAACCAATCAACATCGCTTTGTCGTATGTCCTCAATTAATTCTAATTTTACTCCAGTAGTGGCCGAAATCTGATTGACATCGGGAACGCTAACATATTTCTCTGCGAATTCTTTGATAAATTTTACCGCATCTCTCAGAGATTTGTCAAAGTTCTCGTGATTCAGAATATTACTGATTCTGGTATATAGTTGTGGCTCACTTATCATCATTCGCAAGAATAGCTCTTGCATTTCTAAGTTGTATTCTGTATTCATTTAAATCTCTTTTTTGCCATTTCTACTTTTATTTTACTACTTGTAGCACAAGAAAATATGCTTAGCAAGGTTGATAGTTTACCGTATCTTTTTACCGCATCATTTACATCTTTAACGTCAGAATGCCATTCTGGTATGCTTACCTTATATCCTAATTCTAATGCTCGGTCGCATATCGATAAGCCTGGTTTATCCTGATCAGGAACAACGATGATTGTTCTTCGTAATCTATTTAATAATTCAACTTGACCATCACTGATAGTACTTCCCATATATGCACAACCATCTATGCTAAGTGCGTCAAATTGTCCCTCGACGAGAATACAAGTTGTCCATTCTTTTTTCTGTGCATCTATATTGAATATGTATCCGGGAGTTTGATCCGATAAGTATTTTGGTTTTCTTCCGTCAATGAATCTACAAGTATGCCCAACCATTTCTCTATCGTAGTAATATGGAATTATGATTCCAGGTCTACTTGAATCCTCGTCAATATAAAAAGGATATTCTTTGTAATCAATCCCTCTTACTTCGCGTAGATATTTTATATGCTCAAGATGTTCTGGATCGCGCTCGTCTAATTTTACGCAAGTATCAGAAAGAGATTTTTTGGGAAAGTTTATTACTATTGCTTTCGACTGTTTAGATTTTAGCTCTATCAAACTGCCCTTACTCAAACTTTCAAGACTTAGTTTATTGATTTCTGATTCATCGACACCACACCAATGTAGCAACAATTTAGTGTGCTTTGTCAGTGACTTTCCGAGAGTAAATCCTGCCTTAAAGTGGCAATTAAAACAATTGTAAATCCAATTTCTCTCATCATCGAATACTATTCCTCCTCTTCCTCTTGTGTCGGCATTATGCCCACGATGCAGACAACACGGGGCGTTAAAACTATACCATCCGGATGGAGTTTTACGTTTTTTTCCAGGAATAATAGATAATATATCCAACATAGATCATAGTCTATAACATTACAAGACTAAAATCAATCTTTATCGTTTATCTTACTAAGATTTTGGTAAGATCACCAGATAATGATGAGCCTGTTCCAGAAGATGGGCCTGTTCCAGAATTTACTATCTTCAATCTGATAAACGGATGATATCCATCTATATTGAAGTAATGATTTCCGCTATCGTTTACATACACCGATTCTGTCCCAATATTATATGTCTGAGAAAAATTGGATAGTGTGCTTCCCTGAAATTGTATAGTTCCAGTGAATTGATTTAGTTGCAGTTGAAAGGTATATAGATTTTGTTGCTTAGTGTAAAAACTACTGCTGTAATGTGTTATTGGTGTTCCAACTACTGGAACTGGATGCGATGGTATGGTCAGTAAATACGATCCAACAAACATCGGCAAAACACTATTAACAATTCGTATAACTCCACGAGCGCCACAATTGGCGTCAACGAACACTGGATAGTCGAACTCATCTACTGGAATTTCCAAACTATAGTAGCATAATTGAGTTTTTATTTTATCCATCTCCTCGGATGTCACTCTGAGTCCGGCAATTCCAGTTAGCGGAAATATCTCGACTAACGATTTCTGTAGCAGAATTTCTTTACCACTCGCATCAATGATTCTTGCTGTTATTTCTTTGTTAGAAATATTGACTGGTTTTTGTTCTTGATTCAAGAATGCAAACTCAATCAAGTTGTCGATACCACGATTTAATGTTAGTTCTTTGGCGTACACTTTGTTATACCTTATTTTTCCTCGGGCAGCCACATCCAATAAAACCACATGCGTTCTTTGATTGTATAAATATACTTGAGATTGGGCTGTCACTTTGTTGTCCTCTCAATTATTTATGTCTAATGATTTTTTTCAAAAACTCACTGTTTCTCATCCATTCATAACTGTGTTGTCATACGCAGGACAAGAATACATAGGAGTGATTCAGAATCGTGATGATTTCATCACCACCTTCTATGATTACGGAACAATAGTAGATCAAAATCTAAAAAAGACCTTCTTATCACTCGGTGATCAATGGTGGTGGGAAAGCAACAGATTAATTCCCATAAACATTTTTTTGCGTGACGATTGGAGCGTTTTTAGACCGTATCTCAGAACATTCAATAACAAAGGTCTTTCTATACTGCACGGGCCAGCAACTTGTATCAGTGAATTGGCAAAGAAAAGAGTAAAGCGTAAAAGTATTACGCTGGTCAAAAGAATTAGCCACTAAGCAAATTCATATGCACTGCTACTAAGTGTGCATAACTTATGGCATGTGCCTTTTTGAAGAAATACCCATCGCCATCTTTTACCCATATCTTTTTTTCTAATTCATTCCACGGTATACCAATAAGATGTTTCTTTCCTGGTCTAATAACACTAAGAAACATAGCCATTTTAAGAATGCTATCTATCTCACCTGACATGCTCAATATAGTATCGTAGTGATTTCCAATGTGAATAATCTTTTCTACAAACTCACGATTCTTTAACAAAGACCAATCTGGTTCTTTCATCAGTTCTAACAAATGTGCTTCGCTGGTAACTTGCTTATAAACAAACACATTTAGTAAGTCAAACTTTATATATCCTCGGTTTTCTGCCTCTACATAATCAATGGCAGCAAGATCGGTCAGTGGATCATATGGAATGTCAGTCACATATATGCCAGTATTGTGCTTCTTAACCGTTTCATCTCTAATAGAGGCAGTCACATAGTCTATGTGTTCAAGTATGAGATTTCGGTCGGCAAAGTCTATGTCAATATCAGAAGAAAATTTCATTTTAATACCTGTTTAATAGTTTCGGAAACTTCATTGAACAATTGTCTGTCTCTTGCAAACTTCAAGTTCCATCTTTCTGGATTTATGTATTCCCATATTACTGATCGTTGATCTTCGTTTATAGTATCCAGAAAATTAAGTCCAGATTCAGACAAATACAGAATCCACGGACTTATCTGACCAGAACTTATCAAACTGCATAACTTATTCTTGCTGTAGTAAAGCAGTACATCAGACAACTTTAGATGTTCTTTTTCAGAAATGTCAAGCATAGTTTCAATGCTTCTTCTAACCGCATCAAATGGGTCTTCTGTTCTCAAGTATTGTATGAGATATTTGGTATACTGCTGATCGCGTGCCCAGTTGTCTATCGAGACGTTATTACTCAACAAGTGATTCAAATACTCAGTAGAGTTTACGACCTTTACATTTACACAATACAATCCAAATTTTACGAATGCAGTATAGTATGCACTCGTCATGAAAGTTCTGTAATCCTTTTTTTTCTTTCCAGGCTGACATCTTGAATAGAAAGTAAGCCAGGCGTTAAATGCGATTCTATTCTGCGGCTTTTCTTTATCCTGCCAACGCAACTTTTGCTCACACACATGCTTTATCAGTGTGCTTTCTCTAACAAAAGTTCGGTTGCAATGATCGCAGGTATTTAAGTCAGTTTTAGTATCCGTTTTCTGAATCATAGGTTTTAATTTCTTCTTCACTAACTAACTTACTTAGCAATTCTATTTCATCAAATTTTAGATTTTTGTATATAGTACCGAGTTTATACTTTAGATTAAAATTGTCAGCAAGAGACTTTGCAGTTTCGTCTATAACATCGGCAGATTCATTCTTGCATATCTTCTTAAGATAATCGGCTATTTCCTTTTTCTTGGTTGGCTCACTCAGTGTGGTTATCTTATTACTCAGATGAGGAATCCATTGATGATATTGTTTACCCATGCCGGGACTTGCAGCACATAACATTTTCCACTGCAAGTCAGGATGACTCTGCACATGTTCATTGAACAAATGAGTATTAGCGCAGATATTGGTGCTCATCAAATAGTAGGAACTGATTTCAGACGATCCCTTTACCGCGCTTATCCAATGTGTCAACATAAATGGAACAAACTTTTTACGCTGTTCTTCACTAAGAGATTGAAAGTAGTCATAGTTCTTTCTGTCTATTTGCTCTATTGCCTGAAACAGATCAAAGTCTTGACGACTGAACTTTTCGTCTTCTGCTGTTGATTTCTTTGCCATAAGTTTACGGTGTATCGTTTTTATATTCTACCAATTTTACCTTTGCTTCCGGGAAGCATTGAAACAATTCGTTTTGTATTGCCTCGGTGACTTCATCACATCCTGATTTACCGTATAGTTCTTCCCAAAATTCATCGTAACCTTCGGTCACTACTACTTCAAATTTGTATGTTTTCATATTAAAAAGCCTGACTATAATCTACAACTTCACAATTCTTGCTAACTTCTTTGACAAAGTAAATGCATCTTGGCTTTGAAGTTTCTTCAATTGGAACGCACAGAAATTGTCCATTTCTCAATCTCGGGGCATACCAAGTAACATCATGATACACATCCACTATCTCAATGTCTAAGAAATTGGGTCTAAAACTACTAAGTGGGTTAAACTCAAATACTTTAAAGCCACGATCATTGATGCTGGTTAGTGGGACTATTTCCAAATCTCCAAAGTCTGGTTCACCAATTAGTATTTGCCAGTCAAGTGGCATTTTTATTATCTGATCTGCCACTCTCAATACAAGAGCCGGACTATTAAAACTTTCCAAGAATATAAGTGGTATGTAATGATAGTCCACTGATTGTGGGTTGCTGTTGTCCATTATTGCAAATCTTAAATCGTCTACCTCTTCTGGTAAATTTTCCAGATTGTAAGAACTGTTATCTTCTAATGTTAGTATTTTCATTTATATTCCAATTTTTCAATAGTGTAAGGGTAATTTGCTTCTCTGTAGAACTCTTTTCTTTTTGTAAGATGTCGCTTAGCGAATCTACAACTGCTGGTTATATCCCAGATTTGAACGAAGTCTTTGTCTTCTGCTTTTCTAATGCCTCGCCCAATACTTTGTATAACTCTGACAAAGCTCTTTCCGGGCTCCAAAAGAACCAGATTAAAAATACGAGGGATATTAATACCCACAGCGGCCACACCATAAGTCGCCACAATAATCTTGTCATCACTAATCGCAACTTCATCATATTCTTCCTTACGCTCTTTTAGTTTTGTTTTTCCGCGAATGAACACGCTGTTTGGCAATCTTTTTACTAATTCTTCTCCAGCAGCAACTCTATCGACCAAAATCAAAGTATTTCCCGAGTCAACTATCTTTTCTATCAATGACGATATTACATTCAATCGTTTCTCGTCAGTTAGTAAATGAGAAAGTTCGCTCTGATAATCTCTGAATTCTGCATTGTCTTGCATCTGCACAACGTTTACATGACACATAGACAGAACGCCAACATTTTGTAATTCGTTAGCACTGAGTTTGCCAATCACCGAACCTATACAAGTGAATAGTGCCTGACTGGCATATTTATCTTTCGGAATAGTTCCAGTCAAACCCCATCGAATTGGAATTTTGGACATTACTCCGCTTAATAGAGTTTTGAGTGCGTCGGCTTTTACAGAATGCGCCTCGTCTATCATTATACAGATAACACCATCAATGAATTCATCAATCGTAATGTCAGTGTTGCCGTCTTTGGTATTCTTGAGCAAGTTGTTCAAACTTTGCCAAGTGCAAATTGTATGTTTGCGACCGTGCTCTTTTCTGTCTCCGAAATATACGCCAACATCTAAGCCAAGATTTATGTAATCTGCTTCGGTTTGAGTAACTAATGATTTGTTTGGGACAACAACTATCGTTCTGCCCGAATTTTCACAGCAGTAACTTAATGCTGCTGTAATAATCGTTTTTCCACTGCCAGTAGCAATCTCTTGCATGCTCTGCGGATTGTTCAAAAACTTGTTGACTATCTCAACTTGATAGTCTCTAAGAACTATAGGCTGTCCCGCAATTGGGTGTCCGGCTGGCCAAGTTTTATGACTGAATGAATTTTCGTTTATCTCGCTGAATTCAAAAACGGTAGAGTAATCTCTGGTATCTTCAAGTTCAATGTCGTAATTGCACTCTTCTAAATACGGAAGAATTTCTTCCAGTAAGTTTATGTATGTGGATCCACCCAATTGAAAGTAGGACGCTTTGCCATCCCATCTTCCTAATCTCACGCTTGGTAAATATTTTGCTCCTGGTATTTCATAACTGAACTTTTTCACAAGAGCACGACGAGCATCTAAATCCAATCCCTCTATTTTTGCATTTACTTCGTCGCGAATTATTATTTTACATTTTTTCATCAAGACAGTATATACAATTCAATGCTGAATTGTCAAACATCTTATAGCCAAATTATTTGGCACTGGACTTTTTTAAAATGACCCAATCATTGAATGGCGTTATTTGTTTGCCATTATCAAGTAGCAATTTGCTACCTTCGACTGCGGTTACTGTTCGCGTCTCGCCAGTTTTTTTGCTTTTGATAACATCGCCGCGCATTATTCCGCGACCATATGGATACTTGCTTTCGCTTCCACCATAACTCTCATTCAATAGTTCTGTTATCTTCATGTAGTTATTTATTCAAAAAGCAAAAAGGACTCCGAAGAGTCCTTTTATTGAGTGCAGTATTTCAGCCAGCTCGCATGCAAGTCTCACGAGCCAGACCCTTCCAGTCGGAAGCATCGATCCTGAACAGATCGGCAATCTTGAGACTCATACGCAAAGAAATTTCGCGCATCTTGGTGCGATTATCCCACATAAAGTCCATAATCTGGTTCGCTTGATCAGCGTCAAAATCATAGTCAGCAAACAGACCACCAACCGAATCCTTGCTGGCATCCGCGTGAACCTGCTTGATACGAAGCATCTTATCACGCTCGGTGTTGATGGTCAGGTCCAGATAGTGACAACGAGATTGCAGTGCCTCCAAGTGTGCGGTAATTTTCTTGCTGCGACGATCATTAAAGTCCAGGTTAGTCACGAAGATGCACGAACCATTGAACTCGAAATCGGTCGGAATGCCTTCCTTACGCAGAAAAGAAGAGTCGCTGTTCCACCAAATCCGGCGACGCTTGCCAGAATCCAGTGCAGCCTTCAGAATGTTGAGTGCATCTGGGTCATCCCAAACATCGCAATCGTCAAAAACCAGCACATTCTTGCTATCGCTATACTTATACAGCAGAGCATACAGACCAATGGCAGTAATAGCACCCTTGACAATTTCGAAGCGAGTGCGCTTTCCGGCCAACTTATCGAATAGACTTGCCTTCTCCAGTTGAGTTTCGATACCAAAAGACTTGCCAACGCCAGGAGGGCCAGTAACAATCATGGCGCGACACTCACCGTTGATAGTGGCCTTGGTCATGGTGTCCAGAATGCCAAAGCGACGACGAATGCGATTCATGGCTTGCTCGTCCGTCTCGTTAGTCTCCTCGACCACAGAAGCGGGAACGAAAGCGGCAACACGGGCAGAAGAAGAAGAACTCACCAGAACCTCGACATCAGCCGGATTGGCAATTTCAATATAGACTTGTCGAGAATCGCCTGGCAGTTGACCCTCATTCTTGACTTGAACGCGACCAGAAGTAGATTCGAGCGGGCGAGCCAGCGTGAAGGTGAGATTTTCCACGGCATAGTTCATCTTACGATACACACCGCGCTTGACGAGAATCTTGGACATTTCGAGAACCTTTCTTAACTGTCGATAGATGTATTATATACAATAACCGATTTATTGTCAAATTTCAGGAAATTTTTACCCGAGTCATCTTGGTAACTTGCTTATCAGCATGCGTTTTGACAGTGCCAGTGACAGAAATCTTGCGACCGATATCAATACTGAATTTCAGAGAAAAGAAAGCCACTTGATCCTCATCCGTGATTACCGTCACAAAGTAGCAGTTCCATTGCTGACTGAATACCACCTTGAGCACTTCACCAGTGAATGATACTTTGTCTCCGACAACACCAATATGATCGCCACGAGCGTCGGAAATGCGATCCTCTACAGATTGACGCACTGTAGCACGTTCGTATCCTGCGGGAAGATACGCAATTGTACCCAGATCACGTTCGCTCACAGTCTCGCCGTTAGCAAGTGCAAGCGCCTTGGCATCGAATTCATTCAACACCTTGCCACCAAGAATTTTGAACAACAGACCCTTGTAATGTGTGCGAATCTTCTCGCCCATTTCGCGGTCAAAGTCCGTAAGGGTAGATTGATCGGCAAGCATTTGGACCATCAGTTCACGGTTGCTTTGCTGCGGAACCATCTTACCTTCACTGTTAGTAGTGAAGGACCCTGCCTTGACATACTCATTTCCAACTGCACAGAAAGCAGCAAACGCAACAGCAAACGCGGTGCTGGTATCGTGCATCACGGGCCGAGGGCGGGTATACCGTTGGCTGCGTGCCGGCTTATAGTCTTCATCTGCTTGACACAGAGTCTTGACTTGATAATCGGTCATACCAGAAACATCAACAAAACCAGCCATTTAATTTGCTCCGTTGTCTAACTCAGTGAATACAGTATATCAGTATTTAGATTTATTGTCAAAGTCCTAACCCTTTGCAGCCAAAACTTCTCAACTCGGCCGCTGCCTGACTAAGCCTGTTATGAGTAACTTCCAAAACAATTTCCTTGCCTCTTTCAACCAATTCATCATACATGTCCTTGGCTTCTTTCAAGCCAAGACCACGCCTATCAAAGACACGAATTGCCTTTATGATAGAAATTTTATTTACGTGTGAGCCAAGATTAGTGATAACAATAGAAGAATCCATGCGACCAAGTAGCATGGCTTCAAATGTCCATCCCTTCAAATCGGGATCAACAGTGTCAGCCAACTGTTCCCACATTTCCATGGCACGGTCGCTGCCGTATACGTTTCCAAGAGCACGAAGAAACATCAAGCCGGAATCTGTCAGTTCTCTTTTTTGGTCACGCGAAATTTCAGTCATGATTAGGATCCAGTAGACAATATCAAGGTGCGATAATCGTCATCTTCAACAGTAAAATTCTCAATGAAGATATGATGATTATCATCGCTGGTCTTGATGCATTCGTCTGCGGCGCGCCAGAGAGCGGCCCAAGTGTTGCCCTTAATTGAGGCTTGCACGGGCTTTGGACCCCAATGATGACGATAAACTACGCGATCTGCGTCACTGAAAGTATGCGGGCCATAAAGATTGTCAACCTCAAGCATAGACCATGCAGTGCTAAGACCCAATTCTTTCTTCACGGATTCATAGTGACTGTTCTTGCGATTGTATTCTCGCTCTTCCTGTTCGTAGACTCCATTCAGACCATCACGAATCAGATTCTTAGCCTTTATCAAAAGTTGATACATTTCCGGATGAAGAACATTTTCCAAGCGGTCACATGCGTGGCGAAGATCGCACAGACCATTATGAACTTTCTTGAATTCTTCAAGAGTGAGAGTGGGTGAGATATTCATTTTATGTTTCGTTGTGAGAAGTATTCAAACCAATTCGTAGACAATACAGTCTATCACGATATCCATTTATTGTCAAATTCGCAACAATTGATCAAATTTAGCATTGGTGTTATCTTCCTGCTCTTGAATTTCGGCTAGGGCCTGCTTAAGTGTCTTTCCAGTAGTACCCACATACTGCACCCCATTTTTCCAGTGCGCGAACATACTCACGCCCTCGCGAAGACCGACGTAGTAGGCAGCTGATTGCCTGAGTTGTAGATACTGATCCTGTTCGGGAGTAAAATTCTGAATCATATTATGCAGCCTCACGAAAATAGTCATACGGCAGACCATTACGATAGCACAGATATTCCCAATCTTCGCCGCAATCGTCGGCGTCCATGATCCAACGGAGTGCAGTTTCACGATTCTTGGCACCAAGATTGATAGTTTCTTCGATGCGCTTCGAGAAGCGGACAACGAATTTAGACTCTTCCTCACGACGAATCTGTTCGGCACTCTCGATAGCCTTGCTCAGGCTCTCCAGTTCTTGACGAAAATCTTCGGCTGTCCAATGACCGACATCCTGACCGCGAGGACGAAAACCATACGCATCCTTGTATGCGTCCCACCACTCAGTGTGCAATTGCTCAACCAACGACAATTGGTCCCAAGAAGGGAACTCTTCGGTTTGGGCCGCCTGCGCTTGGGAGAGAGTGATCTGAAAAACAGTGATTTGCGTCATGTCGTTTGCTCAGTTGTCTATCTCAATGAATACAGTATATCAGAAATTGGATTTATTGTCAAATTTCGGTTACTCAACACGCTGGCGACTGATATGTGCGTCCAAAAACGACATAGCACTCTCGCCAAACTGTTTGATACCAGCCTCGTAAGCATCGTCATAACGCTCATAGACACCGTAAACTGTGCCACGATAGACAAGAACATTGACCACGCCAGGCTGATCTTCGGGAAGACCCAGTGCCCTACGCAATTCTTCTCGGGTTCTCTTTGCCATCAGTTGCTCCGTTGTCTCGACTATGAATATAGTATATCAAGAAATGAATTTATCGTCAAACTTGAGTCTCGATGTATTCATCTTCGATTTCTTCCATAGAATCGACCTCAGCATACACCCACTGAATAGGAATTTCCATCACTCGTGCGATAATCTGAGGCTCTTGATCACTTGCAAGACGATCTTGAATTTCAATAGAAATATCTGACATCTTAGACATGTTGTTTAATCCTTAAAAATTACACAGACTGAAGCATCGAAGCAGGCACCTTCCAGAGCCTGGACCCAACTTGAATCAACATGTTCTTACGATTGACTTTTTGCACCAGACCGATCATGGTCTGACCAGTGCGAGAAGAAGTAAACTTTACCTCCGTGCCAACAGAATAAGTGTTCTTATTCTGACAAGCCAATTGCGCTCGTGCAAAAGTCACAGCAGAGATAATAGAATTCAGTTGTTCGTTCGTGAAGTCGCCAAACATGATAGCAGAATTGATGTCCTTGATCGTGTTCATTTAGAATCTCCAGTTGTCTAACTCAATGAATACAGTATATCAAAAATTGGATTATTTGTCAAATTTGGGGTTGAAGACGAGCCTTGATTTCCATGAAAAACTGATGATACTTTGCCATGCGGGCAATGTCCTTTTCGCTAACACCCTTTAGACGCCGAATGTCGGTATTGTGTCGAAGATCAGCCATCTTGACGCGCATGGCATCCTCATTGGCAAATACACCATTCTTGTATTCTTCATAAGTCTGACCTGGCAGTTTGGTCAGAGAACGAATGCCATTGATAACTCGGTCGCTGATTCCAGCGTCACGCAAGTCCTTGTAGGTCGTAGAGGTATCTTCGATAACATCGTGACCCAGTGCAATGCACATAAGTTCTTCGTCATCGGTCTTGAGATAGTGCATTACCTTTAGCGGATGCAGAATGTAGGGATTGCCCCCTCGATCAAACTGGCCAGCGTGAGCGTTGGTAACAATAACCAACATTCTGTCAAGCATTTCGCCCTTTTTCATAATCACCCTTTCTATCTATAGAGATATTATAGAGCAATGCTGTTTAATAGTCAATGTCTTCACAACCCAAGCGACGATTGAGAATCTTGCTATCCTCTTCATCACGGCTCTTGACGCGCAGACTGATACTTTCACCGTAGCACACGTAGCGATTGTCCTGAATGTAGCAGAATCCTGCGCCTATGATTTTGCTACGAGAGAAAAGCGCTCGGGCAACATCGGCGTGACTGGGGCCAACTTCGCTGAATATCACAGGAATTTGATCATCATTGATGATATACTTTGCCTTATAGATCATTTTGCTTTCCTTATCGTATAAGTTATTATGACAGAAATAACAATTTCTGTCAAATCAGAGTTGATTCAGTTCCAGTTGCAATTCAGAAAAGTTCTTAAAAACTTGTGATCCAGTGCGACTGGACCGCAGAATTAGAAAGTTTCGATTGTAAATCTCGACCGTGGCGTCAAGAGTTCGAGCACGGCCAAAAGTGATACTCAAAAACTTGACGCCCTTTTTGTTGATATGACTACCTGTAAGAATTCCGTATGGGGCCGTAAAGTTCTGAGACTTGGCCCACGCTTCTATGGAAGAAAGAATTTCTTGACTGTTCATGTCAGCCGAACTCCGAATAGATTTCCATGTCAGTTTCGTATCGCTCGACAAATGCAAAAATTGCATCGTCGTCTTGCGACTCTTGAACTTGAGTTTCGATGTTGTCAGAATTCATTTCCGTCTCCAACTAATAAAGAGAGTTTATCAAAACTCTTATTTATTGTCAAACAGAAAAATCCTCCATCCCAGAAACCTTTAGACGAACCAGATGCCCTAACATAAAGTTTTTTGACTCTAAACCTTTCATCACTGCAAGATATCTGTTTCTAAGTAATGCGACCTCGTTGCAAAGCATTTCAGTATCGATTACTTCCTTTTCTCCTTCGACATATCTATCAACATCACGACTTGATAAAGCTCGTTGATAATTCTCCAGATATTTTTTAAAGTAAGAACTTTTGACTTTCTTTAGTTCTAAATTAAGAAAATTCAAAACCGCTTCTACGGTTTGAAGTTGACTAAACCTCAAGTCAGTTATTCCTGGAAGTGCGGCAATATTTTTTTCTATGTTTCCTTTGATGCTTACTTCCTGCTGAGCCGCCACTAACTCATTATCGTAATAAGAAAGAAAATCTGGCAATAATGCCAGATTTTGAGTGACATTGTGATACCAACTCATTTAGATATCATTCATCGTAATCTGATTCATAGTCAATATGATACGAATCATCGTCGTCAATTTCTTCCGAAGTATCTTCGACATAGAATTTAATGGCATCCAATACCTCGGCGTCACCATCAAATTCTTGTCTAATGTCATCTAAAGAATAATCATTATCCATAAGAATGATAACAAGATTGTCTGCGAGTTGCGCCTTATCTTCTGGAAGAACATACTCGCTCATTAGATTCCATACATCCGCAATTGCGGTTAAGGTTGATTTACTCATCTGCTGTTTCCTCCATAGTTTCTGTAGTAGTCACTTTAGTTCCAAATTCACTCATTACCAAATCCATAATTCCATTCTCGTTTCTGTTCCACTCTTTTCTGAAATACTTATGAATTTCTCCATTGTTATCAGTATAAGTGTAGCGATTGCCTTCTTTCTTGATCAATTGTCTCTTTTCAATTAGATCAAAAAATCCGCTGTAAGGATTCATTCCAGTTTCGTATGGAATCTGAATCTGAATATCTTCGAACGGCTTAGCGTATCTGGTCTTCATAATTTTGCATCCAGCACGAATGCCCAATACATCAGTTACCTTGTTGCCGTCTTCGTCTTCCTTTAGTTTCAATTTCTTCATTGCAACTAAAATAGAACTGGCATATACGAAGCCTTGTCCGCCACTTACTACTGGGTCGGGATTATATGGGTCTTGAGATGCATAACTATGATTGGTGGCAACTAATCCAACATTATGATTACCAAACATATTGACGCAATTGGTAACCAGTGCCTTGAGAGCCTTTGCCTTTCGTCCCATATCTCCTTTAAGATCGCCTGCCTCAAACTGATTGAGTTCAGTAGGCGACATCAGCATGCCCAGCGAGTCAACAACGAACAGGACTTTGAAGCGACTCTCTGCGGGCAATTCCTTATAGTCACTCATGAACTTTGAAATAGTTTTAGCTACATCGTCGATCATGGACATGTTAAGTTTTAGAATTTTGTCTTCACTTGTGTCAACTCCTAACGCTTTGAGCCAGCTTTCGTCAAGCGCATTTTCGGAATCAATTAGAATAACAAAAATTCCTTGCGCTTGCGCGTTACGAACTAAATTGCCACTACATATGTAGGACTTGCCGCTGCCGCTTTCTCCAGCAAACACAGTCACCTTACCCAGTGGCACACCCTTATTGAAGTCACCACTAATAAGATAGTTGAGTGAGTAGTTGCCCGTGCTGACCCAATCAGTCGGGTCCGAGAAGCCAATGGACAGCCCATCAATTGACTTTGTTATTTCTTTACGGAACTTGGATAGATCAAATGGTTTCGTCATAATTATTTCCTAAAATAGCAATCTTGATATTTTTCATCTGTTGAATTTAATCTTTTTCTAATTGTTGGTTCACTGATATTCATCGCTCGGGCAGCCTACATGATACCGTCAAAATCACCAAGTATGTAGGATCGAAGGGTTTTGTCATGTTTATTTTCCGTTTACTGCTTGCTTGTTATTATACAAGCCAAAGAGTTGTTTGTCTAACAATTCCGGGCAACGATCTGCAAGTCTTTCAAATTCGTATTCCGAAGGATAGTGACGCAATACTCCTCGTGCTCGTTGTCTAACGATTCCAGGAACTCTTGGTGTTTTACCTGGGTCGCACAATTCTTCTAATAGTTTCTTGCCTTGTTTCAAGGCAAGAAACCTCTCGTCTGGTAGAGTCATGTTTTTCTCCTAAAATAGATAGTAGAGGCATTTCTGCCTCTACTTGTTCATCACGCTGGTTTGTTTTGGCGAGAACGAATCATTGCAAGTAGGTCTTGCGTCTTGCTGCCTGAAGCAGGCTGCGATGTCGATGCAGAAACTTGACTGACTCGCATAGTTTCATACTCAGTAGTGTCCCAAGGCGGAGAATCGTCCTCGACAGTTGATGCAGCCTTTTGAACTGTCTGAGTTGGGTTAGAAACCGGAACACTTACTTTCTTTACAGACTCATAAGAACCTTCTTCGCCCACTACATCATCAGAAGATGATCCACCGGTTTGAAGTCCCCATGGCTTGTAGTATGCTGCCCACTTATCTGGGTCATACATGCGTCCGTCAACACTTGCCTCAAATAGGTCCTTGATGATCTTCAATTCGCTTTCGCTTGGTTCCTTTGGAAGGAAATCACGAAGATTGTAAAGACCGTGCAATTCAATCGCGGCGCGTTCCGCCTCTGTTAGTGCAGTAGGGCCCTTCATAAATGCCCAATCACTGGTAGACCAGTCGGCATAGCCACCTGGGTTCTTAGTGCGAATGACCTTAAAATCAAGACCTTGATTGAAGTCGCTTGGCATGACATTAAAGTCGGGGTCTAGCAAACTCTTCTTGATGTTCTTGAAGATTTGAGGAGTTACGATGAAGCGGCGAATTGGATTCTCTGGGGTTTCGTCATCTTGAAGACCATTCTGACGAACGAAACCTTGAAGAATATAACTACGCTTCTTCCAATACTTGTTTGCAGTTTCTTCCAAGGACTTATCCTTATACCAAGTGCGAACTTCTGCAAGAAGTGGGCACTTTTTGGATTCTCCATACATTTCGATGCATGGAACTTGAACCACAACTTCCTTGTTTTCGTTTTGACCCTTGATGCCAGCGAATGGCAATTTGATCATTTGTCGTTCTGTCCAGAAGTAAACATTTTCTGAGTCTGCATCTGGAAGAAAACGAAGCAAAGAACTCGATCCGTCTGTTAGGTTCCAGTGCGGAAAGATGGACTTGTCTCCACCGATTTTCTTAGATTGTTGTTGATTTTGTTGTGAACGATTTTCTTGTGCCTGTAGTTTGGCACGCAATGCGGCTAATGACATTTTTAATCTCCTTCTAAATTGTAAAAAGTGTATTATAAACCAAGATATAAAGTGTAGTTGTCGGAGACAACACGACTTATGATTCAAGTATAAGATACTTTCGTCATCTGTCAATAGTATTTATCACTAATTTGGTAAAGTAGATAAAAATGTTCAAAAATTATGTTTTGTGTCCCATCCACTTTTTTAATTTCTTAAGTTGGATGTCGTATTCCTCAGAGTCATCTGGCTCTGAAGTTTGTTGGTTGGCCTGACTTAATGGACTAAGGCTTCCGCCCCCAAAGTAATCTGGATTATCTGCCTCGTTTAGTCCTCCAAGAACTCGATTCAAAATTGCTTTAATCTTTTTTGGTGCCTTGGCCAATGGATACAAGTCGCTGATAATATCTGTTCTGATGTCATCGTCAGCCGATGTATACATATTTCGTATTTTGCTGGCGCTATCAATAACTTGTCCTGCAATCTCAAAATCGATTTTTGGAACAATATAAATGTATCCGTGTTTGCTCATTGATTGATCGGAGTCATCTGAATATTGCTGAAAGTAGGAAGGACTTCCATCCTTTTTTGGAGCAAAATTAAATCTATCGCTGTCCTTTTCACTGACTGCAAATACCAATATAGTATTTTCTGGATCGTAGTTACTTGTAATCTCGTTTGCCTTATATGGACTCTTTACTTGCACAAATCGGTCTTTTGGAACACCGCTTTGATTGGCAAGAAATTTTTTATCATCAAAACCAAATGGTCGTTCAGTTTTAGTGTCAGTGGCCGCCACGAACACTTCTCCACTTGGAAATTTATGTGCTAGATGATCAAATACACTTGCGTGTCCTAAGTGAAATGGATGAAATCCACCTGGGTAAATGACTAAAACTTTCTTATCGTCAATATTTTCTTTAAGAGTCGGTTGCGCTGATTGTGGTCGTTGTTTGGCTAATCTTGCTTGTGCGTTTTGTCTGCTAAAACCAAGACGATCTACTATTTTTATTCCGCCACTTACGAATCCTTCTTGACTAGCAGTCATTTCACCATCAGACGTAGTAGATCGTAAATAGCCCTGTAATGGACTTTGTTGTGCCGCTTTTTCTAGCGATGGAATCAAACTCATTTTGTATCTATAAACTTTTATCCAATTATCCCATATTTTGCTAATAATGCTGCGATTTTTTTCGTAGTAGTCAATTAAGGCTTCATATTTTCTACGTGATATTGGAAGCTTTGGTTTTGCCAATTCCGAATCCAATCTCAATTTGTAAGCAGTATCAAATCCAGAATCTAGTGTTTTTAGATCAAGTTTCCCAACATTGATTAATCCATTTACGTAAGTAGTAAATCTGTTGGCAAAATTAGTAGCAGATTCGGGCGCGCCTGTAATAAACTTTTTAATCGCTGAGTCATCCGATATAGTTGATTCTGCGACAGATTTTAGTTGTTGATTTACGTTTATAGTTGGAGTCACTGGCATACGAACAGGCAACAGTGCTACGTTTCCACGACGACGTAATTTTCCTAATCCTGATAGCCAAGTGATATTACTTTCTGTGGTTGCCGCATTTGGTGGCAAGTATCTATGTATAGCTATTCCAGCAATTTTATCACGTAAATATTCTCCAAGATCGCTATCAACCGGAACACGATACATTAGTCCTTCTGGGTTAGCTTGAAACTGATAAACCCGATTTGAATTTATATTTTGTACGGTCAGTGGCTTGCTAGGATAGAATATTAAGTCTCCCATATACCAACCAGTATTACCACTATAAGAGGCTTCCAATGATTTCCAAAGTGATGCGACTGTTCTAGACAAATCTGTTCTTGCCTTTTCTCCACGAGCCGCTTCTCGTTGTGCGAATTCTTCTGGGCTATAAACGGCACGATTTTCGCGATTGGAGCTATTAAACATATGCTTGTCTAGTATAGCAAATCTTCCATCTGACCCACTACCGAATACTAGTGCTGGCCATCCATCTATTTTTATAGTTACCGCTTGTGGACGCTCTATAGTCGCATTTAGTCCAGCTATTGCTTGAGATAGCGGAGTATATACTTGACCTTTCCCAGCTTCTAGTCCGCCCCAGATCACCATGTCTTCTGGGTGATCCATATGTCCAGCGGCCTCTAATAGAAGCGTTTTATTTTCTAATATAAGTTCTCTGGACAACATATTATTTAATCCACTTTGCTACCTGTTCTCCAACAATCGTGTCTACCATTTTATCAATTGATTCTCTAAAAAGATCGATAGGGGGTAGTGTCGATGGCTCATCCGGTTCTAAATGCAACTTTCGAAATTCACGATTAGGTGCGCCACGAGTGTTTAATGGTTCTGGGTTTTTATCACCTTTAGATTTGTCCAAAAATGCTAAAGTGTTAAGAAGTCTATTTAATTCTAATATTGTGTGTTTAAGAATTATTTTAGAAAACGATCTGTCAGTAGTCAACTCATTTAAACTTTTAACGCTGTGATTCGACGATAATCGAACTAATAAATGCAACATAATCGCCTCGGTCGTGTCTGCCAACCGAGTATATTTTTTATCACTTTTTATTTTAACTAAATCATTTTCCAAGAATCGTAGCACATTAGTGAACAGACGTATAATTGCATCTGCATGCTTATTTTCGTCTTCGTCCGTAGAATCAAGAAGAGAGTTTAGAGTTAGTACACTCTTGATGTATCGTTCTACAGAGGCTCTGGGAAGCCCAGTTGTGCTCCAAATTTCGTATGGATCAGCCATCTCATTTAACTGATATTTTTTGTTTTCTTTAAGTTCACTCATTTCTGGCTCTTTTTCAGTTTGAATTTTGCCTGCACCAAATCGTTTTAAGATATTGCGTGCTTTATACTCTGCATCTTGTTCTTGATCGGGAGTAAAACTAGGCTTAACGTATGGTTCATCTTTTTTTGTTTTCATAGACGAAATTATTGAGATTTTGTCGTTCAGCGCATCAAGTTTATTGGAAACTGTATCAAAATTTACAGTGGTCGAGTTGACGAAATCGGGAAATTCTTCGTCAGTTACACTCAGAATTTTTGGCAAATCTTTGTTTAAAAAGTTTTTAATCAAAGTGCTTGCTTGTTTACTTCTCTTACCAACCGCTTTGCGATATTTTTGTGTTCTGTCAGAAGATATTGCCTGTTTAACTTTATCTTCTATTTCTTTTCCTATTTCTTTTTCTCGTTGCTCTAACTCTTGTTGTTTCTTTTCTATCTGAGCAATTTTTCCACTCACATCTGCTTTTTGTGTTTCTATGTCTTTTTGCTGTGATGTTACTTTTGCAGCAACATCGCCGAGTTGTTTTAACTTTTCTTTTTCTAATGATTGTTCACCAGACATTGTTTTAATCTGACTTACGAGATTAGTAAACTCTTGTGGGTTTATTTTTTCGATATTTTTCTTAGCGTATTCCAAATCTTGCTTTAATTGATTATATTGCTCATCGTTCATTCCTGGCTTATTTTTTAACTCTTCTACCTGAGCCAGTGCTTTTTCTACCTCTGTTGCATTTACTTTTCTTTGCTCAACGTCAGTTGATATTTTTCCACTTAGAGTTTTTAATCTGTTTATTTCAGCGTCAGATTGCTCTCCTGATTGAGCAACCGTTTCTAACTCTTGCTGCATTTTTGTTAGATTAGAGGTTAGTTTCGCGTTTTCTCTTCGCTGAGCGTTTATAACGGCGTTTTGCTCTAAATCTCTCGTGTCAAACTGCTTTAACTTATCGTCCAGATATAATCCAAGAGCCTGATCTTTTGTTAGTTCTGGATATGATCTTGTGGCCTGATAAACGATATCACGATCACGAGAAATAGACTTTTCTATTCCAGTTTTTGGATTTACAGCAGCCTCGTATATGTCATTTGCCCAACTTTCAAAATCTCTAAGTTGTTTCATTTTACGCTCCGAATTTTAACCCGCTCAATTTTCTAATTCTTGCCAATTCGTCTTCTTTCAAATCTAAAGGAGGAGCAATTCCCATCTTAGAAGATGCTGGTTCCTGACCAGATTTTGAGCCCATTGATTGCGACTTCTGTGGTGATTGTTTCATTGGACTTGGCTCTGGGACAGGATTAGATGGCTCAGGCTCATTTTTCACTTCATCTTCTGGCTCAGAGAAATTTTCCTTTTCTTGCAATCTGTCAAGCACATTCTTGAATTCCGAACGATCATGATGCTCTTCAATCCATCCGATAATAATAGGCTTAGAATCCAAATCTGGGTTTCCAGAAGCCTTTCTTAATCTATCAAACAACTCATCGTCATCAATATATTGTTTGATTTGTTCTATTGAATTAATTCCATCTGGTCCCACTGGCAATTCTTCACTCGAAGATAAAAGTTCCACTAATTCTTCTACTTGTGCATCATTTGACAAATCTTCTTCTAATGATGCGTCTTCTGTAATTGCAGTTGGCTTAAGACGACTAAGAACGGAGAACGCTGATTCTATTCTTGGGTCCAACTTTTGTTGAGTAAACATCTCAGTGAAATTAGTTATCTCATTCGACTCTTCCATTAGAGTTGGAGTCCAATTTTCAAAATAATTTCTGAATCCGCGACTGCTGCGAAGTTTTTTCATTGTTTCTCTCAGTCGAATGTATTCACTTGCCGCTTCGTGAATCATCATATTCACGCTTTCATTGAATTGTCCGTTGCGGGTTGCTCTAATAAATCCGCCTAATTTTTTAATGTCTTCACACATTTGCGCGATGTGTTTACCACGCTCGTCGTATGGGTTGCCACCTTCTGCGATCAATCTTGCAAAAGCATATCCTTCACTTGGTTTCTTAGTTGGTAAAACAAATCTTTCACCAAACTGATTTTCAACAAATATTTGATCCACATGTCTAAATCGTTGATCGGTTTCTTCCATTTGTTTATTGTGTTTAATAACCATCTTTACTGATTCGGGGGTAGAGTCGCTATAACTTTTTGTTTTTGTTCCAAAGTATCCTTCATTGATACCCTTTCTATACTCTCTTCTCTCCATCCAGTCATTAAAATTATCAAGTGCGTCTAACTTGAACGATAGTGCCTTTCTGGTTGCCCAATTACTCATGTCTTCAACAAAATCTGTCCATTGAGGAGTGACCTCTTTGATAGCGTTCTTGCTAAAGAATATAATCAATTCTTTGACATCATTGATTGCCGCAATAAAGGTTCCGTGTTTTACTTTTTTAGTCTTGAATGTGAATTTAAAAGCAGTAGCGTTTTCTGCATTCACTGAAGATTTCAAGTCTTTGATTCCAATTGGATCAAAGTTCTTTATTTGTAGCTCATTTTTGAGTTCAACGTTTAGTGAGTCAATCGTCTTAGGCATTTTTTAGTCCGTTTATATTATATTTATCTATGTTTGTTTAGCAAACACGATTACGATGGTCCCATACGACCATCAAACAACGCTCTGACATCGCCTACGGTAAAATATCCGCGCTTTTTGATTTCTGGGCGTTCTCTAAAAACAGGATTTTGATCCCAAACACTACCGCGATTTAACTTATCAGCAGAAATGCTCTTAAACAACGGAATATTATATTGATTTTTTGCTCCAAGAACGAAACTGTCTGGTTTGTTATGAGTTATCACCGCTGGCATAAATGTTGACAGATAGATGTCGCTTGCTTTTGATCCAGGTGGTAGTTTTTTAACTTTGTAGTATTTTAAAACCCAATCGAGTTGTTCAACCGCAGACATTTTTCTTAATGCTTCTGTTGTTGTTCCAAGATATTGAGCCGTTTTTGGCATAAACTGAATCAGTCCAGTTGCGCCAATTGCGTTTGTTTTACTTGGATCAAAAGTTCCTTTTGTTTCAAACCATATTACTTTAAACAAGTCTTGCGGATTTACTTGTAATGCGTTAGCGACTTGCTTTAATTTTGCTTGAAATTTTTCACTACGAGCATGTTCTTGCTCTGGATAATTTTTTTGAAGTCGTTCTACTTCTTGCGCGGTGCTGTATTTCGAGGGGTCTGATTGTTGATTTTGATAATGTTTATATGCAAGACCACCTATGCCCATACCAGCAGCAATTGCCGCGGCAGTAGCATTTTGTTTCCATCCTTCATCTACTTTAGATTCTACTATTTCTTTAACATGCATCTATTATTTATGATATAACCATAATAAACGGCATCGGTTCAATCTCTTCGCTATGATCTCTAATATGTGCATCAAGATCAACATTATAATTTTGCAAATGTTGCAGCATTCTAACTATTAGAACCAGTGCCATTACAAGATCGTCTGTTTCTCCAAGTTTGGCGGCATAACTACCCCCACTACTAACAAATGTTTTTAACTCACTTATCAATGGTTTACTTGATACTTTTAATTTTTTGCTTTCTATTAGATTTTTTAATTTGCTACAGGCACTTAGTTTAGATTTGTTTGTGGTATTAAAACCTCTACGATATCGTCTTGCTGATCCAACATTTTTTGGTTCGCTCAACATAGTCCCTGGTATGTTTTCTTCTCCATACTCGGCTAATGATATGAGTGCTGCTTCTCCAATAGTATTGTTTTCTAAACTATAATATAAATCATTTGGTTGTTTTGTATGCTCAACGATTTCTTTATTGATCGTCGCAAGCAGTTTAATTTGTTCTGGAATAGGCGTTCTATTGTGGGTCCACTCAGCAACTTGCTCAGTGGTATCTGCTTCAAACACTTGTATGGCTGCTGGATCGCCTCCTGTTCCCAAACTCGGGTCTAATGATACTACATATATGTGATTTTTGGACGGCTTCTTAAACCAACGAACTTGTCCCGTTTTATAAATTGGTTCTTTAGATTCTAAATTAGATAAGACTATACTATCTATTAAAGTTTCCTCGTCTATCAAGAATTCACAATTGTGTTCTCGACGAAATCGTTCATCGCCTATCTTACTGCGTTCTTCTTCTGCCCACTTTTCATCACGATCTGGGTGCTGATTCCATAATGCCATATATGGACTGAATCCATTTTTGCCTAAATTAGTTGGATTACCGTACGCGTCAACTTTTTTGTTGGCTTCTTTCCATATCTGAGCAAATTGATCCTCGTCGCTATTTGGGGTGCTGGTAATAATACACTTACCGCCTGTTGCTAACGTAGGAGATATAGAAGTCCAGAATTCTTTTGCAATAGTTGGTCTTACGAATGCGAACTCGTCAAGATACAGCAGTGACAATGACATGCCTCGTCCAGTTTTTTCGGTAGTGGCACGAGCAACAATACGACTTTTGTTCTCAAAGTCGATATTTCCCTGATTGTAACTTTCTACGCCTGGCTTTAACCACATCGGGCACATTTCATATCCGTATCTAATACGCTGCATGATTTCTTGAGCACCGCTATATTGGTGTGCTGCTATCAATATGGTCTTGTCATAGTTAAACATAGCAAACCACAACAAGTATCCTGCGGCGCTGGTGGTTTTTCCTAACTGACGCCCGAGTAACGATACAGAGAATCGATTTTCGTGATAATTTTTAATTAGATCGACTTGATAATCATACGGATCGTATAATACTTGTCCCCGGGTTGGGTGTTGAATGTAGAAGTAATTTCTCATCCAATATTCGTATCCAGTAACTGGATCCGCACATTTCAGAACTTCTACTATTTGATCTGGCGTAAGACTTATTACTGCGCCTTTAGAACGAATAAAATTATTATCGCTCATATTGGCTTTTCCCCAGTAAGATATGGCTTTGAAAACCACAAACGAAACCATTCATCAGTTCCGGGTCTGATGTTATTCTCTCTCATTAGTCGTGCCTTTTCTGCGGCAGTAATACTGATGTTGCTACCTTCAGTGGGATTGCTATGTTTAGTTGTTATTCCAGCAATTACGCGCCATCTGTCTAATTCATCCATATTGTATTTATTGACAATATAACAAATTACTTAAAAACCCTTAAATGGTTTTACTGGACTGACATTTTTGACATGCTTTGGCTCTACACTTTTCTTACTACTTGTTTCTATTTTCTTAGTAAGACCCATTGTCTTCATTGCCGCGTCTATGTATCCTTCTAATTCTATGCCGTATCCAATTACAATTTCATTTTCGCCCCATTGTGATTCAGCAGAAATAGAAGAAACTCCATCTTTCTTTCTTTGCTCTTCTCCACGATGACCGGCGACTAACACTCCAAATCTGTATTGACGATATGCATCTTGATTTTTTAATTCTGGAATTGCATACGAATGAGGAAGCGTATCGTAAATATCTGGGTGCGCTTTCTGCTCGTGCTTAGATTCATTGATAAATTCTCTGGCTCTCATAAGAATCTTAGTTTAGGTCTTGCCATATTTGATCAATCCCATTAAATCCACGAAATTTTCCAGTAAGTGGGTTGTAATATATTCGACCTGGCTCAGGATTTACCGGATCAACATCTGATTGCGGTACGATGAAACTTGGCGGTGCTTCACTTAGTGTGTATAACTCAGTAAAATTGCTGTTGATTTTTTGAAACGCCACTCTGAGAGGATCGCCCTGTCTGTCGTTTGCCTGAGTCCCAACATTGATATTTTGCTGTGCCATAAATTATCCAATACATACTATTTATCACGTACATAAAAAATAGGTTATCATATTTCTACGATAACCTATTAGTCTTCCCATCCCGATTGTGAAGTATAAGTATTTATACTTTTTGACCAAAATAGTTGATTTAACATCACGCATTGTGTATCCTGATATATATTATAGAAAGCGAATACGTCCATGCGTGATCAAATACTTGAAATTATTAATACTCATCCAAAACACTATAGTTTATTGATTAAGAAAAACACAGCGTTACACAATTGGATAAAAGATAACTCGCAGATTGAGTGCGATCATTTTCCAACTATGATTTACAGTGCTGTATACGGAGTTAATCCAATATGTAGTAATAATAATCTAAAAAAGCTAACAAGATGGTCAACAGGGCTTGTTAACTGCGGAGCGGCAAATGTCTGTGCGTGTACTAAATCTGATATCTCTAAAAATGTAAGCGCAACTAAACAAAATTACAGTGAGCATCGCAAAACAGAAATAGAAGACAAAAGAAAAAGCACAATGCTTCTCAATTACGGGGTTGAATATAACAGTCAGCGTGAATCGGTAAAGACAATATTAAAAACATCAAAATTAAAAGAACATCAATTTAACACGTTGATTGACCGTGATTGGTTAGAGCGTGAGTATGTAGTAAATAAACGTACTGCCGTTGATATTTCTAATGAAATAGGCTGTCACGATAGTGCGGTTAGACGATATGTAGCTCTACACGGATTTGATATTAGAAAATATAGTCAACGAAGTACATATGAATCAATGATTTGCCGTTGGCTAGACAATAACAATATACAGTATGAGATTTGTAATAGAACTATTCTGAATGGAGCAGAAATAGACATTTACATACCAGCACACAAGTTAGCTATTGAAGTTAACGGTCTTTTATATCACAGCTATAATCCAAATTCGTTTCATATTCTAAGACAAAAAAATAAAAAGGAAGAGCGAACAAGACACCTTAATAAAACTTTGTTAGCAAATGAAAAATCTGTTCATCTATTACATCTAAATGATAATCAAATAAAAAATAAATGGGATGTTGTAACCAACATACTATCAAGTAAATTAAAACTACAGAATAAAATATGGGCCAGACAATGCGAAATTGTAGAAGTTAATTCTGCTGAGCAACGAGAATTTTTTAATCGTGTTCATATTCAAGGATGGGTAGCATCAAAAAAAGCATACGGGTTATATTATAACAGCAGATTAGTTCAATGTATTAGCGTTGGAAATAATCGGTATCGTTCCAATGAGTTAGAGATTTTAAGATTCGCCAGTGAAATGAATACTACTGTAGTTGGCGGATTGAGTAGATTACTAAAACATATTCAATCAATATTCTCAGATATCACTATAACAACTTACTGTGATAGAGATATCAGTAACGGTAACGGGTATATCAGTGCTGGATTTAAAATTATTGAGTATACTAAACCTGGATATTTTTGGACTGATGGCACAGATATTATTAGTAGATACAAAACGCAAAAAACTCAATTAAGTAAATGGTTGTCGCAATACAACTCTAATGAGAGTGAAAGTGTAAATATGTTTCGTGCTGGGTATCTGAGATATTGGAATACTGGTAATGTAGTATTACGCTATGAGAAATAAAAAGGGAACCGAAGTTCCCTTTTTTGTTTGAACATAATTCCAATATTATTGAAAAGTGACATTTTGGATTGCGATTTCACCAACGTAGTCAGCGGCGTTACCGAAACTACTTGCGGTGTTGGTAAGCTCCACGTAACCATAACGAGTCATGAAGGACACGACTGGTTCGAATGTTGCTGGATCCAGAACAACACCACTACTCATCAATGGAATGTATGGGCAGTAGAATGCTGCGGCATCAGTTTCTGAAGAACCCTTGTAACCAACCAATACTGGTGTGGTGTCGCCAGCGTAGCTGTCAACAAACACGCGCATTGCGTTGTTTAGTGTTCCAACCAACTTGGTGTTGGTAGGTGCTTCGAAAGTTCCTTCTGTTGTGCGAGCAAATGCACTTGTGGTAGCACTTTGCAGAACAGTTAGAGCCTGACTACTTACAACTGCCCAGTTACCAGCACCACGACGAGTGCGCTGAGCAATCAAGTTAGCAACACGATTGATTAGAACTGCCAATGCGGCGTGCTCATCACCAACGAATGTAGCGGTTCCACTTACTGTTGCTTGGTTGTAAGTGAATTCTGTAGCAGCAAGACTGCGTAGTGACAAGAGAATTTCTTGATCAATTTCAGCAGTAATTTCTTGTGCCAAAGCGGCCATGATTTCAGCCTCAACATCGATACCGTGTTGTGACTGGGCATCTTGAGCGGCTTCAAATGTCCAACGAGCTTGCAATTTGCGGCTCTTGGCTTCTACGGCTTGACGTAGAATTTGGACGCTGATCTGCTTACCACCATTGCCTTCAAGAGAGGCAGTATCAGCAGCAGTGTATGCACTTGTAGATGCAGCACCACTTGCAGTGCGTGAGTAAGCCTGAGCAATCTTGAATGGGCTCAATGCTTCTTCGCCAGCAACAACGCTTGTTCCAGCGGCGCTGTTGTCGGTTAGACTGTTGGCATAACGAACACGCAGAGTGTGAATTTGTCCAACTGGTCCTGTCATTGGCTGAACGCCTACCAATTCGTTAGCAATAACGGTTGGCATAACACGACGGATAACTGGAAGAATAACACGATTTAGAGTTGCGATGTTACCTGCAACGGTTGTTCCAGCAGAACTTTCTGCCAGTAACTGCTTGCGAGTGTTTTCGAAAATAACACCCATCATTGAACGACGAGTTCCTTGGAGACCTTCCAGGAGGGCTTCCTTTGTTTCGCCCCAACGGCTCTCTAGTAATACTTTTGACATTTTTTTAATCTCCTTGTTTAATGTCTAATTAAAGCCCTGCCAGACGCTTGAAAGCGATCAGATTTTCTTGGTCTTCACTCTCAACTTGATGTTTTTTGGCAGTTTTATCACCAGTCACAACGCTTTCAGCAATAATTTTCTTCTTTTCAGAAGGCGCATTCTTGCTTGTTCCGTTGTTTAATACTGCTGGTAGATACTTATCGAAAGCGACTTTTAGCTTTGGTGTTTGCACGCTTTCTAGTAAATTACGCATTACTTCAGATTTTTCTTCGTTCAAAGTTCCTAACAATTCTGTCATCATCTTTTCACGAAGATTGGATTCTTTAATAACACGCACTTCACGCTCTTTTGATTCAATCAATTTTTTAGATGATTGAATTTGTTTAACAGATTCTGAAATTAGTTTGTCTTTCTTTGCAAGGTCTGCTTGTAATTTTTTTACTTCTGCGTTCTCATTTAAATGAGTCACGCTAAATTCAGCAGCAAATGCTTCGAATAATTTTCGTCCAAACGCGTTTTCTCGTGCGGACTTAATGTCTTCTGTCAACTGACTAATTTCACCCTTTAACTGCTTGGTTACTCCTGCATTTATCTTCTTGGCAGATTCTGCGATGAATTTTTGCTTGAGTGTTTCTAATTGCTGTTTAGCTTCTGCAACTAATTTAACTTTAGCCTCAACTACCGCTCTCTTATCCTGCTCGAATTCTTTGATTTCACGAGACAATGCCTTTACGACAAATTGTTCCAGTTTTTGGCGATTTTCCATTTGTGTTTTGCGATCACCACGCAATTCACTTATTTCTTCTGCCAATTTTGAAACCATAAAATCATTGAACTTTTTAGCAGATTCGAGCATCTTTGACTGGACTCTAACTCTGTCCTCGTTCAATGATTTACGCTCTTCACGAAACTCGTGAATTTCTGCTTGTAGTCCAGATGTAACCATCTTGTCAAGGGCTTCAACCATGATGTTTTTGTCATGTTCATACTTATTAGCGTATTCGACTCTGAGTTCTGCTGCGATTTCTTGTTTTGCCTCATTTAATTTGGCTTCCCAAGCTTCATTGATCATCTTAGCAGTGTCGTCGGCTATAACGCCACTTTCAAGTAATGTTTTAATGAATTCGGTCTTCATTAAATGTCCCCTTTATAGTTTATTCCGTATGTCTCCGGAACAACGAGATGCGTCATTTCAACAACTAATTTGTCAAACAACATGCTTGTTGCAGCACTACAAAAAACTATACTTGCAGTGCTCATTTGATCTTTAATTCCTTGATTAGTTTAATGACTGATTCTTGTAAATATTTTTGAATCTTTGCATCTTTATTGAGTTCGGCTTCTTTTAGATTTTGAAATATTTTATGACCGTGCTTCATTCCCATTAGACCTTCATATATGGCTTTAGGATAAGCATTCGGAGCACTTGGTTGAGCAACTACATCAACAGTAACGATTTCAAAATCACTTACTTTTCCCGAAGAGTCATCAACATTACCACTTCCACGACTACTTACCCCCAATTTAACTCCGCTTTCTAACATCGTGCTAACGATTTGTCCCATTGGAGTTGGAAGAATTTTTAGTTTGCCGTATCCGTTTGGACCATCCATCCACATATTACTAATCATGTGACTAACACGATCTAAATTGATTTTTAGATCGTCTGGATGATCAACTTCTCCAAGAACGCTGTGTCCTTCAGATATTTGTCTGTTTAAATCTTCAACGGCTCGTTCTATTTCAGACACGGGGTAAACGCGCTCATTTGCGTTTTTAACCCCGCCCTGAATGAAGATGCCCTTCATGTAGAGCGCCTTCTGTTCGCCTTCCTTGACATTTTCTACGATCATGCTTGCACGATCAAATGTCAAGTTTTCTCTCAGATATAAAGCCATTTACACTGAATCCTTAAACTTTGCGTTTCTTACTTAGTTTGCTTTCTGGAACTGGACTCTTTGCCTTAACAGTTTCGCTTTTTGGCTTAGGTGCAGATTCTCCGTGACCCCCAGCAACTTTCTTTGCTCCATTAGGGGTGTTTCCAAATTTTCCAGCGTGTGGAAGATTTCCTGCACTACTGGTGTGATATGGAGAACTTGGTCCTTTTGGTCCTGTCGGAACTGTTTCAGATGCTCCGCCAATCTTTGTTGGCTTAACAACGCTGCCTACTGGTCCTTTTGCTCCAGCATTTGCTGCTACTGGACTTGTTGCCTTTATAGCCTCATGCTTTGGCTGTGGTGCTTTTTGAAGTTGAACGCTTTCCATTACTTCTTCTTCTTCGTCTCCCATGCCTTCTTCATCGCCCATGTCTTCTTCATCGCCCATGTCTTCTTCATTGCCCATGTCCATGTCTTCTTCACCACTCATGCCTTCTTCTCCGTGCATTAGAGATTCAAACTCGGCCATGAGTTCGTCCAATTTGTCTTCTAAGTTCATGATGTCTGACTTAGAGGCAGGCTCTTCATCACCCATGCCTTCTTCGTCTCCCATGTCCATGTCTTCTTCGTCTCCCATGTCCATGTCATCGCTCATGTCCATGTCTTCTTCGTCTCCCATGTCCATGTCTTCTTCGTCTCCCATGTCCATGCCTTCTTCGTCTCCCATGTCCATGTCTTCATCGTTTTCTTCCATCATGTCATCTGAGCCTTCGCTTTCATGTGATATTTCATCTGAAAGTGACTCGACACTATCTCTATCCATTAGACTTTCATAGATTGCTCGACTTTGCTCAACGACAATCTCATGAAATAATTGTTCTGCTTTTTCTTGATTCTCACTTAAGATAAGATCAATAAGTTTTTCGTACTTTGCTGTAGACATTTCTTCTCCTTTAAGTAAAATGGCTTTACATAAAACTATTTACACCATAAACAAAAAAACAGCGCAAAATGTGCTGTTTTTTTACATTTTCTATACTTTTTGATGATAGCAAAAGTATTTAGAGTGCGGATTGTGCTGGGGGTGCATATTGCTGTCTTATCTTTTTTAGATTCTTTGCCTTTTCATATGCTTGAACTTCGTTCATTCTACGAATTTTGTTTATGGCAGCCAGAGTGAGTTTTGTTTTTCGCGTTTCTCCCCAACGAGGCTGACTATTATCATTTTCAACATCTTGAAAATTGGTTGGGACTCGATCATAAAATTCTAATAAAAGCATAAATCTATTTATCCTTATGCTGTTGGGACTGGCTCTGGAGGAATTGCCGGGCCCGAGCCTCCAACTCCACCTGGACCACCAATTTCTTGTCCTGGAACTTGAGTCTCTCCTTCTTCCGGCATATCTTCGACAGTTTCCAAATCACTCTCTATATCGCTGGTGCTTAGACCTATACTTCTAAGATCAGTGCCCTTAGATGTTTTTTCTTCATCTTCTGGTTTGCTTCTTTCTTCTGCCCATAGTTTTTCGTTCTTCTTGATTTCTTCCTGAGATAGTCCAAGAAATCTTTCCATTGCAAATCTGACGCTAATATATGGCAGTTGAGCAACTGAATTAAAGACATTTACTCTAACTTGATCAATTTCACTTTGTCTGTATGCAGCAAAGTTTTGTGGAGGATTAAATGTTAAATCAAAAAGTCCGCTATCTATGTTAAAGCCACGCCAACGCAAGAATAACTTAAACTCTTCGTTTAATTTTCTTGCCATATAACTTTGCAATCTTTCGCAGTATTGATTAAATCTATATTCTTGAATTAGTGCAGTTCCTACTTTGCCGTCAACTAAAGGTCTTTCGCTATCTTCTGGCCCAGTTGGCAAATAACTACTTGGAACTCTGAGTCCACGAGCAAGACGATTGTTAAAGTATTTAAGATCGTCTATTTCTCCGAGATTTTGTCCACCAGGAAGTGTAGTGACGTCACTTCCACGACCATCTGCCGTTACTGGGAAGAAATAATCTTCATTTATAGATAATGGATTATATGTTGCATCCAGCATACTTTGACCACCATTTATTGATGGTATTCTTCTTTGATGTATTTCGTCTTTAATTCGGTTTACAAATGCCATAGCAAGATGACTTGGCATATTTCCAACATCTATCTTAAATATTCTTCGTTCTGGTGCTCTTTGAACTCGATAAATCAATATGGCATCTTCTAACAGTTCTTTTTGCTTGTAAACTTTGAAGATGTTTTCAAGTATGCTTTGTCCAAATGGCCAATAACGGTCAAGACCTTCAGTCAATGACATGTGAACCACATGTTTAGCGTCTATGGCACTTTCATTTATACCCAAACTAAATCTGCTGCCAGTAGTTCCATATGGTTCATTCGGCACCGTATAACTATAAGGAGCACTATAACCAGCAGTAGGAGGTTGTGCCTGAAAGTCAGTAGTTGTCTTTTCTGCTACGCTTAAATTTTGTAAATTTGGATTTATGTCTTTGATAATATATTGTTCAGGTTCTTTTCCTTCGCTTTCATTGACAATGACTTTTACTACTTTGGTCATATCAACCCAATACAACTTAAAGTTTTCTGGATCGCGAACAAATACCTGATCGCCGTATTTTACGGTGTTTCTAAATATCTTGAAGATTCTGGTGTTCATTTCATTTAGATTACACCATTGTTGTAGTTGCTTTTTAATCAACTCTACTTCGGTTGTAGTAGGCTCATCATTGAATTGAATTTCAAACGGAGTATTGTTTTGTTCATTTTTTTGAGTGCTAAACTCTGACAGAATATCCAAACAAGCATTTATTTCTGGATCCACATCCATCATTTCATACTGATTGTATCTTTCAATTCTATTTGGATGTCCTGTATATACTTCTGCTAATCTACTTTGATAATTTCTAAACGCAAATTCATTGGTCCAATTTCCAGTTGGTGTTTGATTCATCCCTGCGTTCCAGGAATTAGAATTGCTGTTGCTTCCGCTTATTGGACTAAGCGCGCCGTGTTGATTGGTAAATTTGCGTTTGTATGACATTAGAATAATACTCTCTTATATTTATCATGACATACTGTGAGTAAGTAGTTTTCCTTGTATGTTTCTACTTGATGTTAGAGTGTCTTGTATCGCTCTGAAGTTTTCATTGTTGGATTTCATTTGTTCGATGAGTATTTCCAAATTTGAATTTGTTTCTTCCTGAGAATTTTTTAATTGAGACATGCTGTTCTTTATTGTTTCAGAAAGATTTGATATCTCAAAGTCAGTTAGCATTCCAGGCCCATTAAATGCTTGCCCTTTTATTTCAACTGGTATAGTTTTGCCGTCTGGTAGTGGGACTACAGCCTCTGGACCTGCTTCTCCTGCTATAGAAATTCCTCGTGTGATACCGCCTTTGGCCATCAACTCAGCATGAAAGTGATCTCCTGTTCCGTGTTTTTGTGTGTGATATCCTTCTACTACTTTTGCAAAACCAAGGTCTTTTAATACCTTTGTTATCGCAATTGCTTCTTCTTTTGTTGGTTTTGGATCAATTGTAAAATCAACGGCTTTTCCTTGTCCATGTGCTTTTCCTTTTCGATCTTTATACAGATCGTTAAAAGCAGTTATAGTTGTTCCAGGATACATTTTGACAAATTGTTTCATTTTGTCAACGACTTCCTGACTTACATCCCCTCCAGCAACCGACTCGTCGCTTTTAATTTTTAATCCCTCAAATCGTTTGTCACTTGCAGTCAATTTAGCGCCCGATGCAGATGGGCCCGCTGATGCTGCTTCTGTATCTTTTCTTCGTTCTGCTTCTCGTTTTTTGAATTCAACTTCTACTCTTTTTTTTGCTTCTGCAACTTCTCTTTCTTTATCTTTTAATTTTTGTTGCTGGCGAGAAATTCTTGAGTCTGACTGAACTGTGGTTGTCTGTTCTTCTGGGCTGGCGGGAGTAACTTGTTGAGAAGATTCTTTTATTAAACTATTTAATGTTTTTCGTTCTTCTGTTTCTTCCTTCATTGCTTTTCTTAAATCTTGTCTTGCTTTTACATCTGCCGGCAAATCTTTTCCTACCCAATCATAAATTTTACTAATAGTAGCGTCTACGGCAGTAGCCATTCCTTCGATTGCCCAAGTGGCACCCTCACTACTAACCATTAGTTTATCAAGATTTGCCGCGGCATTGTATAATTTTTGTTTTGCATTAGCCAACTCCGCATTTTGTCCTTCTGTGGCTTTAAGATTTTTTTCTCTTTCTTTTATAATTTTTTCTGCTTGTTGCGGAGTTAGTTCTCCACGATTTACCATATTTCTTAATTGAGCATACTCCTTGGTGTATATGGATGCATCACCAACGTGCTTGGCGAGTTGTGTTATATTTGGAATAGTCTGCTTGGCTGCTTGTTGAATTAAATTAAATCCATCGGTTGCTTTTAACGTTCCCGATCTTATTTTTTCAACTATTTCTACGCCCATTCCACCAGTTTGCATAACAAATTGTCTGGCTGCTTCAGTTCCCACACTTCCACTCATCATGTCGCGAAGTCCCTGTGCAATCGAGTCAGCACCTGTTGATTTTAGTACTACGTTTAAATCATTTGCCGCATCTTGAACATCTTTTGGCAAATCAGCAAGGGCAGCAGCAAATCTGGTTTCACTCATTGCCTGATCGCGAATAGATTGAATGTCTTTTTTCTGCAATCCAGTTAGTTTGCTTAGAGTATCTAATTCTTTAATATATGCTTCGGTCCCCTCTTTTAAATCTTTAGTATTTTTATTTCCAATCAAGCCCCATTTTTGCTGTTGACTTAAGTATGTGAGTTGATAATCATTAAAATCACTTACAGAAATACCAAGTTTCTGAAAGTTTTCTCTCATGTCTCTACTTTCAATTGATATATCTTCAAATCTTTGTCGACCGCTTACTGCACTTCCGCCAAATGCCGCAAGTTCTTTACTAAATTTCGTAAGTATTTTAGTGCTATCACTAAAATTCATTCCAGTTCTGTCAACGGTGTCAGTTAAATCTTCAAACTTCTCAAGCACTCCAGATGAAGCAAGTTGTTCAAAATTTCCATATGCTTTTTCAAAACTCTTTAGTAACTCTTGAGCGATAGTTCCTGCTACTTCTACGCCTGCTTTTGCTATATTTCCAAATATAGGAACAACGGAAGATATTGCTCCAGCAAGTCCAGATAACCCTTTTGTTGCTACTGATACTAAGCCACTAAGTGCAGTAAATGATCCGGCGGCGCCCTGTATTTGATTTGAAAGAGACATGACCGTGTTTGCATATTGCACGGTCGCTTGTTGCATTTTGTTGAGATTTTCTTTTCTCTTTTTTAGTTCCTGTTCAGAAAACCCAGCACTTTCTCTCAGTGAGTCGGTTGCCATTCCCCCAGATCGACGAATCGCAGTTCCAAATTGATTTATAGCACTCGATGCACTTATTATGTTTTCGATTGCTTCTTGAATTGATTCGGGTGAATTTGTAGCCATATTTTATGGAATGTAAATAGTTATATGCTATTTATCTAACCAAAAAGGACAAAAATGAGCAACAATCCATTAAAACAATATTTTCGTCGCCCTGCTATTTACATCAAATTGCCAAGTGAAGGCAAGTATTACGACAAGTCTGTAGTAGAAACAACAGAAATGGGCGATATTCCAATTTACCCAATGACTGTACTGGATGAAATAACAAGCAAAACTCCAGACGCCGTTTTCAACGGTCAAGCAGTAGTAGACATCATACATAGTTGTGTTCCAAACATAAAGAATGCGTGGGAAATAAATGTAATAGACTTAGATGCAATTCTTGTTGCAATCAAAATTGCAAGTGCCGGAGAAAAAATGGGTGTCTCCACGGTTTGTCCACAATGCTCAACTGAAGCAGAATATGATATCGATCTCATACAAGTATTAAGTAATCAAAAGAATGTTGATTATAGTGTTCCATTAAAGATTCGAGAGTTAGAAATAAAATTTAAGCCTCTCACATATTTGGAAACAAACAAAAACAATCTTGCTCAATTTGAATTGCAAAAAGCATTACGCGATCTTGACGGATACGAAGATTCCGAAGAAAAACAAAAGATAATAAACAAAACAATGCTAAGTCTAAACAAAAAAGTTGCTGAAATTGTCGCTGCAACTATCGAATTCATTAAAACTCCAGAATGTGTAGTATATGAAAAAGAATATATTGCAGAATTTTTAGAAGAATGTGACAAGATGACTAATAGTGCAATCAGAGACAGAAGCGTTGATCTAAAGAGTCAAAGTCAATTGAAGCCGCTTCATCTTAAATGTCAAAATTGTTCTACTGAATATTCACAACAACTAACTCTAAATATAACCGATTTTTTCGATTAAAGCTTCTTAAACTCGATCACGCAGAGATGAAGAAGCTTGGTGATGACATGTGGCGTGAAGCACTTAATATCAGATCAGTTGCAATGAAAATGGCTTGGTATAGCCGTGGTAGCATGCAGTATGTCGATGTGCTCAATTTAAGCACTGACGAATTTAATCTGTTCAATAAACTAATAGATTCCAATTTGGAAACAACTAAGAAATCAAAACTGCCGTTCTTCTAAAAACGAGAGCCCATGGCCTCGTTTGCCAGATGCCTCTTTGAGGCATCTGGCAATTTTACTTCTTCATTCGTGTAATACATACAGAGAATTTAAAGTAGATATATGTGCGCAATATCTATGTTTATTAGTCATATGCATGCACTTATATGTGTGAGATAAAAGTATAAATGTAAAACTCTGAATTGCTCAGTTGAGCGAAGCGACAGCGGAGTGACTGAGCAATTCTGGCGGAAGAGCGCAGCGAAACCGCCACTAAGACAGCATTATTGACTGTAGTTATAACGGATAAAACTCGCTCAGTTGGAAGAAGAGACTTCATCATCCTCCCCCTTGTTCTTTGAAGACGGCTATTTTTCACCGTGGGAAGAACGTTCGTCGAACCACCAAAACCCTTTAATTTTTTGCCCGTTGATCTGTCAGGCGCAGTTAGAGTCTGGCCTAAGGACGGGAGCATCGGTTCCGAATCTATTGAGTAAATCCATACTCCATTCGGTGCTCCCCACTAGTTTACCCACTGTGATCTTAGTATTGTCCGATCTTCAACAGTGCTTCTCCGTAAGCAGTAGAGGCTGTACTTACAACGTTTCTAGTTATTTTATACAGGTCTGTTGTTTGACCTGTGCTAATCTACCTTTTTCGTAGACCCATTGATCACTGTAAATATCTTACAGTGAAAGTTTCTTTTCTATCAATAAAACTGTTCCATCCTTTTTTATAACTCTAAGAATTGATGGTTTATTCTCATCAATCTTTTTTGATTTTAGTTTTAACTTACTGTTATTTTTTCTTGCAGCATCAGCAGCGGCAGAACGCTTTTTTAATTTTTTCGCTTTGTTCCAGCGAATTATGTCTCTTCGGTCGCAATGCATGATCTGTCTTGTGTTGTTTATAATAGTTATGGGCGTTTTTCTAAAATAAATGTAGACTTTGGTTTAGTATAGACTACGAAATATGATTTGTTTCTAATAATATTTGTCTGTTTGAAAAGTTTTTGAGTTGAGTAGTGTTGAGATTGAAAAATATATCGAATGAGTAGATAAGCCATGCACCCCAATTTTTGCTGTGATAGCACAGAACATTGGCACTATTACTATTCCAATTTTCTTTTTCTTGAACTGCAACAAACTTTCCACGACGATTAAACTTTATAAAAAGTATGTTCAAGTCGTTGGAGTCTGCTGCGGTCATTAGTTGTGCTATCCAATCTTCAAGTTGTTTAGACTCAACGAACAATTGGTGAAAAGCAAAATCAGCGTAGAACTTTGCTTCGCAATTAAAATTAGGGAAACTTTCTCCAGGAACAATATCCCCTTTGAAACTTCTAACTTGATTCTCATGCAGAACCTGACGACGAGCACTGTTTATTCCGCCAGTATACGCTCCACTTCCTGGCGATCTAATAAAAGATTCTCCATAAAGATCACTCAGATATTTTGCAATTTCTCGTTCGAACCCGCTTCCCTTAATCTTACTCGCTGATGGCATGATATTACTTATCTCGACTTTTCAGTCTCAAAAAATTATTCCACATCAACTGCACCAGAGAACGAAGTGAATCCGCTTTCTTTAATTACTTTTAACACCGAAGATACTCTGTTGATTAGTTCATCGCGATGACTTACTAACCATATTGATTTAGAACGGCGACGAGTCATATCTTTCAGTAGCGCCAAACTATTTTCTACGCCGATGGAGTCCATTCCATTATCAATCAACTCGTCAATAAACAACAAATTAGAATTATGATATAGATTTTCATATACATCGCGAAACGCGAAACTAAGTCCCAGAATCAATCGATTACGCTCCCCTCTGCTAAGATTATCAAAATCCAAATCTCGTCCTAGTTCAGTAATTTCAACGCTTAGATCATTTTGAAACACCACACTGTGTGGCAAACCTATTTTGTCCAAGTAGTGAGTCAATCGTGAGTTAAGATACGAAAGATTTTGCTCAATGATTTTTTTGCGAACAAACGACTTCTTGTTAGTTAGTAAGTCAAGCAAGTAATCTTGATGTTGAAGAACACTAATCAGATTGTTCATATCAGTGTAATCAACCGTCTGAATAGCATTCGTTTGCATTTCAACTATCTGCTCTGCATACGGGTCTTCTTCTGCATGCTTTCGTTCAATTTGTTCCAATAAAGAAGATACTCGCCCGCTGTGTTTGATCGCTTCTTCTTCGGTATCATAATGAGTTTTTGGCATTTCGCCTATGTTTGTAATAGTATTTTCTGCTAATTGATCTTCATAAGGATCAGACTCTGCTTTTTTGGATGCTATCTTTGCACGAATAGATTCAATCTCACTACTATGTCTAATTGCTTCTGTTTCTGTTTTATAGTGAGTGGTTGGTTTTTCTGGAACAATAATTTCATTAGATACAATGTCCGTCCAATTTTTGAGAGTTCGGTTGTATTCTTTCTCTGAATGCTTCAATTCTTTTCGTTTTTGCTTCAAGACTATATTATGATTTTTGTCATGAAACTCTTGCCCGCAAGCATAACAACGATGCTCAGTTAGTTCATAAATCTCTTTTGTTAGTTGCTCTGTATTTTTAACGAACAACAGATTTTCATCATGGGCTTGCTTTTTGGATTTTTCCCACATCTGACGATCTTTGATCGCGTTGTTGTATAGAATCAAATCTCTATGCGATTTTAGTTCAGCGTCAATGTCTATCTCGGAAAGAGATACAAGAGAACGCTCCAATTCACTGATTTCTTCTGAAATCTTTTGACGCCATGCAGTTCTTCTTGCAAGAAGAGAATTGTATCGATTTAATTTTTCTAAATTGGAAACATAAACGGTCAGGTCTTTATGTGCTTTTAGTTCTGAGTCAATATCTATTTTACTCAACTCGTCATATTCGACCACCAAAGCCGCCAAATCTTCGTTTCTTTTAGCCGTCCATAATTTTTGACGCTTTTTTAGACTTTCGATTTGTTCTGTAATTTTTTGATTTGCAGTTTGGATTCCGTTTATCTTAAATTCTTCTTTTTGAATCAACTCTTTTGTTGTCTTATTAAGATTCTTTATTGCCTCTGCCTTTTCACTCAGCAAAGTAATTCCAAGCAATTGCTCGATAATAGGTCGCTGTTCACCAACTCGCATACTTAGAAACGGAGTAGTATAACTGTTCAGACCTACTATGTGAGGGAATAGATCACCAGACATAGACAATATACGCTCAATCGACGCTTGAGTTTCTTTGTTTTCTCCCTGGGCGTCATTATCAGAATTAGACTGTTCTTTATCATTTACAAAGAACTTTAAGATGTTGGGCTTTCTACCTCGTATGATCTTATAATTGACATCGTTTACCGAGAATTCTATGGTTGCTACCATATTCTTGGAATTAGTTCGATTTATAAGGTTGTCTTTTTTGATCTGATTTATGGGACTTCCAAATAGAGCATAACTTAGTCCCTGCAAGATAGCCGTCTTTCCAACACCGTTTCGAGCACCATCTCCGCCCATATCCATGTTCTCACCCAGAATTAGAGTAAGATTTTTGTTTTCAAAGTCTATACTCTGAGTGACATTTCCAATGCTTAAAAAGTTTTTTAGCGTTAAATTTTTGAATATTATGGTCATAGATTTTGGTAGATATCCAATAAAAGTTTCTTGTCAAACTGTCCATCAGACAATTGTTGTATTTGTTCTTGTATGATACTATCAACCGACTCAAATTTCATGTTTGTGTAGTCCGTATTGTCTTGTTCAATATCAAGTTTTGTTGGAATCAAGTGCATCTCTCTTAAATGATATTTTGGAAGAAGTTGCTCTCGTATAAAGTTGCTTTCTTCATACGATACGTCGATGTCCAAATTGATTCGAACGTGCATATCTCGTTGCAACAATGATTCGTCGCTAAGTATTTCACTTAACTTATACACTCTGAATCTTGGTTGATCGGGCCAACTTAAGAATTCTGACTCGCCATTCCAATCCAAAATCATCATTCCACGATCATCATCGTTTACATCGGAGTAATTATGAGGGAATGCGTTACCGATATAGGTAATATTTTTTCTAACTTGTCTTTTGTGAAAATGCCCACTGAATACATGCTCAAAAGAACTCATGTGTTCTGCTTGCAGTTCTCCGTGATCTGGCATTTCTACTAACGAATTCATATAAAAATGTGGAAGTTCAAAATGTCCAAATAAGTATTTTCCGGACATGTTTTTGAGTTTTTTCCAATCATCTTCGACCAACCACGGAGCGATGATTACCTCTCCAGATTGAAAAAAATCATCTACAATTTTAACGTTTGATAAATGTTTTGCCCACTCAACGCTGTGAATATCACGTTTGTCTCTATAGTAGAGATCGTGATTTCCAGCAATAAAAAACACTTGATCAAACGACTCGTTTAGTCGCTCAAGTGCTCGTAATCCAAATTGAAGAGTTTGTATGTTGATGCTTGCTCTATGATGATTCCAATCACCTAAAAAGAAGCATACATCGCATCCCTTTTTCTTTGCAGTTTCAATAAACCAATTTACAAAATTGGTGCAATCGATATTGTGTTGTAAACTGTTACTCTTAAGTCCCCAATGAACATCTGTGAAAACTGCTGCTTTGTTAAATAATTTACTCATCACGACATAATAGCAAAAACCTTGACGATAAATCAAGGCTTATGGTCAGGTAGTATTTCGATTATTCTTCATAACTTCCCCCGTCGCTGTGTTGTCTGCTCCAGCTAGGATTCAATCCATTCATCTCTAAGATGTCATCTCTGATATTTTGGTTTCTTTTTTCTGAATTAAGAACTCTTCTAAAACTGTTGTTTATGGCAGCAGTGTAGTATGCAAATGGATTCTGACTTTTGGATTCGTTGAATCGTAATCCAACGTATGTCAACTGAAGTATTGCGCTACCTCGCATTTCATCAACATAGGTGTATCCTCTCCAGTTAAAACGCATGGCGTATTTCTCGCACAGCATCAAATACATTTTGGCCAATTTGTTTGTTATGTGACCGTGATCTTTGGAAAATGTTCCAGAATTTAGATCGCCTGTCCAATGACTTTTTCCGACGCATATTACATTGTCGTTGTCATCGTATTTGAAATGTTGGAATGGAGGAAAATTTACTCTGATATGAACCATGTCGTTCATACCCATTTCTTTTGCTAACTCTTGATCCTCAAGATCGTCAAATGTTGGTTCAACCGTTTCTTCAAAGTCAAAAATTTCCTTGACACTTTTTACTTTGATTTCTTTTCTTGGTTGCTTTGGAGCCACTGGAATGTGATCCCATGTCATGACTCGAAAAATTAAATCAGTTTTTTTGATGTTACTTGGATCTATTTTTTCTTTGTCTGTTTTTGCTTCTATTGCTTTTAGAACAGTTTCTGGCCTGCTCAAATATTCTAAGTTTCGCTCCAATGAACTGTTATCTTCTATGTCGATTATGAAGTCATACTTGTCATAGTCTTGAATGGAAAATGTGCAGTAAGTATTTTTGCTTAGATGAATCTCTTTTAGAATATCTTTGTTGTTTAGATAATTTACGGGTTTCTTTTGTATACTCATTATTAAAAGTTGTTAGTGTCACTATTGTAGCAAAAAAACAACGCTTGTCAATAGCAGATATGAAATAGTGGCATATTATTTATCGCATAAATAATTAGATGGGGCTTTAATATGAGCAATAATGCTGAAATAATTCAACAATGGAAAGATGCTGAGGCAATAGCCAGAACAAATGCTAACTCTTCGAGACAGCAAATCAATATTCTTGGAAATCAGGTAGATGCTCTTGAACGAAACAAGACCACATTGATACAGCAAAAAAAGCAACTACAAATATCTAATTTAAGTACAGAGTCGGTTGATCAGCAAATATCAGAACTTGATAAAAAAATTGAACCTATATACACTCAATTAGAACTTGTAGAAGAGCAAGAAAGACAATATCAGGCAGAAGCAAATAATGCTAAGAATCAATACACTCTTGCAGAACGCGCTCCAGACGGCACAGTAAACACGACTGCCCCAGCAGAAGAATCGCTAACTGATGACACTCAGAGTCTTGAAATTCAAGGTGAAAAATTAAAAACCCCAGAAGTTCTTCCTGTGGACGATTCGGCAGACAATTTTGTTCCCGACGAGCCGGCACCCACAGAAACAATATATGAACAACCTCCTACACCAGAGATGGAACCCATATATGAACAACCTCCTACTCCAGAGATGGAACCCATATATGAACAACCTCCTACACCTGAACCAAATCAAATAATACCAGTAACTGCTGGCCGTCCAAAAGAAACAGATTTGCGATTCAGAATCAGCATTGCAGAAACTGCAAATTATTTTTATAGAATCGCAGAACAAGGAGATATCTTATACCCACTAAAAGCAACTAACGGAGTCATATTTCCATATACTCCACAAATAAATGTCACATACACTGCAAATTATGATTCTTTTGATCTAACTCATGTGAATTATAAACCGCACACTTACAGAAACAGCAGCGTAGAAAATGTCACGATTACTGGAATTTTTACCGCACAGGACTCTACTGAGGCTCAATATGTGCTGGCAGTGATGCATTTTTTTAAGAGCGCCACAAAAATGTTTTACGGGCAAGATTCTAATCCAAAAGCCGGAACTCCTCCGCCGCTTTGTTTCTTGCACGGGTTCGGTCAATACGCATTTAATAATCATCCGGTAGTGATTAGTAGTTTTACGCTTAACTACCCAGATGATGTAAATTACATATCAACCGAAATAAACGGTCTTCAAACCGAATTGCCGCAATACAATAAGCCGGTAATAGATACTTCTTCGAGACTTGATAGATTGCTTAAGTCCGGACTGAAACCAAGTGGGTTGCCAAATTCAACAAGATCGGCCTCACCAACAGGTGTAGTCAAAGCAGTTCAAACATATGTCCCGAGTAAGATTCAAATATCTATAACGGCAACGCCAATGATATCGAGAAATGCAATGAGTAATAATTTTAGTTTGAAAAACTATGCTACTGGAGCGTTATTAAACAGCAGACAAACTAAAAAACCAGGAGTTTGGTAATGTCATACAACGCGAATAGTCCCTATTACACCACGCAAATTGTCAATGGACAATTTTTAGATATCATGTCTAATCGTCCTATATACGGTGACGCAAATGATGTTTACTGGTCAATTACCCCGACCTATCACTTAAGACCAGATTTATTAGCATATGATTTGTATAAAGACAGCAAATTATGGTGGGTATTCTCTCAGAGAAATCCTAACACATTAAAAGACCCACTTTTTGATTTTATAAGTGGAACAAAAATATACATACCAAAACAAGACGCAATCAATCAATCACTTGGATTATAAATGGAAGTCAAAGACGATAAAAAAGCAAATACATCTGCATCTACATCAGCAGACGAATATGTATCTACTGCATTACGCAGAAGAAATCCATTATCAAATTACAGTAGTTATGCATATAACATAACTATGTATGCGGCAACTCCAGAAGCAATTAGTAGATTCGTTGACAGTCAAAAATTCAACAGAAACGATGATGGGTTCTACATAATTGCACAAAGTGGAGGTATAAGAAGCACTGAACCGAGATTTATTACTAACACTGGCAAATTAGGACCAGGAGAAGGATTAGATTTTTACATAGACGATCTAAACTTTGAAATTTTATTGCCTGGAGGAGACGCTACGCCGAGTGTTGGCGCCGAGATGCAGTTCAAAATTATTGAACCATATGGATTTACATTTTTTACTAAGTGGGCAACGGCTATAAATGCACTCAATCAAAGCAGTGCAATACTAACAAAGAATCCAAAACCAAATTTGTTTCAGCAACATTATGTTATTGGAATAAGATTTTATGGATACGACGAAGCCGGAAACATATTGACGGGCAAAGAGTTCAGTGCGTTAGAACGAGGCCAAACAACAGATAATGAAACTGCACTGACTGATGATTATGCATCGTTTGAGAGATTTTTCCCAATCTTAGTGTCAAAAGCAACTTACAAATTGGACGGCAGAACTGTAGTTTACAACATAGAAGCGTTGGCAATGCCACTTCAAGCGGGATTCTCTATTAAAAGAGGGCAACTTTCAAAACCTACAACAATCGTAGCAGAAACAGTTGGAGAGGCTCTTCAAAACGAAAACAAATCAAGCACTATCAGAAGTTTGATGGAAATTCTTAATGATCAGCAAGAGGAAGAAAAAAAAGCAAACTTAAGAACAGAAGTAAACAAATACTCAATTGAATGGAATCCTACTGAGAATATAAAAAATCAAAAAATAAACTCTGATTCAGACAACACGACTCGCGCTACTACTACCGCAAGTGTTCCAACTACTACGCAGGGAACTGTTAAAACAGAAACCAAATCACAAACTATACCTCCTGGTAAACAACTTATACCGTTGCCCGCTGGCATATCAATATTAACAGCGATAGATAATATCATTAGCAAAAGTGAATATATTTCAAAGGCACTAACTGCAAAAAATACCGAAAATATAGAAACTGAAACAGGAGAAAATCCCGCGGTTACTGAATTGAAGTGGTTTACAATAAATCCAGTAGTAAAACCTCGTGCATATGATTTTAAGTTAAATGATTGGGCATATGATATTACATATCAGATACAAGAATACAAGATACCGTATCTTAGATTTCTTTATAAAGCCAAAACAAGCAGATATTATGGCGCTCACAAAGTCTATGATTTTTTTCTAACTGGTAAAAATACAGAAGTCATAAGTTATGAACAAAGTTATGACAGTCAGTTTTACATAATTTCTGCTATGTCTGCTGGAGCAAATGTAGATTCGAGTAATGTTGGAGTTCCAATAAAACCAATGCCAACAAGTGGGGCTGACCCGACACTCGGTAAACAATTCAAGGGTAGTGAAATAAACAATAACTTTAAAGCAAATGTAGCAAGTGTCGCAGATCAAGCAATAGCCAATATAAAAATAATCGGCGATCCCGATTATCTGATGCAAAACATTACTGCTTCTCCAAAATTTGTAAGTCAGAACTTCAAAAAGATGTATGGATCAGACGGCTATAGTATCAATCCATATGGAGGACAAATATTTATTGAAATAAGATTTAGTCTGGCAGAAGACTACAAAGACGACGGTTTGATGGATGTGAACAATCAAATTAAATTCTATAGCACTTTTACCGCTGAGCAAAGCAAAATTAAAGGTGTAGTTTATAGACTGCTAAAAGTAAAAAATACATTTAGTCGTGGACAATTTACTCAAACATTAGAGGGAATATTAGTTCAAGAAAATCAATTGAGTGGATTAAAAAGTAGTAATGCCAGTCCAGCCGAACAACAAAGAGAAAACAAACCGTCTACACAGCCGAACACTCAGACACAAAGACCAACTGGTGCTCAAGTTGGAAGAATAGCAGCAGGACCAACAAAAGAACAACTAAGCACACTATATAGTCCAAGAACACAAAACAAAAAGTATGGCCCTAATTCTACCGCTTCTGAATTACAAACCAGTCCAGTGTATATTGAAGAAGCTAAAAAATTCACAGGCACCGAGTTAAGTGCAAGAAGAGCACTTGCGGTTGCCGAAGCCGCATATGGAAATACAAAATCAGTTCAGACTCTTGTGGGAACGGTTAGCGATGATGATAGCAATGCTTCTGCAATTCGTCGCGTGTATGATGAATCATCGTCAGAGATAGAAAGATTAAAATCAAGATCAACCGATTCTGCTATAGAACGATTAGAAAAACAAAAACGATTGAGAGTAGACGATGTTGATCCAAAGACTTTGCTACCAAGAAATAGAGGATAAAAAATATGGCGTTAGATATCACTAAAAAGAAAGGTGCCCCAAAAGAATTTAGAGATGATCGTGACGGCGCAGTATTGATACCGCACCCAGTAATAGGCATAGTAAAAAACAACATCGATCCAAGTAAAAATGGAAAAATAGATGTCTATATAGAAAACTACGGGGGTATTGATCCCGACAATGATAAAAACTGGATAAAGGGACTTAGATATATGAGTCCATATTTTGGAAGCAGCACTCCGGGAACAGATAAAACCGCAGATAAAAAAAATAAACAATCTTCAAAAGTAAAAGATTTTGTTAGTAGTGTTCATAGTTATGGTATGTGGGCAGGACCTCCAGACATAGGAACAGCAGTAATATGTATCTTTATCAATGGAAGACCAGATATGGGATTTTATATTGGCGCTGTAATGCCAGTAGGAAGTCACGGAATGGTTCCTGCTATTGGAGCAACAAATAATGTAGTTCCTAATGACGGAGAAGCAAGCAAATATGGCGGTGCAAAACGATTGCCGACTACTGAATCAGACATTGATGATCCAAAAGTCAGAAGTAGTGCAACAATTACACAAGAGCCAAAATCGGTCCATAGCTATCAGTCTGCAATATATGATAGTCAGGGATTGATTAGAGATAGCATCAGAGGACCTATAGGAAGTAGTAGCACAAGACAAACCAATGGTAAGTTAGTTGGCATGAGCACTTCTGGAAGAGCAATTTTTGCAGGTGGTTACAACGATAAAACTATAGAAGATGCTATAAAAACTGGAGACGATTCCAAATTACAAAAAATTGGGTATCTCGGTGGACATAGCATTGTAATGGACGACGGAGATTTACCGGGACAGGATCAACTAATAAGATTTAGAACTGGGGGCGGACATCAAATACTAATGAGTGATAGCGGTCAGTCGATATTTGTAATACACGGAAATGGGCATAGTTGGGTAGAATTAGGAAAAGAGGGAACCGTTGATATTTACGCCGCCAATAGTTTTAATGTAAGAACGGTTGGAGATATAAACTTTCACGCCGATAGAGACATTAATCTACACGCTGGAAGAAATCTAACAATGCACGGAAAATCTGTTAGGCTTGACAGCGATGAAGGAATAGATTTGTATTCTGCAAAAGACTTTAGTATTCAAAGTTTTGGAAACTACAATATTACGGTATCTGGAACTTTGAGTATGAACAGCGAGGGAGTTAGCAACTATTCGGCTGGTGGAAATCTTTATGTGACTGGAAAACCAATATATCTAAACACCGGATCAGGCCCAGCCTCTGCCTCAGTGACAAAAGTTCCATTCTTTCAGCACAAGGAAACGGTTTATAGTGAAAAAGTGGGTTGGATTCAACCAGGTCCAAATCCTATAGTAAGTGTGACTTCAAGATGTCCGACACATCATCCTTGGGACGGAGCAAACAAGGGAGTCGATGTATCTATAAAGCAATCTGCAAGTTCTTCAGTTACGCCTCCGTCAGAGGCGGTGAATACTGCAAATGCAGCGTCGCCTTCAGTTCCAGAAACACCCACATCAGAAGCGGCCGTAGCAACCGTGGCGCCACAATCATCTATAAGTGTAGGAGAAAATGCAGTATTAGATGGATCAAGCGTGAAAGCAATGATATCTCAGCAGGCCGCAAGTAACGCAACAAAAACAGATGAAGAAAAAGTAGCATCTGGAATAGTTCCCGGAGTTGGAGGAACGACCGTCAACCAATTAGAAGGAATAGTAACTAAACCAGGAACAGCAAAGTTTATACAAGACAAAATGGCAGCAGGCTTAAGTTTTACTGAGGCAGCAGGTAACACACTAATGACTGGTGCAGACGGCGCAAAGACTGCGGCGCAATTTATAAATAATGCTCCTGCACAAATTACAACTATGGCTAAATCATTTGATTCTGCTGCAAAAGAATTGGTATCAAAAGGTGCTTTGGCTGGGTCAAAGATAACAGATGCAATAACACAGCCTGCTGGTATTATTATGGCAACTGCACAAAAGGGATTTGCTGCGGTATCCAATGTATTAAAAGCGCCCGCCACCATGATTAGTGGAGCAATACAGGGAGTTGCTAATTCTGCGAAATCAATGATGGACACAATATCAGGCGGAAATTTTGCTGCTGGATTATCTAAACTTACTGGCGGAGTTACCGCAGCAGCAAGTGGAGTTGCTGGCATTATCGGAGGAGGACTATCTGGTATTGCATCTGGAGCCGCTGGAGCAATTACTGCTGCGGTTGGAGGAGCACTTGGAGGATTATTCGGAGGAAAATCAAAACCTGCGTTAGGAGTAGATGCATTGGTCTCTCAATTACAATCTATATCAAAGCAAGCATTTGGAGTGGTAGAAAATAGTTTTGCAAAACTTAAAGGCGGACAACCCAATAATCTTGGAGGAAGCGTTGCTAAAAGTTTAACCAACTCCGCAAAACAAAACGAATTAGAAGCATTGAGCAATGCAAATAAAGAACGACTTATTGCGGAAGAAAATCTCAGAGAGATGAAAAAATTATCCAGAACAGGTAATTCTATCAGCGTCGATCAACTAAAAGATGCAGAAAATCTGGCCGCGTCTGCAATGCAAAAAGAACTACAGACAGCAAGTTCGGTGTTGTTGGATACATCAACTGAAGTTAAATCCGGTATAGATGCTATAGCGGGAGGAGCAGACGCATTTGCTGCTCAAGTAAATAACTCGGCCATCAACTCAATAAATACTATAAAATCTGCCGTAAATTCCATAACATCTAACACTAACACTTGATATGAATAAATTAAGCAAATTAAATGATCTAAAAAAACTATCTGGTAATATTGTTGGAAATTTTCAGAACCAGTTAGGTGGTTTAGAACGATCTATCAATAGTGAGATTGCCGGTAAATTAACTGGTGAAATTACCAAGTTGTCTGGGTCACTCAACTCTGCAATCGGTGGATTATCTGGAGTTGCGTCATCTACTCTTGCTAAAGTTCAAAGTTTGCTCAGTAGTGTTGGTAGCATGGGTGGACAAATCAAAGCACCAGTTATGGCATCTGGAACTATAGACACAAGTGCTATCACCGCCGGAATTGCTAAACTATTAGGCGACTCAAGAATTCCAGCGCCTAATTTTACAGAAACTGCATATCAGACTAGATCAAATCAATATATTGAAGCACAATCTTCTGCATTAGAAAAAGTCAAAGACGTAGATACCGATATAGAAATACTTAATCTAAAAATAGCATCATTAAAAATTGATTCAGCCGACTATCAGGAAAAATTAAATCAATATCAAACAGAAATGTATGCTTTAAACAAGCAACTGGTGTCAGCGCAACAAAACTACGAAAGAATATTGACTGGATAATATATGGCTATATTTTATGGGTTTAACACAACCAATTTGCAAAAATCTGGTATACCAAATAACGATTATATAGATGCTAATCAATCATCTATAAAACAGGCCGTTAGAAAACCAAACAAGTTTCGTTTAACTGACGAGCAATTAGTAATTCAAGACTTGATAAATGCACTAAGCATCAAAGTCGGTGATAAAGTCGGACAACCAGAATACGGAACCACTCTATGGGAGTATATATTTGATCCCAACACCAGTGATGTCGTTAGTTCAATAGAAAATGAAATTCGCAGAGTTATAAACAACGAGCCAAGAATCGCTCTTAACGAGTTAAACATCTATACATATGAGAATGGGCTACTCGTAGAAATTCAAGCAACAGTTCATAACATAGACAACTACTTGAACTTTGGATTATTGATAGACAAGACAACTGGAACCGTGCAGTATATGGCTGCATAAATATTAGTATATAGGATAAAAACATGGCAACCAGCAGCAGACAAAGTGCTCTATTTGGAATTCAGGATTGGAAAAGATTCTATCAAACATATCGTGAGACTGACTTTCAAAGTTATGATTATGAAACTTTGCGTAAAAGTTTCATAGACTATCTTACTACATACTACCCAGAAACTTTTAACGATTACATAGAAAGTAGTGAGTATGTTGCTTTACTGGACGTCATTGCATACATGGGACAGGCTCTTTCATTTCGCGGAGACCTGAATGCAAGAGAAAACTTTATAGACACTGCTGAGAGAAGAGACAGCGTTGTTAAATTGGCCAACTTAGTTGGCTACACTCCAAAAAGAAATATTGCCGGTCAGGGTCTATTAAAGTTGACTGCAATTAGCACTACCGAAAACATACTTGATTTGAACGGCAATAACATAGGAAATACTGTTGTGTTGTGGAATGACAGTGCTAATAAGTATTGGCAAGATCAATTCAATTTAATTCTCAACGCAAGTCTGACTAATAGTCAGAGAATAGGTCGTTCGGGAAATAGTAGCGTCATCAACGGAATAAAAAGCTACGAGTATACAATCAATATTGATCCAACTGAGTTGTCAGTTTTACCATTTAGTGCTCAAGTAGATGGCACATCTATGAATTTTGAATTAGTAAGTGTAAGTAGTGCTAATAGCGAAAATTATTATGAGTTGCCTCCCGGAAACAATGGTCAATTTGTTATGCTGCATCGCAATGACAAACTTGGCTACGGTAGCATCAATACTGGTTTCTTTTTTTACTTTAAACAGGGAACAATTCAAACTGCCGATTTTAGATTTTTGGAAAGTCTTGAAAATAATTTACAGCCGATAGACATTTTAGGCGTAAACAACGACGATACTTGGTTATACGAATTGGATTCCGACGGAAATTCACAAACACAATGGACAAAAGTTGACAACATTTACGGAAACTATAGTTCACAAAGTGGCGGAACAAGAAAAGTTTTTGCAGTATCGAGTAGATTTAACGATCAGGTAAATTATGTTTTTGGCGATGGGACTTTTGGAGAAATTCCAGTCGGATCATTTAGAGCATATGTTCGTGAAAGTAATGCAAGAACATATACCATATATCCAAGTGAAATGCAGGGTATAGTTGTCAACTTAAATTATATCAGCAGAACAAACAAAGTCGAAACATTGACACTAACTCTGTCATTGCAAACAACTTGCAGCACTGCATTAGAACGCGAGTCTATTACCAATATTAAAGATCGTGCTCCAGCAAGATACTATACTCAAAATCGTATGGTCAATGGAGAAGATTACAGCAATTTTCCATACACCAAATATAACAACATACTAAAAAGTATTGCTCTAAATCGCAGTAGCATAGGAATAACAAGAAACTTGGATTTGCTTGATCCTACTGCAAAATACAGCAGCGTAAACGTTTTCTCGGACGACGGCGCACTTTACACTGATAACATAGATCGCGTAATTACATTTAATAATACGAGCGTAAATTTGGCGTTAGAGTTCATAAGTTCAACTCTGAGTGTATCATTGAGTTCCAGAGAATCAATTCAATATTATTTTAGATATTACCCAAGATACTCTCCCGACTTGTCGGTTACTGGAATTCGATGGAAAACACTAACAGTTTCTAATAACAAAGTTTCTGGATATTTTTATGTAGTAAACGGCGGAATAGAAATACCAATAAATGTTGGTACAGGATCAAGTGGCAACTCAAGATATATAGTTCCAGGCACTCACATAAAATTCTCTGCACCAGCAGGAAAAGTTTTCGACGATAACAATAGATTGATAAACGCAACATCAACCAATACAAAAAACTACATATGGGTTGGGGTTTCGGAGGTTATAGGAGATGGATATAATTTTGGAGAAGGGGCACTTAGCGATGGCAGCGGCCCAGTAAAACTATATGGGTATGTTCCGAGCGGCACCTTAGTAGCAAGCACTAATTCCATAATTCCAGCGTTTGATAATGCTCTTGATTCTGTAGTGGTCAACGAAGTGGTTGAATACATAAAACAGGGCGTCAGTTTCTGTTTATTATTTGACAACAGTGTAAATCAATCAAGTAGTAGATGGTCTGTAAGCACGAAACTTACATCGAACTGGTTTGTCAAGTTCGTCTTTAACAGTCTAAATTCTGAATACACAGTGAACATTCGTAATACTAACTACTATTTCGGAAGTGTGAACAATGTTAGATATGTATTTGATAAAAACAAAAAGATTTTTGATTACAAGAGCGGACAAATTCTGTCTGATTTTGTGAATGTGTTTAGAACTAATAGTAAACCAGATTATAGTTCAACATTAAGTATGGACAATGTATTGAACATAACGGATCAAGTAATGACAAGTGATGGTTACCCAGACGATTACCAGGTAAAGGTAAGTAGTATTGGGTTAAACAACATATCGTATGACCCTGATTTTTACAATGCAATTGCCGGAGAAAATTCGGGATATGTGTTTTTCAAAAAAATAACAGACGCCGATTCTTTAGTCAGAAATGTTTTATTGGATAGCGGCGTGGTAGTATCCAATTACAACACGATTCAGGAAATTAGAGAGCATGTAAACGAATACTCAACAGGAACGGTATTTCATTATATAGACGGTAATCAGCAATCCGTGTTTTATCAATCACAAAAAAATACAACGGTCACCCAAACTGTCACTGATTTAGTAAATGTGTCTGAATACTATTCGCAAAAATCTGGTCGTTCAAGATTGAACTTCCAATATAGACATAATAGCGACAATACTACAAGAATAGATATGGCTACAACAAACATTATCGACTTGTATCTTGTGACACAAAGTTATTATACTCAGTATCAAAATTGGTTGATAGATTCTACTGATACTGTAGTAGAACCAAGTAAACCAACAATACAAGAATTGCAATTATCATACTCTGAACTGAACAATTTCAAAATGATAAGTGACTCTGTAATTCTGAATAGTGTGACATTCAAGCCGCTATTTGGTAAAAAAGCAAGCAATGAATTACGAGGAAAGATAAAAGTAATTAAAAATCCATCAGTCACTGTCAGCGATAGTCAAATTCGAAGCAGTGTGTTAAACGCATTGAACACATACTTTACACTGGATAAGTGGGATTTTGGAGATACCTTCTATTTCAGTGAACTTAGTTCATATCTACATTACCAACTCAGTGGACTTATAAGTTCAGTAGTATTGGTTCCGGATAATTCAGATCAAAAATTCGGAGACTTGTATGAAATTAGAAGTGCTCCAAATGAAATCTTCGTAAACGGAGCCACAGCAACTGATATAGTAGTTATATCCAATTTGAACTCTCAAACGCTGAAACAATAGTAAATATGATACTATTTAATTGTGATAAGTAATAGTATATGAACACTAAAATAAGAACTGTTGATTTTTTACCCGAAATTTTTAGAACTGACAGCAACTCTCAGTTTCTATCCGCGACACTTGATGTTCTTGTAAATCAGTCTGATCTTGCAAGAGTTCAAGGCTACATAGGAACCGACTACGGATACGGAATAAAATCGTCCGACAAGTATGTTGTAGAGCCTACAAAAAGTAGAACTGATTATCAGTTAGACCCAAGTGTAATATTTTTGAAAAAAGACACGCAATCTGCTATCGACTTCATCAATTATCCAAGTATGCTCAGAGCATTGGATAATAAAGGTGCAAAAGTAGACAACGCAAATCGCTTGTTCAGTAATGAATTTTATAGTTGGGACCCATTTATTGACTATGACAAAATAGTCAATTATTCTCAATACTATTGGTTGCCGTTTGGTCCAGACTCGATTCCAATAGTAAACAGAACACTAATAGCGGGAACATACAATCTCAGAAGTATAGACTCGGCGTTTCAATTTACTATAAGACCAGATGAAAATCCAAGTCTTGGTCTTGTCAGAGGAAACACATACACTTTTGTGTTGGAAAGCGATGATCCAGAAGAAAAATTCTACATACAGGGTGTTCCAGGATTGTCTGCGTTTCAGGGAACAACTGATACTCGTCTTTTGTATATAGATGAAATTTCATATGAAACTTTGCCGAATGGTAAAAAAAGTGTAACCTTTACGGTTCCGAGTAGTGACATTCAGAATGACTACATTGTATCTGGTAACTTGACTGTTGATTTAGTTTCTACTCTGACAGTTGCAGATATTGACGGAAGAAATGTAAGCGAAATTTATTCAATAGACGAAATAACCGATATAAATGAAAAAACTTTATTGTTTTATAATGGCGATAATGAAGATTCTTTCTACACGATAAATGTGAACAATGGAGTGATATCTTTAACAAAAGATTTGACTTCGATTCCGTTAAACACAAAAATAACGATAAACAGCGGCGTTGAATTTGCAGGACAACAGTTTTTCAGAAATTCTGACGAACAGATAACTCAAGTTCCTTATCTATATTCAATACAAGATGTTCTGTATTATCAGAGTAGTAAGAATTCAAAAAGATTCGGATCACTACACATATATGATTCAAATGTTACCACTGAAATAAACATAGATGATATTCTTGACAAGAAAACCTATGTCAGTCCAAATGGAATTAAATTCACAAATGGACTAAAAGTAAAATTTGACGATTCGGTAATTCCAAATTCATATGCAAATAAGGAATACTATGTCGAGGGAGTCGGCGATGCTATTAAATTGTTGCCGACACTAAAATTTAGAGTAACCGAATTAAGCAGTGAGATTATTTATAACTTGTGGGACGATATTCCATGGGATATGAATAACTGGGATTCTGATTTGTATGAGTCGATAAAGCCAGATTACATCACCATCAATAGACACAGTAGAGATTATAACGCTTGGACAAGAAGTAACCGCTGGTTTCATCAATCAGTGATTGATACTACGATCAATGCATTGGGTTATCTATCGGCAAGAAAAAATAATGTAATGACAAGAGCACTTCGCCCGATAATTGAGTTTCGTGGAAATTTACAATTACTAAACGGCGGAAAATATAGTCTTGGCTTCATCACGTATATTGATACTACAATCACAAGCGTTGAACAATTTGTTATCGACAACACTAAGATGATTGACGGATTTCAGTTGTTAGCGGGAGATAGAGTAGTCTTTGCAAATGCAACAAATCGTGACAACAGAAAAAATGTTTATGTAGTCAGTTATAACTCTGATTCAGATGACAGACAGATATTCTTGAATCCAGATGCATCGTATCAAGTTACTGAAGAGACTGAAATACATGTAAAATACGGTAATAATGCTAAGAGAGGAACAACCTGGCGTTGGATTGAATCAACAGAACAGTGGGTTCAATTACAAAGAAAGATAACAGTCAATCAGCCTCCATTATTTGACATTGTCAATGACAATGACATTAGTTTTGCAAACACGAATCATTATCCAAATACTAATTTTGCTGGAACAAAATTATTCAGTTATACTCCAGGAGTTGGGGCGGCAGATCAAGTTCTTGGCTTTCCATTAGCATACAGTAGTTTGAACAACATTGCCGACATCAATTTTACTGTAAATTATAATGGTGATGTTTTTTCTTTTACGAATCAAGACCAAGCAATCACGCTGAATATAAATTCAGGCTATGTTAAACACAATTTATTGGATGGAACATTTGAATTATTGACTGGATGGGTTTCTGCCGCAGGAGATAGTTATCAAAAGCAAGTATTTAAATTTGAAATGAATGCGGGAGACTCAATGATGAAAATCAATCTCTCTCCAATACAAAACACTGTTTGGGAACCATTTCAGATTTACATAGAGGATCGACTACTTGATAGTTTTGAATATACTTACACGGTGACAAATAATGTCACTACTGTAGTATTAGTGGAACCACTAAGAACAAGCGGCGTGGTTACTGTAGCAATCTATTCTAACAGCACAGACCCTAACTCATACTACATAATACCAACCAATCTTTCAAGTAATCCATTTAACGATAATATCGTGAATATTGATCTTGGAGATATAAGAAATCAATACAAAACCATATACTCTAATACTCCTGGTATTTCTGGAGTACCATATGGAATAAACAATATACACGATCTTGGAAAAATAAATCAGTATGGAACTTCTATAGTTCAGAACAGTGCCAGTTTGGTTCTTCCTGGAATATTCTTACGAAAGCCAGATATCAATTTCTTTGACGCGCTGCAATTCAACAGCGATGAATACTACAATTACAAGACCTTGTTGGTTGAAATTGCCAATAAAAACGATTATAGTATTGAACAAACTCCACAGCAAATATTGGACAACATAATTTATGAAATAACAACTATAAAAAATAAATCCAATACATTTTTCTGGACCGATATGCTGTATTCTGGCAGCCCGTATGTAACAAATACATACAAATTCAACACTGCGCCAGAAGATAATGTCTTGCAGTTGAGTAAAATGTATGACTTTACAAGTGCTAACTATAGCGGACTCGGAGTATATCTTACAAGAACGGCATCTGGTAGTAAGACTACAAGACAATTGATAAGAGATATAGATTATGTGATTAGTGATACTGATCCCGCTATAAGAATTCTTGTCAACATATTGGCTGGCGATAGTATTACGATTTACGAATACAATCAGACATATGGAAGTTATTGCCCGAGCACACCTACAAAATTAGGTCTATACCCAGCGTATGTTCCAACTATATATCACGATGAGATTGCAGGCCCAAATGTGTATTACATTGTTGGTCATGATGGCAGTTACAATAAATTATACGGAACATACGAAAACAACAAACTGAATGACTTTAGAGATATAGCACTATTGGAATTTGAGACACGAATATACAATAACTTGAAGATAAACAGCGACAGTCCACTCACTGCTGATGATGTGTTCCCTGGACAATTTAGAAAGACTGAATATGCATATGAAGAAATTAATGATATGCATGCTACTAACTTTTTGAATTGGGTTGGAAGTAGCAGAGTTGATTTTAAGAAGCAATATTATCGCGTAAATAATCGATTCAGTTACAACTATAATCAATCATCTAACAAGTTGTCTGGCGGCTCAATCAAGCAAGGAAACTGGAGAGGCATTTATCGTTGGTTGTATGATACAGATAGACCGCATACGCATCCTTGGGAATTATTAGGACTGACTATTAAACCGCAATGGTGGGACAGTAGATATGGTCCAGCGCCATACACAAGCGACAACTCATATATGTGGAAAGAAATCGCAGATGGCTATGTATGGAATAACGGACAGCCATATGTTGATTCTAAGAAAGTACGATCTAAATTGCTAAGCATACTTCCAGTAGATAGTTCTGGAAAATTAGTAAGTCCGTTTGTGACTATAGTTGGTAACTACAATCAACTTACATTTAACAATAATTGGAATGTAGGCGACTGCGGCCCAGCAGAATCGGCATACTTGCATAGCAGTTCTTGGCCATTTGATTTGATGAAGATTCTTGCTCTTACTAAACCAGCAAAGTTCTTTAACTTAATGGTTGATAGAGACAGATATGTTTATGATGATAACTTCAAACAGTATTTGTATGATAAAAAGTATCATCTTGATTGTCGCAAATTAGAGTTGTACGGTAATGGTCAAGCAAAGCATAGTTATATCAATTGGGTAATAGACTATGTAAATGTTAAAGGATTGATAGGTCACGATGTTGTCACTGATTACATTAGAAATATCGATGTCAGACTGACATACAATCTTGGCGGATTCAGTTCTAAAGAATATCTAAAGTTCTACATAGAAAGAGCCACGCCAAATAGTAAAAATACAAGTTTCTTAATACCAGATGAAAGTTATACGGTTCTATTGTATGACAACATACCAGAAGAAACGATTCAGTATAGTTCGGTTATATTTCAGAAAGTAAAAGACGGATGGACCGTTTGGGGTAACAATCAATCCAAGAACTATTTTACTACTTTGATTCCAAGAGAAATGGGCCAATATAGTAATATTGAATTTGATAACAGAGTTATCAGAGTATCAAAGAGTTGGTATGACAAGACGCAAATCGTGACATATGGAACAGTTTTCTACAGCATACAGGCGGTTGCAGATTTTATAAACAACTACGGTCAATATTTAACAAAGCAGGGTGTAGTATTTGACACACAATACAACAATGTTGAATTGAATTGGGAACTGATGATTCGCGAATTTATGGCCTGGGCATATCAAGATTGGGAAGTAGGCAGCACAATAGCACTGAATCCTAATTCAAGAAAGTTCACCATAAATCGTGAGGGAGTCATTGTTCAGCCAATGACCGTCAATAATAACAATTATATTCTGAATCAGAATCTAATTCCTATACAAAATGAAAACTCAACAATTTATAGAAATGAAAAAGAGTTCACGGTAAGAGTCACTAACGCTGGAGATACCATTGGCTTTACAAGTCTGCAACTTAATAGCGTAGAGCATGCAGTTGTTTTTGACAATGTTTCTATATTTAACGATGTTATTTACAACTTAAAAACTGAGTTGCGTCAACCTCGCCTACTACTAAAAGGATACAAAACTAATAATTGGTCTGGATATTTAGATGCTCGTGGATTTATACTGAACGAAAATAATGTTAAACAATGGGAGCCAGGAGTTAAGTATCCAAAAGGACAAATAGTATTAAATAAAAATCTATACTGGTCCGCCACCAAGCTCATAGAACCACAGCAGACTTTTAATTCTATTGAATGGAAACAAATAGACTACGAACGAGTAAAAACAGGATTACTTAGAAATCCAAGCACTGATGCATACGAAAGCACACTATATTACGATAGCAATCGTTCTAATCTAAAGTTAGACGAGAATCTATTGGCATTTAGTTTGATTGGATACAGACCTCGTGATTATTTGTCATCAGCCGACTTGAGCGACATAACACAAATAAATGTGTTCAAGAACATTGTTACCGAAAAGGGAACACTACAAGTTGCCAATGCATTCAAGAATGTCAAGTTTGATCAAGGAAGTATCGACTACACAATCAGAGAAAACTGGGCCATCAATACGGGAACTTTTGGAAACATACTAAGTAGCAACTTCGTGGAGTTCAAGTTAGATCAGAATGCTCTAAATGGAAATCCAACTTTAATCGGATTTAGCGACAATGTCGCGATAGATGACGCTCATCAAACCGTAAAAATAACAGATATTATCAACTACGAGCGTCCTCCAGTAAGCAGTAATTTCTTGCCACAACTTGACACTTCTGATCCTACATTGGAATATTTGCCGAGCGCAGGCTATGTAGATATGCGTGATGCTGATTACGCAGTTTATGAGTTTGACAATCTGAATGAAGATAGAACCATAATTGACAATGTGAAGGTCGGAGACACTATATGGATTGCAAAATACAAACACACATGGCAGATTTATACCGTGGTAGGACTGCAATCACAATGTGTAGAAGTAACCAATAACAAAAATGGAACTATAATCGCGTCGTTCAATGAACCTCATGGATTGACAGTCAATCAGCATTTCACTATTGGAGATTTTAATAATTCTGTTGATGGGTTCTATACTGTAAAAGAAATTAAATCAAACAACTCGGTGATTGCTTATGGATCGTTAGACAGTTCAATAGTAAAATTGTCTGGTCTTGGTATCTCAACTAAGTTAGTTTCTTTAAGACATTCTCAGCCGTCCGACGTCATAAACACTAACATACAGTATAGTGAATTTAGAACCAAGAACGCATGGGTGGATAACGATAAGGATAATCATTGGGCTGTATATTCTTCAAGTCCAGTATTTGTTGAAAAATCTTTAACTGGATATGTTGCTCCTAATACCATAGTATCGACTGTAGAATACAATGATCAACTCGGAGTAATTTATGCCGCTCCAGCAGAGAATAAAGTTTTTTACTACAAAAACGATGTAGTAAAAAACATAACTATATCAAGCGAGTTGGATATTCAATTTGGAAAAATATTAGCAGTTGCTTCTGACAAATTGTTTGTTGGTTCGTTAAACAAGATTTATTACTACAAGTTAAATACCAGCACAAACGAGTTAGAAGCAATACAAATATTGAATACTCAAGCAATAGATTTAGCGGCAAGCGTCGATGGAATCTGGCTATATGTTGCAAAGAGTTCAAGAATGATAGATGTATATCACTTGAATAGAAATACAAACTCGTATGTAAAAGTTGATTCTGTTCAATGTCCAAATGACATTACCAGCGTCGTCACCAGTGTTGACGGATCAAAAGTGTTATGCGCTTCAAGCACTGCTACCATATCTAACATTGACAATGTTGGACAAGTTTTTGTGTTTAACAGAATTCGCGAAAGATATGTTGCTGACGGGGTGTCGCGAGAATTTAATACGCACTATTTTGTCCCTTCAAACACTGCTGATGTATATGATAACGGAGTTTTGATTTCAAGTAACAACGTGATCGTAAATGAATCGACGATTACGCTGAGAAATATTCCCAACGCTGGAAAAAATATAACGGTTGAATACGGAAAATTAGTTCTGTCTCAGACAATCAATAGTCCGACTATTGGAATAGGGGCAAGATTTGGACAGACTATAGATGTAAATCGTTACGGCGCAACATTCATAGTTGGAAGTCCTTATGAAATTATCAGAAAAAACACCAACAACAACAGTTCTATAACAGAAGGTGCAGTCTATGTCTATACAAATAGTGGACAACGATATGCACATATAAAACTTATTAATCCAGTCGTGGGCGAAAACGGCGTTATATTTATAAATGGATACAAAGTTCTTTTCCCTGAATCTGGAACCAACAATCTAAATGTAATATCGCAACTAATAAACAACAGCACACCAACAAACGTTGTGGCTACTGTAGTTGACAACACAATTGAAATTGGTTTGCGAGAATCAACAGATTCTGTTCCATATAACAACATAGATTTAGTTGGTGATCTTACCGTGCTAACGTCGTTAAATTACGCGCCGTACAGCAACACGCAAAAAATTACATCGCCAAATTCAGATCAAAGTAGTCGTTTTGGTTTCTCGATATCAATGAACGAGCGTGATAGCATAGTAATTGGAGCGCCAACTGCCTCAATGATAGACTATACTACTTTTGATGTCACTAAAAACTGTCAGAATGACAACACTACATTTGACAATGACATCACAACATTTATTGACATTACGCTTAGAACTGGTATGGCATACGCTTATGAGTATCTGCCGGCGCATAACGAATCGATAGAAAATCCAGGACAATACGCATTTGGTCAGTATATCAAACCAACGATTGGACACTCAGGTTACAGCACGAAATCCAATTTTGCAATTGTTGTTAAACACGGCAACAATACTATTGTATCAGGCTCTCAAAATTGGATAAATTCACGGGGTTCTGTATTCTTGTTTAATAGTTCAACAGAATCTGCTGATCCTTGTCATGTTATAAAGTCAACGACTTGGTATGTAAACAAGAAGCCAATAAACTCGGTGGATATCAACAAGATAAACAATATCAGTATATACAGCACCTCGGAGTCTAATTTTGTTGAGTATTTGGATTATATTGACCCACTACGCGGCAAACTTTTCGGTGCTCTATCTACCAATATTGACATAGTTAGCGAACAAGACCCAGCGGGATACGATTCTGTAAGTTTGGCATGGAGTTCTGATCGTGTTGGAACAATATGGTTAAACCCAACAAATCTTAGATTGATGAACTATCAACAACCAGATGCTCAGTATAACTCAAGATATTGGGGGGTTGCATTTAGCGGCAGCAGTGCTGATATATACACCTGGATTGAAAGTGATGTAATTCCTCTAAATTATAGTGGCACTGGATTCCCTATGACATATGACAAGTATGCCACTGCCAGTGTAATGAATGATGCAACAAACAGTCTGACTACTAAGTATTACTTCTGGGTAAAAAATTACAGTGAAGTTCCTAAAAACAAAACTCTGAGTCCTATTGCATTAGAGCAATATCTGTTGAATCCTCAGTCAAGTGGTATTTCTTATCTTGCTCCGATATCTACAAATATGATTGCTCTTTATAATAGCGAAGAATACATTCGCAATTATGATTCAATAATGCATCTGGGATACGGAAATTCAACTTATGATGATAATAAGCACTATAGTTGGAAATTGATATCAACTGAAAGCGATGATAATCTAACTGGAATTCCAGACGCTAACAACTTGAAACCTTCTGGATTGTATCTAAAATATATTGACAGTTTCGCTGGAATTGATAGTAATAATCTATCTGTCCCAGATACTCGATTGCCCGAAATATTAAGATACGGGGTTGGTTACAACCCAAGACAAAGTATGTTTATTGACAGAAGACAGGCACTAAAAAATTATGTTGAGTATGCTAATAAAATTCTTGCTCAGTATCCAATTACTGAGACAAGAACCAACTTAAGTTTGCTGAAAGATAATGGAATCGGATACGATGTTAGAAATTATTGGACCTATATCAATTGGTGGGCGGCTGGGTATAGCAACGAAATCAAAGCAGCAGTAGAAGTAAATACTTTTGTTGATTTGCTGAGTATAGGCGACAAGCAACTAATAACTGGATCCAATGGATTAGTGCTAACTCTTAGTGATGGTCTAATAGTAAAAGTAAAGTTGAACAGTTCCGGACTTAGCGAGTATTACATATATGATAATCTTTCTTGGACCAGAATAGGTTTAGAGCGTGGAACCATTCAGATATCGGACGATATATATATCAAAAACTGCCCGAAAGAAACAAGAAATGTAATTCGTTGGATAGTAGAACAACTTTACACTCAAGAATTGCGAACATATCGCAACTCAAGTTTAATGTTGATGTTCAACTACATTATTAGCGAAACCAATAACAAGAACAACTACAATCAGTGGTTAGTAAAAACAAGTTTGGTTGATGTTAAACACAAAATTAGAAGTCTGCTGCAATATAGCAAGTATCAAAGAGAAAATAAAGAATTCTTGTTTGGATACTTCAATGAAGTTAAGCCTTATCATGTATATGTTAAAGACTTTATATACAGTTATGATGGCTCTGAGGTTCTTCCTTTGCATGTCACGGACTTTGATTTGCCAGCAAAATACAATTTTGACAAACTAAAGTTTATTAGTCCTAAGTTAAAAACTACAAAATTAGAAATGGCGTCGGATGAATCAAGATATGAATCATCAAGTGATGTTTGGAAATCTCCAGAATATAGTAGTTGGTATCAAAATTTTGGCTTAAGTCTAAGTAGCGGAGTAAAATCTCCCGTTGCAATTGCTATCACACAAGACTACATAGAAAAAGTAGATCAAGTAATTTCTATATCTAATTTTAGTGGACTTCACGATGGCGATGTAGTGATAATCGATGACGAACAAATATATGTTGGCAAAGTCGATAGATATAATGGAGTTTTAACTGATTTAATTCGCGGATACAATAGCACTGTGATTGCTCGTCATGAGATTAAATCAATCGTCTATATCCCATCTTCAAATATAATTATGATAAATCGTGGTAGAGGATATAGCACTGACACTATTGCAACAATAGATTTTGATACTACTAAGTATCTGTCTCCAAGACAAGAGATTATATTGACTCCACAAATTGCCAATGGAGAAATGAATAGTATTGCAATAAATAATCCAGGTAGTGGATATGTCGCTGCTCCAAATATAACATTGAGTAGTAGCACTATCTCTGTAGAATTCTCTGGCGAGAACATAAGACTGAACAATGTCATCAATAAACCAAATCACAAACTAAAAACTGGTGACTCAGTCGTTTATACAATCGATGATGAACTTACTGATTATGGTCTAAAAAATAATGAATATTATTATGTTTTCAAAATAGACGATAATAATTTTGCATTATACCGTTCTAACTCGCATATTCAACGATCAGAGTTTTATCAAAGAAATAGTGCAGACAAACGCAGAGTTAAATTGAATATAATCGAATCTACTGTTATAGCAGTGCTGACTATAGCCGCTCGGGTTCAATACATTTATCAAAGTTACCCGATCAGAACTATTAAAACTAAAATTAAATTTGATAGAACTGGATACACGACCAATCACGGTTGGGATGCTGATAATTGGGACACCGTTGTTTGGGACTTTGAAGATAAAAATAATGCATTGATTCGTATATTTGATTACTATAACCCAAGTTCAAACATGACTGGAATTATTCCAGAAGCATTGATGACTGGACTCACCAATCCGTCTGTTGTCAAAGGTCCGGAATTAAAACTTACCTCTGATGAAGCATTAGATAAGGCAGACAGTCTTATCACTAACGAAGGATTCACTAATAGTGCCACCGATTTTATCATAAACGGCGGTAAATTCTCAGATGGATATTCTCCAGAAGAATTGGTCGCTGGATATTTAACAGACAGAATAACCATCACGGTAAAAGACGAATCAAATTGGAAATTCACTATCGAAATAAATGACAGTGGAAAAATGACGGTTCTGTCCAATAGCGGAGTTAAACTTAAGAAGCAATACTTGAATTACTGGTGGTATAACAATGTCAATTACACTATCGGTCAAAAACCTCCAGAAGATATGCAAATATTAGATTTAAGTCTGAATGAAATAGCAGATGCACATCCAACCAGTATTGCAAACTTCTTGCGATCATGATGTTTATCTGAGATAAATAATTAGTATGAAACAAGACGATAGTAAGGAAAACAGCGACTCGGAAAACAACGAGTCGTCTCCAAATGAAACAGGACAACTTGAGTTGTCGGGATTTATCAAGATAACTGACCCAAATACTGGTGAAGTATTGTTAAATCAACGAATCGAATAATAGGATATAACATGAGTAGCACATGTCAATTAGAAGTAATGGGCTTTTTGAAGGTATATGACCCAAATACCAAAGAGATATTCTTAGACAAGAAGAATGCAATTCATTATGAGAACATGTCATATGCGTTAGCAAATACGATTTGTAATCGTGGTATAGGAACCATATATCAAATGGCATTCGGAAATGGTGGATCAAATGTATCATCCACTGGAGTGATTACTTACTTGCCACCCAACGCAGTAGGACAAAACTCAAGTTTATACAATCAAACATATAAAAAAATCGTAGACGATACTCTACTATCTAACACTGCGCCAGTAAATAATAAAATGCTGATCAGTCATGACACTGGAAAATATTACACTGATGTAATAATTCAGTGTTTGTTAGATTACGAGGACCCAATTACTGATTCAGAAGCGACTGGTGGTCAAGAGGCATTTGACAACGGAACAACCATAAACAGCGAGTATGTGTTTGATGAAATTGGAATATTAGCGAACGACGGAATCGATGAACAGGGAAATATTGTCACAAGATTGCTGACACATGTAATATTTCATCCAATACAGAAATCATTGAACAGACAACTTCAGATAGACTATGTTATCAGAATTCAAGCACTGACAAACATGCTAACAATATAAGACAATAAATACTATAAACGGAGAGACACATGGCATATACGATTCAATATTTTGGTGGTAACATTATCATTCAAGATGGAAACATAGATTCAACAACGAGTATAGTATTACCTGGAAGAAACTATGCAGGGTATGGAAGATATGTAAATCAAGACTTGGTAGATATGCTGCAAAACTTTGCAAGAAGCACCAGTGGACCAGGAAAACCAATAATCGGTCAATTGTGGTATAAAGCAATAGAAGAAGTAGCAACTACTGGACCAGCACCAGTCTCTATACTCAAAAATAAGTTCTTACATGTATATACGGCCGATCCTTATACATCTGATTCCAGACCAGTTTGGAAAGCACTTGCGTTTGAGGGCGGACTGATAAACAAACTTGATGCAGGTGGCGCCGCCGCCCCCGGAACTATAACTGGTAACTGGACGCTTACCGCAGGTTCAAGATTGCAAGCAACATATGCTGACTTGGCTGAAAGATTCGAAGCAGATTGCGAGTATGATCCAGGAACCGTAGTAGAACTTGGTGGAAAAAAAGAAATCACCGCTGTTAAAGACGAATGCAGCGAAGAAGTGTTTGGTGTAGTAAGCACTACAGCGGCTTACTTGATGAATTCCGCCGCGGGAGACGATACTACGCATCCAGCGATTGCTATTGCTGGTAGAGTTCCAGTAAAAGTCAGCGGCAAAATTAAAAAGGGCGACCGATTAGTGTCTGCTGGCAAAGGTAGAGCAAGATCAGCGAAAAAAGGAGAAGCCACTCCTTTTAACACTATAGGTAGATCGTTAGAAGACAAAACAACGGATTCTGATGGATTTGTATTGGCAACTGTAACTGCAAAAATGTAATTATGGCCTACTCAGTCAATCAAAAAGTTGAAGCCGTCGATTATAATACACTTTTTGTTAAACATGTAAATCGAGCATGGAGTAGTGGGGATACAAACGATCAATCTTATACATACAGATCGGATCAGGGATATGGTCAACCAAAACTAACCAATGTGCAGGCTGGAATAGATTTAATACGCGCACGTTCAGCATTTCCGGTAGTAGGAAATCCAAATGAAGACATTGATCCTACATGGAATACTGACCCAACTCCTCCAGAGTGGAGAACTCTTGTAAATGTAATAAATCAGATGAGTTTGCATCAAACTGGAATCTCAGCAATAAGTCCGGGAAGTTTTATAGCGGCTAACAGTTTACCTATATCAACTACTTCTCCTACTGGATTAGTTGCTTGGTCTAATCAATTACAAACTGCTATAGATACCATTCTTAGTAATCAACGATTAAATTCACATGTTCGTGGAGTTCCTTCTCCCTCAACGGAGATAATAAACACAGTCGGAACTTGGTCAGATCGTGCAGTATTTACTATAAATGTGAATTTTGATAGTTTAGAGCGCGCAAGATACTTTTTCAATGCTGGAGGTCAAATACGATTTGAGTTCAGTCACTCAGCGTCAAATAATATCAATACTCTGTTGTCAACGGTTGCGACAGAGGCCGGACAAGTATATTTTAGTAGCACGAATGAATTTCCTATATCAATAGCGGGTGAAACTTATAACGCCGTTACCAAAACCGGCGGAGGAACACAAAATAGTAGCACTACTATAAATAATGGAGTTCCAGGATATCATCAACTTACCGGGTCGTTGGTGGAATTATTTAAGCAAACTGGGAGTTTGCAGACTGTTCCAAATGATTCGACTTTCATAACATTGTCAGCCTCGCGTAACGGTGCGGGTATGTTGACATTTGTAGTAGTTTTTGCTGAAAGTCCCACTGACTATATTATGAACAGTGGGTCTAAAGTTTCTGTCACAATAATGAATCCCAGTACTAATAGAATTGTAAATACCTGGGGAATTCCAGAAATTACATCTACGGTCGAGTTATTTCAAGCATCATTATGTATTACTCCAACGGTCGGACAAGCAACATCGACCAATATTCAAGCAGCAGTTCCTTTTAATTCAAGTATCACAGTCGTTAATGCGACATCATTGACTCTTATTGGTTCTTTTCCCAGTGGAATATCAGCGACTTTTCAAAAAGTCGGTAACGACATCGTAGTAAATATATCTGGAACTACTTTCGCGAGTTTGTTATTCTATGATATTAAAATAAATGCGACTAATGACACGGTAGGATGTTTGCCATCAAATGTTATCAATCAACCAACTGGACTAACTGGAAATGTTATCGCTTCTCCAGTATGCACATCTCCGGTAATTGGTCAAGTTACTCCTACGGTAATTAAACCTGGAGTTCCATACAACGGAACTATATCAGTCACTAATGCAACATCAGCGTCGATTTCTAATTTACCACCGGGTCTATCACATATAGGAACTACATCTAATGGCACTGGTTTAACTTTAAATATTGCAGGAACTCCAACAGTTGCAGCAAGTAATAATTCTTACACTATAACAGTTAGCGCAACAAATAATTGCGGGGGAGGATATACAACAAGTTCCACCACATCTACTGCTGGAACATTCACATCACAAGCGGCTGATAATTGTCCTACTCCAGTAGTCGGACAGTTGATAGAAGCAACGCCTCCAGCACCGCCACCACCGCCCCCACCACCTCCTGCTGCAACATATTCACTGACAGCAGATAAAACATCGGTGAATGAGGGTGAATCAGTTCTTATTTCTCTCGCTGCAACAAATGTAAGCAATAGTGATTTAATTGGCTATACAATTAGCGGCGTTTCTTCTTCTGATATTTCAGATCAGCCGTTGGGTGGGTCATTTTTGCCTGGTTTACTAATGTCCAGACTGATTACCGTTAGTCAAGATAATTTGTCAGAAGGAGTCGAAGTCATGACTTTTGCGTTAAGTAACGGGCAAGCGTCAGTTCAAGTATCAATAAATGATACATCAACAGTTGGATGTGACTTGATAATCAACGAGTCATCAAGTCCATCTCCTACGGCAGATGTTATGTTTACTCTTCAGCACAGTGGAGAGTTTGGATTAGTATATTGGAAGGTAGTTTCTTTATCTGGAACTGTAAATGCGTCAGATTTTTCAGCAAGCACCTTTCCAATGTCTGGTTCGGCTTCAATAGGAAATTTCGCGCCTGGCGAAGGAGGCGGAGGAGGCACTGGTCATGGAATTATACTTATAGCAGTAAACGAACTGTCATCCGAGGGCGTCGAAAAGTTTACCATAAACATGTATTCTGATCCATATTATAACAATTTGATATGTTCTGGCCCGACTATATGTATAGTTGATGGTTCTACCTCGGTACCTTCAAATCAACCTCCAAAAACAACTAATCAAGGCGCATATTCTATTGTCGCTGATGTAAATCAGCCAATAGAAAACTGGACTCCAGTTGCTCCGGGACCAGCCCCAAATCCTGCCCCGCAACCCTCTGTCGGCGAAAATTATAGTATAACAGCAGATAAAACTACGATTAACGAAACAGTAAATAGACAAGTTGCATTTACACTTAGTGTATCAAGCACTGGTCAGCATGTCGTTTATTGGAGAATAGAGACAATTTCTGGAAATATTTCATCAGCAGATTTTACGTCAGCGTTTTCTGGAAGTGCATATATAGGAGATACGGGACCTGGAGAGGGCGGAAACGCCAACATGGCAGAGAGTATATTAGTAATCACCGCACAAGATATGATTCTGGAAGGAGTTGAATCATTTACTATAAAAATGTATTCTAACTCTAATTATACCGGATTGCTTGCAACAGGGCCCACTGTTACTATTGGAGACACTTCTACGGCCCCCGCTCCCGCTCCAGCACCTGCTCCAGCACCTGCTCCTCCGAATGGTGGAGGCGACGAATCTAATAATTTTGAGTTTAACTGGCTATAACACCCGTGTAAGGAACACAACAAATGTCATTTACCGCTAATCAGTCATATTCTGCTTACATACCATTATCTAATGCAACAAGCGCGACGATTGGCGGTAGTGTTCCATCGGGTATATCGGCAACAGTAGACATTCCAGGACAAAAAGTTGTAATTAGTGGAATCCCAACTGTTCCAGGGCAGGTGTTTAACTTTACGATTACTGCAACAAACGATTGTAATCCAAATTACTCTACATCTACTACAGCAGTTGGAACTTATGCTGGTTTTGTTATAACGCCCCCATCGCCACCCCCTCCGCCATTGCCGCCGGGATGTATTATATTTAACAGTTTATATCCGCCTGCTGGACAACCAGAAGTATATAAAATGTCCAATGGAAATTGGACAGCATTTTTGAATACTTATGGAGTGTGGGAAAGCAATACATATGTTGCTTCTTTTGACAGAATCTATACCTTTTATGTTCCTATATCTGAGACTTATAAAATAATATGTAGTTGCGATAATATCGGATATGTCTATATTGACGGTGGATTAGTTCTTACTGCACCCGGTTTTGGGGCCGATTACTCAGTGAACATAGCACTGAGCGTTGGAAATCATACAATTAGAACATATGGAGTAAATAGCGGTGGCCCAGGAAGTATGGCAACAGTAGTCACCAGACAATCAAATACAGGATGTTCTGCATATCCATCATTTTCTTCTCCGCCCGACGATAGTGGACCTACTGTTCCCGATGCTGGCGGCACGGACTTCTTTTCTGGAGGAGGTTATGAAGCACCTGAAGGTGGAGGTGGAGGTGGAGGAGGAAAAGTAATTTGCACAGAATTATATCATATGGGTATGATGTCCAGTGATATATTTAAGTTAGATCAGGAATACGGCCAGTGGTTGGTTCAGAACGATCCTAAGACTTATTGGGGATATAGAGCATGGGCAGATATTTTAATAGACCTCATGCGCGGTGATCGTGGGCCCTACATTCCAAAATTATTTTTCTGGATGTCAGATAAACGACAGCGAGAAATCAGTCGTTCGTGGGCTCTGACCGTGGCTAATTTCTTGGGACAACCTTTTGCAGAAGAATTGGCCTATAGAGTAAATTCTAAGAAAGGTAGACGCACGTGGTTAGGATATGCGTTAGTTCAGTATGGTCAACCTATATGTTCTTTAATAGGAACATTTTCCAATAAATATAGAAAAAAGAAAAAACAAAATGTTATTTAATAAAGTTGAATTATATTTCTTATAAGAAATATAATTCTCTGTGACTTAATGAAAAAGTTTGAAATAAAATGCCAATTACAGTAAATCAGCAATATGACGCCTACATACCGCTAACTAATGTGACCGATGCCACATTGAGTGGAACGGTTCCAACTGGACTATCGGTCAATATAGACATTTCAGGACAGCGAGTTACAATTAGTGGAGTTCCAACGATTACTGGACAGGCGTATAACTTTACTATATCAGCGACAAATTCTTGCAAGCCAAATTTTTCTAATACTACCACAGGAGCGGGAACCTTTTCTGGGTTTGTGGTAAATCCACCTCCACCTCCTCCTCCACCTCCACCTCCTCCCCCAACACAGTGTATAGCGTTTAACAGTTTATATCCACCTGACGGACAGCCTACTGTATACAAGAAATCCCATGGAAATTATACTGCATTTCTGAACACATATGGTGTGTGGGAGGCAGTATATGTTGGAAGTTTTGACAGAACTTATACTTTCAATGCGCCTGTATCAGGCACATACACAGTTCTGTGCAGTTGCGATAATTTTGGTTTTGTATATATCAATGGGATTGAAGTTCTTCAGGCGCCCGACTTTGTCGCTGATTATTCAACGACTGTTTATCTCGATGCTGGAAATCATACCGTAAGAACATATGGAGTAAATTACCACGGAGAAGCGAGTATGGCAACAGTAATTACCTTGCCACAAAATTCTGGATGTGTTGGATTTCCAGGAACGACCCCGCCACCCGCCGCCTTTGATAGTCCAAATGGTGAATTTACTGGAATCAATGCCGGAGACGGTGGAGGGTACGACGCCACGCCCGATGGCGGCGGTGGGGGCGGAGAATGCTTCAAGATTGGAACCCTAATATCTATGGCCGACGGCTCATTTAAGAGAATAGAAGACATTTTAGTTGATGATATGGTGTTGTCAGCAGATGGAAAACGAATAAACAAAGTCAGATATGTCGAGCATTCTTCTATTCTCGGAACTGCATATAAAACTTTCTATGCCCCAAAGGGAATCACTCCTTTTGCCACTGAAAATCATCCAATAGTAGTAAATAAAAAATGGGTAAGTTCTAACGCCGAACTTTCTCAAAAGCTGTATCCTTGGATTGAAACTACTCAGTTGGAAGAATTTGATACTGAGCCCACTAACAATCAGATCGTTTGGAACATTTGGGTTGATGGGGATCACACTTATCAAGTCAATGGATTTGGAACAAACAGTCTTGTAGATGACGGCGGATGGCTAAGAATATCAGTCGAACAGGGATACATGACAAAAGATCAAATAACAGAAGTCACTCATGCAGTGTCTAATTCCAGTTCTGCGGTGGCATATGGAGCACTTATACTAAGTAATTTGGTGGCAACAATCAATCTTCCCTTACTAACAAAATATGTTGCAGATATGATGTTAGGCAAAAAGTCTAAGGTTCCTATGAACATTGCAATAATCACAGTCGGCTCTTTGGCGATGTATCTTAAAAAAATCAAAAATATTTTTTGACATTATGTCACGATTAAATAAACTTAGTTGAAAAGGAAAAATATATGTTATTCAATACTACCGAAGCCGATTTCTTAAACAGAATGTCACTAATGTCTGACGATGGCAAGAAAAAGTTATACGATGGAATCAGTTTAGAAGCAGCAGAAATTATAGCCGCATTGTTTAATAAACATCCTGCTATCACTAACTTTTTGGCCAAAAAAAGAGAAGAAGCAGCAGCCTCACAACAAAATCAATAATTTTTAGAAGCGATTAGATTCAGTGTAAATAGCGTATATGCAATTTACACCTATGAAATATCTGATAACTGCCAATTTCAACATAACCGCTCAAGATGTCGAGAAATACTTCGCGTCTAATAATATAAACATATTGGAGCAATTCTCAAATCTAAAAAATACTTACTTGATTGAGACTTCGATAGATTCCTTTGATAACAACATAGTAGAATACTACGAAGAAGATTCTGAATTGATTATGGCTCAACTTGGAACAAATTGTACAGAAATAACTGATGATGAGAGTAATTGGTGGAGGTTATCATCTCTCAACATCAATGACTTTAACAAACAAACCTACGCTCACTGTAAAAATTCTATACCAGTCAATGTCTACTTATTTGATGACGGCATCTCCGATCATATAGAATTCAACAATATCAGCGTAGAACGCTTGTATTCTTATGATGACAATTTTGATGATTCTACTGGGCACGGAACGCATGTGGCGTCACTTATAGCAGGAAATACACTTAGTTTATCAAGAGTAAATCTTAAAGTAGTAAAAATATTTGGCCCTAAACCTACTATACTATCAGATTTGATAAAAGCATTAAATGCGGTAGTAGGACATCATGAAAGTTTGAACACTACTTCAATATGTAATTTTAGTTTTTCAATCAAATCTGATTTCTTTGTAAATCAATTAAGAAGTCTGATGAATTCGGGACTAATAATAGTATCGGCTGCTGCGGAAGAGAATGATTTGGCAAAAGTCGAATCTTCTTACTATGTCGGCGCTTACGATAAAGACTTTAGACCGATGATTCAAGAGTCAATGCTAAGTTCAGTGAATACATATGCGCCAGGAGATAGTGTTCTCGCCGCAATAAATTCTAACGATTATGTAATGATGTCTGGCACATCGGTAAGTGCTGCTATACATACCTCTTGTCTTGCCTATGCAATTGGAAGTTATTACTCTAACAAGATTCCAAAATTGTCTAATGACGAATTTAATAATATCGCAAGACGAATAGCACTTACCGATACGAGTATGATTGACTTCGACGAGTTGTCAAAACCATCTGACTGTTCGATGAGCATGATAAAGTCTCAATCGTATAATGCCACTGATTTGGTGTTAGTCGATGACATTATAACAACTAACAAACAACATATAAATATCAAGTGCTTGATTACCAATCGTGTAAGCAACATGTCTTACTCTGACCTACCAAATGGTTTGAGTATCATTGATGGGTGGATAACTGGAACCGTAGACGTTGATATAGATCACGGCGTTTCTCAAAGAACATATTATTCAATGATTCAATTTGAGTTATTGCATGAAAATGCAATAAATGCATTCACTCTTCCAATAACAATTTTTAAGGAATAATTATGAGTTTCTTGAACAAGTTAAAACAACGAAAACAGGAAGTAGAAAACAAAATCTACACAGTAGCCACAACCGTGGTAGATACCGTCAAAGAGCATGTAATACAGCCTGTAATCCAATTGGATGAAAGTGCTGTAGAGCGTAGATTGGAAATATGCAGATCATGTGATTACTATATTAAAGATAGTAGTCGCTGTAGTTTGTGTGGATGCTTTATGAACTTTAAAACCAGACTCACTCAATCAAGTTGTCCAATTGGAAAATGGTAATTTGCTCAAAACGATTGACTCGAACATCGCGATTCTATTAGAATCACGCATATGAGCGAACAAATAGAACAACCAATTTTTGATTTTAGTGCTCTGCCCCCAAAAAAGAAAAAGAATGTAGTAGATGATGTCAGAAACATTCTGATAGTCGAGTTTTCGGGTGATAAGCAGGGTGAACAGCAAGCAAAACAACTATTTGAGGAATTGCGTGAGCGCGGTTTTAAATTAAAGATAATGACATGAATAGAAAAACGCATAATGCAAAATCTGCGTATATTAAAGCCTATATAGAACGTCACTCTAAAAAGTGCAAATTAGCAAAAGAGATTAATAATGCAAACATTTGAAGTAACTCTAAAAACGCAGGCTCCAACAAGTTTTTATTGTTTGCGAGCAGCCAATAGTGTAGATTTAGATATTGAAAAGAAATTAACACATCATTTAAAGGTTACTGTTGATTTAGAAACGCCCTACAATGTAGGACTTATAATAGGAAACAGCGGTTCTGGCAAGTCAACTCTGGCAAAAACTATATGGGGCAATGAATGTTTTGATTCATTGTTAAATTATGAGTTACCGGTAATTGACCAATTTGATGATTCGTATTCCTACGATGAACGAGTGCATTTTTTATCTGGTGTCGGATTGGGGTCTCCAGTAACATGGATTCAGCCTGCAAAAACACTATCTAATGGACAACAATCAAGAGCCGAAGTCGCTCTTCAAATGGCCAGAACTGATGGAAAATTTACCGTCATTGATGAATTTACATCAGTTGTTGATAGAACCGTTGCAAAAGCAATGAGTCATTCTGTTCAAAAAGTTGTCAGAAAAAATCAAAAGAGAATCGTTCTAATCAGTTGTCATTATGACATAGTAGATTGGTTAAATCCAGATTGGATAATTGATTGTAATACTCAAGATTACATTGACCGGAGGTTGAAATGTCCAAGGTATTCCGGGCCCGAGCAGCTTATTTTCAGGGTTAGAGAACTTCGAGAAACAAAAAGTTGGGCCTCCTTTAGCAGATATCATTATCTCTCCGACAAATTAGCGGGTGGAAAAAATTATCTATTCGGGCTATTTACTGAAGAGGAACAGCAAATTGGATTTATAGCCTATAGCAATTATGTTCTTCACAAACAAGAACATAAAGACAAGAATCTTCCTATGATTATGCATGCCAATAGAATCGTGGTACACCCAGATTATTGTGGATTTGGTCTTGGAGGTAAATTGACAGACATTACTGCTGATTACATGAAACATGTTTTAAAATATGATGTTCAAATAAAACTAAGTAGTGCCAGTATGGCTAACTTACTCAAGAAAAATACTCGTTGGGAATTACGCGATGTCAGTAGAAATGTCAACAATATTTGGGGCAATCACGTTGGCAGAACAGGCCGTATAGACGTTAAGACTTATAGTTTTAAGTTTTTAGACTAAATAAAATAAGTATGAGCATACTTATTAAAACACTAATCTACGCCGTAATCGGAGTCATATTGTATCTGATGGTCTATGCACATGATAAATGGGTAGATATCGATCCTGACGATAATATGTGATATACTATTTTAAGGAGCCACGATTATGTTTAAAAAAATATCTGTGGCGTTCCTATTCTGCTTAGCAAGCACCATAGCCAACGCCCAGCAATTTGAAGTTCAAAGAACTTTACAATGTAGCACATTAGATGCGTTGATAAAAGTGTTGGAAAAGTTTGGAGAAACTCCTATATGGAGCGGAAAGAATAGTGCTGGACTTGTCACAATAATCACCGTAAATCCAACAACAAAGACATGGACATATTCCATGTCTGACGGTAAACAGGCATGTATTCTTGACTCTGGTGACGGATATAACATTGAGAAGCAGTCACGACAATCAGAGTCTGTCCCAAAACAAAAACAAAATCAAAAGTTAGTAGATATACAACACAAATAATAATGTAGTATTTGCATAAATATTATTTATGAGAATACTTGTAATTATGCTGCTTCTACTTGGCAGCGTTCTGTCACATGCGGCCGTTCGTTGGAATCCTCATTACAGAGTCTGGGAAGGAAATGTCTGTATGAACAGTGCTGGTTGGCAAATTGTTGAATGGCAGCCACTAGGTAGTTTGTGTATCATAAATCTTCCAGGTTTAAGACCCATGCAGGGCATTATAGTGAATGTTTAATTATGCCAGTAGATATAGATAAAACTAAGGGAATCATTGATACGCTAAAAGGAATGTCAAGCAAAGAATTGGCAGTCACGATATTTCTTATCGTTAGTGCTGTTATACTGGCGTTTTGGATTGAAGGTCGCTATGCAAAAATAGAAGAGACTCGTGCAGAGATACAAAAAACAGAAGCATATATAAGACGAACTGAAGCAGAAATAAAAAAGCACAAACACGAAATACTACAAATGCATATCAAGACTCTTGAACTAATAAAGTTGCAGCCAAAGCACGTTCAAGAGTCTATAGATAGAAGCAGCAAGTTGTTTATGGAAAACTTCAGAAGATTGGAATCTTCTGAAGAACAGAAATAGTTGACTGATAGCTATGATAATTAGCGAAATAACTTCTATACAACAGAATTATTTTGTGGGAGGAAGTGAAGCACTTGACGTTGTTTCACCCTCTGAATA